GCCGCATTTCCATTAGAATTCGCGCAAAAACAAAGGAAAAGGGGCAGAATTGAAGGCTTTTCTGTTCATTACCGGGCTTTTCCTTATCTCTGCCTATATGGTGGGGGTATTGCCCGGCGGTATTCAGTGGTAACCCATATACGGGTACCCCTATATAGGGGGTATATAGAAGGGGGTATGCATGAACCTTGCATATCAGTATATCGATAGGCCCAATAGCAAGAGTGGCACTGTATATGGTGCATATCTCTTGTATATGGGTACGGATACAGTGGTTGTCCCCGCAATGGGTAGGGATATCCATAAGCTGTGGGCATATGTGGGTAATGGCAATATGGGTATTGGCAAGGAAAGGCTTACTCACTTCCTGCAATTGCCTGCATTCACCTTGAACCCCGCCCAATACAACACCACAGTTACACAATACGTTATGAGTAAGGATAAGCCTTTCAATATGCCTAGCGTGAAAGGATAGCGAGGAAATTCCCGAAGAAATTACGCGGGATTTGAATAGCGATATAGTGCAGGGTACTGCCCTTACTCTAAAGGGTGTCCTTTGTCTAATCGTTGTTATTCCCGTCGTGATTGCCGTCATTTTCTTTGTCGGTTTCGGGGCTTTCGCAATTCTCGGTGGAATTCTTCAGGCAATTGGAGCGCTGTAGAAAGGAATTCTTTTAGGGGACCCGGCGATTAAATTCAATGGGTCCCCCGGAATTATTTTCAATTGCGATTGCAATTGTTTATGGGCGCACTATTTGCGAATGCGAATTCGATTTGCCGGCCCATATCATACATCTCTAAAAATTTGTAACATTTTCAATCTGGGAATTAGGTTACTCTAAGTTGATTGTAGCTAACTCTCCGTATTGGCCTGAAACCACGAAAAAGCCCCTCCCCTAAGGGAGGAGCTAATCGTATTTTTTATTCCTGCTCTTCTTGAACAGAGAATGAAGGTGCTGGCATAAATGACAGACCCTTCTCATGCATCTCCACGAGCTGTGCTGCCTTTTGCGGACTATCGATGGATAGCTGGGCAAGCATGATATCGTAGAGTCTCATCAACTGAATGATGATTACTTCGTGTGCGTGTTCTTTGTCAAAGGCGTTGATAACCTCTGTCTCGAACTCAGAGGGATTGGGGTTCATCTAGCCTTCTTTCTACTGAGACAATTCTTTCTTCTTCTAGGGATACTTTCCACTCATCAAGAAGAAACCCGCCGTCGATTTCTTCGACGGCAATATTGTTCTTACGAGCCCAATACAGCAGCTCTTCCTTTGTACCCAGTCTTTCTAGTACGTCCTTTTGTGTAGCCATATCTATATTCTACTTGATGTACTTGAAATTGTCACCATCAAGGACACAAACCCAGCGGCCAACTGTCAACTCGTTTCCTCTACGGGAAACAGACAGATTGTGCTTGCGGGCAAAGTTCCTGATGTCTGCGTCTGTCTTACACTTCAGCAAATCCTTCTGCTTTGCTTCAGCCATTGTCTTCCTCTACTCTCAGTCTGATAATAAGGCTTGCAAGATTCCCACCTGCAATAGCCGCCGCAGAAGTGAGGGGAGGATACATTACCTTGTCCGACATGTGAAGCTTTGCGTTTGCTTCACTGGTCATCTCAAGATAGGCTGTCACATCTTCGAGAGTTTCCTGGATTTTCTCCAGCTCTCGAATCAAGTCTGCTCTTTGCATTTCTAAACTGCTCTCCTACGTATTGTGTATAGGCAGGAGGAATCGCTTCGTTGATTTCTTTATGAATCATCCAGTCAATACCCATTGCTTTTCTCTTGTCTGCAATCCGGGCGTTTCCTCCCCCTGTTACTTGAACGAACATCTCTTCCGACATAGCCCGCCCAAAGTGGTTTTTTCTCTTGTCGAACGTATATACGAGCGCCTTGTGCTTCGGATGGTCGGGTTGTTCCAAACTGAAATTCGACTCAAACAATCTGTGTCTGTACACTCTCAGTCCGGAAAACATTGTTCCACAAAGCATAATGGGATTCTCCAATGGAGCTGTATCCACGTTCTCAATCACATATGGTAGCCCGGAGTCCTGTAGCATTTCTCTGACAGGTTTAATTAGGTCCGGGTACTCCTTGCCTGTGCGCTTTTGCAAATCGCTGTACATTTGACACGGAGGCGATGCGTGTACAAGGTCGAATCGACCAGTCATCATCATTCGCCACCCAATAGAAAGAGCGTCACCCAAAACGAAATTGTAAGGATAACGCACTTGTACTCTATTGTCTACACCAACGACTTCAAAGCCAGCTTGGTGGTAACCCATTGCTGCCCCTCCAGCCCCACAGAAGAGGTCCAATACTCTCATTGAGTAATGTCACTTCCTTCAATGGCACCAGTCAAGGTAAGCTCATAATGATGATTGGCACAAAGGATTCTGAACTTCTCTAGATTAGCAAGTATATATGCCTTGTGGCGAGGATGCCTATACTGGCTATCACGACATGTTGGCTTATAGTCTACATGCAGCCATACTGTTTTCGTAACCCCGCAAACTTCACAGGCACCGCCTAGAGCTGCTAGAATCTCAGCCCTCTCTTTGCGCCACTTATCAGAATGCTTAATGCCGTTCTTCTCCATGTAACGATTACGATACTCACGATTCTTTTCTGTCGTAAGATTTTCTTCGTTCCATGCCTTGACTCTCTTAGCAGTAGCGTTCTTAGAGCACTGCTTAGAACAATACTGGCGATTGGCGTCGCCACGTGTAATTACATCAAACTCTTTACCGCAAGCTTGATACCTACAAGTTCTCTTCTTCATGTAGGTATCATAGCAGAATTATTTCTATGGTGCAAACTCACCACAAAACAATTCTAATTAGACCTGTCGCTCATCATTAAAACGAAGAACAAAGCTGAAGTCATCTCCATTGACGACTTCAAAATCGGTGTCCTCTGGCAAATCCTTAGTAAGCTCAACAAGCTCACGAAGGTCCTTTAGGCGGGTCTTTTCATCGAGAGTAAGCCAATACTTACTCTTCAGGTTATAACCGACTGGAATTTTAATCACCTCCCTCCGGTTATGACTTCTTAATGGTATCCATACAGATAGGGAAATGTTCGTGAGTTAGTTCCCAGACTGCCTTGGCATAATCCTGAATTTCCTTCTGAGCGTCATGCTCTAGCCTCTGGTGCAAGAAGTGAGTTACTGCACCTAGAGATACTGTCCAACGCCATCTGACATATAGTCCGTAGGCTGGTAGGAATAGCCGGGCCTGTTCTGCACAAATACCGGCGTTCATTGCATCGTTGTACAGATTCTCACCCTTGGCCAGATACGCTTCCAGAAGCCACGTAAAATTGTCTCCTGTCTCTGTATCTACCGGAACCCCAGAACCCTGCTTACGATTTTCTGGAGCGCTACGCCATTCATCAGCAAGGGGAACATAGAACTCAGGAACCTCAGTCACATAGCGACGACTGGATTCATTCCATCCATTCTGGTCCTCAAGATGGGTTGAGGCTACTGCGTACTTCCACCATTGTCTCGCTACGAAGAGTGGTGCATAAACCTCAAAAGTGAGAGCGGAATGACGGAACACCGAGCTGTGCTCTTCACGTTGAAGAAAGGCGAGAAGTCGGGCTTCTCTCTCTCCAAACTCTGCTGACTCCTTGGCGAAAGAAACCTTGGCCGAATTTACCGGGTCAAGGTCATCACCCATGTGCTTAATGTGTCTTACATAGCCCTTGTCAAGGACATCAATCTTATCGGTCAAGTACGTGCCTCATTAGTGTCTCGTGTGCGTTTACCATCTCGTACTTCTTACGAGCCTCATCATAACCCGCCATAATCGCGTTGGCGAACCAGCTAGTCATCATAGCCTCGTCCATAATGTCGATTGGCTCATTCTGCCAAATCTCCATGAAATTCTTTGCCCAATACTGAGCGTCTGTGCTACTTGAATCAAACTTGTCTGCCAAGATTGTTCAACTCCCTTTTATACTCGTCAATCTTCTTCTGAGCGCGCTTTGCGCCTACAGAATCGCCATCCTTCTCACACTGTGACTTGATAGTCTCCTGTGCTCTGATTCCGGCGTTGATTCTCTCAGTCCTCTTCGCTAGGTCCATTGACAATCTCCTCAAACTTCTCGGAGATATCAGCCTTTTCTTGAGTTACGTAGAAGGCCCCATCTTCGCTTTGCTCGATTGGAACCCCGTCGCTTCCAATGTAGAAGTTTCCCACTTTGTCTCCTTCTGGTAACAGTCCATCCGGCTTCTTGACATTGCCAGCATGGCTGGAATACATAGTTTTCAAGGTCAAGAACAGACTTACGCAATGAACAAACTGCGCAAGCATGGTCGTGGCTAACCCACGGTCCTCCGTCTGTCTTAATCCTTGGCTTATGCATCTTCACTTATTAGGGTCCGTTCCATTGAACTTGCCTTCTGTAAGTTCAATGAGCTTTTTGAAGGCTCTCTTACGACCTACTTCGTCGCCTCTCTCCTTCGCATCTTCATAACGACGGAACCAAAGTCTCTTGTCTTGATAGTACTTATCATTTTCATTAGGCATTATGTTCTCTCACCACCGCGCGAATTTGGTCATACAAGTCAAGTCCGGGCTGGATTCTCGTGTCACAGGACGGACACCACAGAACTGGCTCATCATCTGTTCCGAGCCTAGTGATTAGATGTCCTGTACAATCTGGACATTGCAAATGCTTTACCTTCCCGCCATCTGCTAGATGGCGGTACTCATGAAATACTGACCATTCCATAACGCACAAAAACCACTACAAACTGTAGTGGTGATAGTTCTCCTTTTCTATCTAGTTTGTATAAGAGCCTAGTGTGGGAATCGAACCCACGACCTGTTCCGTACCAAGGAACTGTTCTACCACTGTCACTAACTAGGCAAGAGGTAAAGAGTGGGCAAAGCCGAGTCTTTACTCAAGTTTTATAAGCTTGGCGGTTCCCAAAAAGGAGAAGAAAAACGGAACCGCCTGCGAGCCAGATGACGGAATCGAACCGTCGATAAGTCATTACGAAAGACTTGTGTTACCACTACAACTAATCTGGCATATAGTCTGCCTCCCCTGCAACTAGGTACTACAGACAAGCCCCGGAGGACATTTCCTCGGAAGCAGAGGTACGGGTCGGTCGCATTCTCACCGCACGTACAACCAATTGAGCCGCCTGTCGGTCTCGAACCGACCACCTCTTGTTTACAAGACAAGTGCTCTACCAGATGAGCTAAGGCGGCAATGCCAGTATATCACAACTGGCTAAGCTTAGGATAGTATTTATAGCCCCATCCCAAGGCGATAGAATCATCTTAGCACGCGCTAGATGACATTGTCAAGATTGTGGTAGTCAGTAGCCACACATCGGGGCGGTAACCCACTGATTGGCTCCACGACCATTATTCCACAACTTCCAGAACGCTGCATCTTGCTGTGCGGGCGAATAGTTCATCGCCTTACCTGGAAGTCCAGTCACACCCTGCCAAGTAGAATCAAGGAACTGGTAAGCTCCCGATGCGCCAGAGCTTGGATTCAATGCTCTGTAGTTCCCACCTGACTCATGCTTCCGGATACACGCAGCAATTCCACCAGGAGCTACGTGATTATTGGTTGGTGCTTGGACCTTAGGCTTAGTTTCGACAGGCTTACGATTTACCTGACGAGCCTTCCTGGCCCTTTCGGCAGCAGCGGCTAGCTCCGCCTTCTGCCTTCTCTCTTTTGCCTCCGCTGCGGCCTGCTTTCGAGCCTTTTCTTCCTTGGCTCTCTTCTCGGCTTCAGCAATTTCGCGCATTCTCTTTTCGGCCTGAGCCTTTTGATTAGCACGCTTATCAATTGCCATCTGTTCCATTTCTGAAATCAATGGCTGCCGCGTTTCGTTTCTGGAAGCCCTATGGTCTTCCTCACCACGGTCCGACTGGCTGTCGGCTGCTACGACAGGTCTTTCTGTATTACTCTCCACGACTACAAAAGATGTAGTTCCTGCTACTGCAAGGATTGTGGCTAGTGTTGCGAATGTTCTCTTCATGAGACCTCCTTTGTCAGCAACGATTCATCTAATGTACCAGAACTGTCACAGGAGCGCAACTACGATGTTGAAAAACCCGGCGGTCTTCTTACTTGACAGCAAAGAGGTGAAGCTGTTAGTCTGTTATTACACTAGAAACAAAAGGAAGAAGAGTATCTACAATTGAAAGTAAGTTATTATACAGTTAGAGGAGACTTGAGACCAGATAATGGTTTCGGTTATGCGGGAGAGAATATCCGCAGGAGTCTAACTAACCTTGGTCATGAGGTTACATTCCATGACGAATCAGCGGATGTACAGATTGACTTCTGTCATCCGGTTTACTATGCCCATTTCCCTAGTCAATATAAGATTGGCTACTCACCATGGGAATCCTCAGCCTTGCCAGAAGGTTGGCTCAAGGGTTTTAATTCTGTAGATGAAGTTTGGGCTCCATCACAGAAGTGTAAAGAATGGTTTGAGGACGGTGGAGCTAAGAACGTCAAGGTCTATGAGCATGGTATCGAGCCTATTTGGTCTCCAAAACAAAGAAAGCCCCAACAGAAGGTAAAGTTTCTCCATATCGGAGAACCTGCACCACGTAAGGGCGGACAGCTTGCTCTTGAAGCGTTTGTAGAGGCTTTTGGAAACAATCCTAACGTACATCTTACCATTAAGGCTAACGGTCATAACACAACCCGCGCGTATTGGTCAACCTTTCATCGCGGGGGTCCTCGCAGCATCCTTGGACTACCTCATCAGGTTTATCCAAATGTTACCGTTATCGAAGACTCTCTGTCTATCGATGAGCTTGTAGGACTTTACCACAGCCACCATGCACTTGTCTACCCTTCTTGGGGAGAAGGCTTTGGCCTGATTCCTCTACAAGGGCTTGCAACAGGTATGCCTACTATTTGTACAGGAGCTTGGGCACCATATGAAAGATTCCTTGGTAATCTTTCACTGGATTCTCAGGAAGCTCTGACAAAGTGGCCAGACTTTCATCCTGGAATGATGTTCGAGCCAGATAGGCATCACCTAGTAGAACTCTACAGATACGTATATGAAAATTATGATGCCCTTTCCTTGCAATTCTTTGATAATGCTAAGGATGTGCATAGAGAATACAATTGGGATTCTCTTACAGAGAAGGCTTTTAAGCATTTGGAGAATAGATGAAGATTTCTTTTCATACAGAAAGAGATAATCTAGATACAACTCGCGGATATGGTTATGCAGGATTCAACATTGTGACCTCTTTGCAAAGACTTGGTCATGAAGTTCCTTTCGATGATGCTAGTGCACCTGTACAGATTTCATTGAACCCGCCGCACTGGTACAAGTTCAACGAAGGACAGTACCGTATCGGATACACGCCCTGGGAGTCAACAGTTCTTCCAGATGGATGGCTGAAGGCCATGAACGATTGTGATGAGGTCTGGGCAACTTCAGAATGGGTTGCAAACGTCTATGAAATGGCGGGTGTCAAGAAGCCTATCCACGTATATGAGCATGGCCTAGACAAAATGTGGAAGCCTCGCAGACGTAGAGCAGGAGAGGTCATCAAGTTTCTTCACATAGGTGAGCCTGCGTTGCGCAAGGGTGGACAGATGACTGTTGAAGCCTTTCGGGAAGTCTTTGGAGACAGAGAAGATGTTCATTTGACCATCAAGGCTTATCATCAGCATTTTTTGCGGGTATGGAAGGATGGAAAGATTACAACTCCAGATAAGGCATACAACAATGTAACTGTCATTACAGAGCAAATGCATTTGAATGAATTGCTGGAATTGTATTATGAACACGACGTTCTTGTTTATCCATCATATGGTGAAGGATTTGGATTCATTCCGTTGCAGGCATTGGGAACTGGAATGCCAGTAGTTTCCACTCTGCAATGGGCACCTTACAGAAAGTTCATGGAGGAACTTCCAATTGGCACGCGACGTGACAGAAGCATTTGGGCTCTACATCCTGGGGACGTTCTATATCCTGACTACAGGCATCTCATGGGCCATCTCTACAACCTATCACGCAGAGAGGTGCTTGAAGAGCATCAGAAGCGATTCTTCCTGAGAGCCAATGAGGTTCACAAGGAATACGATTGGGACAGAAAGACAGAGAAAGCATTCTCCCATGTGGTCAGCAGGTTTACCTAATCTTGACCTGAAAAGTAACTGAAAACCCCCGCTCACTAAGGGCGGGGGTGTTACTATAGAAGAACCACAACATCTAGTATTAGGCCCGGCAGGGTCAGAAGGAGTTTTGCTTTTTATGGATTTCATCGACGCTACGGGCCGTATCTCCGACCCATATCGTAACTTTATCCACTTGTCTCGCTATTCACGATGGCTAGAAGACGAGGGACGCAGAGAGACTTGGGTTGAGACTGTTAATCGCTATATGGATTTCATGCTTGACCATCTGAAGAAGAACAACGGTTATGAGCCACCACAGGAGCATGTCAACCTGGTTCACAACTTTATTATGGAGCACCGCGCACTTCCATCTATGCGTGCTCTAATGACAGCAGGACCCGCGCTTGAGCGCAATAACATTGCAGGATACAACTGTTCCTATGTAGTAGTTGACAACCCAGTAGCATTTGATGAGATTCTTTATATTCTTATGAATGGAACTGGAGTTGGATTCTCCGCAGAAGAGCGTTATGTATCTCAGCTTCCAGTAATTCCGCAGCTTCACGATTCTGATAACACCATTGTAGTAGAGGATTCCAAGGAGGGTTGGGCTCATGCCTACCACGACCTTGTTGCAGGTCTTTACAATGGAGTTATTCAGAAGTGGGATGTTAGCAAGGTTCGACCAGCAGGCGCAAGACTTAAGACGTTTGGTGGTCGTGCATCAGGTCCCGCTCCACTAGTTGAGCTTTTCGAGTTCACCGTTTCAACTTTCCTAAAGGCACAGGGCCGCAAGCTTACTGACCTAGAGGCTCACGACATTGTTTGTGAGATTGCAAGCGTTGTTGTAGTTGGTGGTGTTCGTCGTTCAGCCCTTATTTCCTTGGGTGACCTTGGTTCTGATGGACATCGTACAGCAAAGTCGGGAGCTTGGTGGGAGAAGAACGGTCAGCGTGCTCTAGCAAATAACTCAGCGGTCTTTGATTCAAAGCCCAGCCGAGAGGTGTTCGACAATGAGTGGCAGGCTCTAATTGACTCTGGCTCGGGTGAGCGAGGCATCTTCAACCGAGAGGCATCACGTAAGCAGGCTGCGAAGTTTGGTCGTAGAAGTCACGATGTGGATTACGGAACGAATCCATGCAGTGAAATCATTCTCCGTCCAAATCAGTTCTGTAACCTATCAACTGTTGTAGTTGAGGCTGATGATACCTACATTGACCTAGCTGCTAAGGTTCGTGCAGCCACAATTCTTGGTACTTGGCAGTCCACTTTGACTAACTTTAAGTACTTGCGACCATTGTGGAAGCAGAACACGGAGCAGGAAAGACTCCTCGGAGTTTCAATGACTGGTCCGTTCGGCAACAAGTTGCTTAATGGCACCATTTCATTCAGAAAGACAGAAGATATTCTGGTTTCTTTGCGTTTCGAGGCCGTAAAGACCAATCAGATTGTTGCGGATGACATTGGTATTCCACGTTCTGCTGCTATTACTTGTGTAAAGCCAGAAGGAACGACATCACAGCTTACGCTAACATCTTCTGGATTGCACGCATGGCACAACGACGAGTACATTCGTACTGTTCGTGGCGACCGAAAGGACCCGCTAAGTCAGTTCCTCATCGATTCAGGATTCCCTTATGAGCCTGATGTGATGAACCCAGAGAATACGGTTGTATTCTCCTTCCCAATCAAGGCTCCGGAGGGTGCAATCACCCGACACGAGCTTGATGCCAAGCGACACCTTGACCTATGGATGCTTTATCAGCGTGCATGGTGCGAGCACAAGCCTTCTGTCACGATTTATGTGAAGCCAGAAGAGTGGGACGAAGTTGGCGATTGGGTTTACGAGAACTTTGATGAGGTTTCTGGAATTTCCTTCCTTCCTCATTCAGAGCATACGTACCAGCAGGCACCATATCAGGACATTAGCACTCAGGAATACAATGAGTGGCTAGATAGAATGCCAAAGGATGTTGATTGGGACATGCTTTCCTCATACGAGGTAGAGGATACCACAACTGGAACGCAGGAGCTTGCTTGTACAGCAGGTGCTTGTGATGTAGTAGATATCTCTAAGTGAATTTTGCATTAAGACCCGGCCAGAAATGGCCGGGCTTTTTGTTTTATTGAAGCTTTGGCGCTATACTATATGGAGGAGGTGAAAGATAATATGGCAACACCAATGACGGCAACACAAATTGTCGCTCAGCTAAAGAAGTGGGGAGTTCCTTATAAGGAGTATAAGGATTGGAAGAACCACAATCGTAATCACATGGGTGCATGGGGTCCTGTAAATGGATTCATGGTTCACCACACTGGTTCCGATGGTAAGGACCAGCGTGAACTACTTTACGCGGGTATCTCTGGTCTTCCAGGTCCACTCTGTCACTTCGGGCTTGCTCAGGATGGAACTGTCCACCTAGTTGGATGGGGACGTGCAAATCATGCTGGTTCTGGTGACCCAGACGTTCTTAAGGCAGTAATTGATGAAAGCTATGGAGCCAATCCACCTGTAGACAATCAGTCTTCAGTTGATGGAAATGCGAGATTCTATGGTGTAGAGATTTGGTATTCAGGAAGTCACGCAATGTCAACAGCTCAGTATGCGACTCTTCGCAAGCTAGCATCGGCTATTTGCGATTTTCATGGATGGTCAGAAAAGAGCGTTATCGGTCACGGTGAATGGGGAAGCCCAGGAAAGTGGGACCCAGGTATTTCATCAGGTAAGATGATGGATATGGCCAAGGTTCGTGCAGATGTCAAGTCTACTCTTGGCGGAAGCAAGGAGCCGGACCCAGTTCCATCAAAGCCAGCAGATTCAGCAAGCACTCACACAGTTGTAAAGGGAGAAACCCTTTGGGCTATTGCTTCCAAGTACAAGGTGAGTGTTGACAATCTAAAGAAGTGGAACAACCTTAAGTCAGACACTCTTGACGTTGGTCAGAAGTTGTCTGTTAAGGCACCAGCTTCTTCAGGAGGAGGAACATCTACAGTGGCAAAGAAGGACGCAACATATAAGTCAGTCTGGGACCTTGATGTAGCAACCCCACCAAAGGGTCGTGAAACCAAGGAAAACCCAACTTGGGCTCCAGCATCTATTCTTCGTGGACTCTATGAGAATCTAGATGCACTGACCAAGAAGGTCGATGAGCTTTCAAAGAAGATTGACGCACTAAATTCTAAGTGATATAATCTAAGTACAGCTTATGGAAATGAGTCCGAGCTGTCTGGCGACATTCGTGCCGCTAGCTTAGGATGTTTATACTTACCGACTAACCCCTGCCGAAAGGCGGGGGTTTTGTCGTTTTCCGATAAGTGCGATATACTTTAATTACCATGACTTACATTTACTATGCACTGAGAGAGGGACCTATTGGATTGTGGTCTTTCGACAGTCTTCCACTAAACGATAGTTCCGGGTATGGTAATAATGCCACTTATACAGGAACTCCAACGACAACCCGCCCAATTGTTGCGGGTGGCGTCGCGGCTCAGCATGTCGATGCTGGGGACACAATCAATTATCCAATCAACTCAGTAATGATTCAGGGTAGGGAGAGCAGAAGCTTTTCCCTAGAAGCTTGGATTAAGCCACAGAGTGGTACAGCAGCTCTGATGGTTCGAGACAACAGCGGACTCTTCCTTGACGACCTTGTTCTCAGGTTCACTGTAGACTTTGGTACAACAGTAAGTGTTGAGTACAATCATTTGAATGCAGGCGAAATCTACCATGTCGTGGCTACGTATGATGGTCAGTCCATCCTTCTCTTTGTAAATGGTCAAATGGTAGCTGGTCAGAATATCGACCAGGCTCTCGTTTTGGCGGGCTTCGATGATACCACTTCAAATCTCAAGACAACAATGTCATCTTCAATGGTCATGGATACACCAGCAGTCTACAACTATGCTCTCGACGTATCAGCCATTAACAGACATTATTTGTATGGAACTAATTATCCACAGGTAGTTAATCTCTCAACCATCAATGGTGGAAAGTACTACATCTTCTCAGATGCAGCCACTTCTGTCTATGAAAGCCTATCATTCGGAAACGAGGATTCATGGAATCTAGGTCTTATGGATACAACGATTACTTCTGTAGATAACAAATTGGTAAACGTATATGATGAGACAGCAACCGAATGGCTAGGTGGAACATGGACGTATCAATTCTCTGTAGACCCAGAAACCGGCGCGGGTATCACTCTTAATGGTTCAAAGATTACATGGAACTCAAGTGTTCCAATTACAGTAGAAACATCAACAGACAACACTACATGGACTCCAGTAGCGAATGGCGATTCTATCCTAGGTGTCGTAGACCTGTCAACAGGCTATGCAATCTCTGTCAGAGTGACCTTGCCAAATACTGTAGATGAGCAAGCTTTTGTCGATAACCTTGACATTGTACTGTACAAGAGCAAGACAGTTCTAGGAAGTGACGAATCACTGCCAGCTACCTTTGTAAATCCTCTGACAGTCAAAATTGCCAAGGATGACTACAGTCCCGCCAGTTTTAACGACAACGCTGGAGTTTTGCTACCAGCCAACAGTGGGTTCTCTGTACCAGCAGACACCGACTTTGACCCTTACTATGCGGTAGAGGCAACTGTGAAGTTTGATTCTAGCACACCGAGCAAGACGGTTCTGTCATTGGGAACTGCTTCTATTACTTCAAATGGAAGCGGTCAGTGGGTATTCAGTGGACTATCAGCTCTCTATGTAGACGGAGTTTCAGTAACTTCACCATTCACCATTTCTTCGGGAAAGTGGCACCACGTATTGGCCGTACTTTCATCAGCACAAACCGCTGCCGTATACGTCGGAAGTGATTCCGGCGGGTCTGCTAACTATCCAATGCGTGTAGGATATCTAGCTCTTTACGCTTCTAACGTTAGCTCATTTATGGCAGACGCAATCTACGATACTTGGGTTGGCATGTCTGCAATTCAGATTCAGGAACCTGATGTCGCAGTAATTGAAGAGTCTCCATTCGCATCAACAGGCATTGCATTCAGGGCTTACACATTTGATTGGGCTATTACTGGAGCTGGATAACCAATTACGTGACAAAACTTGCCCTTAGAACGCAATTTTGACGCAAAACTGGCCTATAATTTGCTCCAAGGCAAGGATAAAGGTATAATTCTTTCTATGAAGACTACACGAAAGCAAATGGTAGAAGAGGTTCCCTGGGGAGTTTATGTCTGGGAGATGCCTGATGGTCGCTGGATTGGTGACGACGATGGTAATTTCTTGAACATTGCCTCTATGAAGGGTGACCAGAAGCGTATTCAGGAGTTGAAGGACACTGTACGCTCTTATGGCATTACCGAAGGTAAGCCATTCTATCTGTCAGGACACCGACAGGTAAACGATGAAGAATTTGAAGAGCAGAAGCGTCGAATGGCATTTGGTCTTATTCCAGATGAGCTTGATGTTGCTGCGTGGAGAGAGGAGCAGGCTAGGTAATGACGCACAAGGTTGTATCAGCCGAAGATGAAGCACGAGAAATTGAAGTAAAGGTGGGTTCAATTGTCGAATATCAGGCTTCATCCAAGGAAGTAGATGTATTCTCAAAGTCCGTTAACGAGGTTCGTAAGATGGACGGGCTTACTCCTGCCCTAAAGCGTGCAGCCACCCGAGAATTGCAGAAGTTCCAGCGTGGAACTGGTGGTGCTAAGACCAAGCGTGAAGAGCGAGACGAGATTACAGGATACAACCTGTTTGAGGTGGTTATGCCGCCTTACAACCTTGATTATCTCGCTGCCTTGTACGAGAAGTCATCGCCACACGCTGCTGCGGTAAAGGCTAAGGTGAAGAATATCGCCGGGTTGGGGTACCAGTTCGTAGAATCAGAAGCCACCAAGGAAAAGTTGGACGAGATTGAGGGAGACGAAGACAAGCTAAAGAAGCTTCGTCGTAAGCTTTCTCGGGGGCGACGAGAATTGAATGACTGGCTTGACTCATGTAATGAGGAAGACGAGTTCGATGAGACGCTTGGAAAGCTCTGGACTGATTACGAGACCACCGGAAACGCCTACCTTGAGGTAGGCAGAAAGAATACTGGGGAAATTGGATACATCGGTCACATTCCATCAACCACTCTTCGTATCAGGAAGCAGCGTGATGGATTTGTTCAGATTATTTCCAACCGGGCAGTATTCTTCAGAAACTTCGGGGATAAGGAAACAACTGACCCAATTGGTCATGACCCACGTCCTAACGAAATCATTCACCTGAAGAAGTATACTCCAACTCATGGCTACTATGGCGTTCCAGACATCATTTCTGCCATGACAGCGGTTACCGGAAACGAGTTTTCCGCACGCTTCAACCTTGACTATTTTGAGAACAAGGCTGTCCCACGTTACGTTATCGTAATCAAGGGTGGTAACCTCTCAGCAAGGTCAGAGCAGCAGATTCTTGAGTTCTTCCAGGCATCATTGAAGGGCAAGAATCACCGCACCCTATATGTACCTCTTCCAGCAGATGAAGAGGGAAAGAAGGTTTCATTTGAAATGAAGCCAGTAGAAACAGGAACTCAGGATTCTTCATTCAACAACTATCGTAAGGGTAATCTGAATGAAATCCTCATGGCACATGGTGTTCCTATTTCAAAGGTATCTCTAGGCGAGGGTGTTTCACTTGCAGCCGCGCGAGATGCTGATAAGACATTCAAGGAGCAGGTATGTCGTCCAGACCAGCGTGTCCTTGAAAAGAAGTTGAACAAGGTTGTCAAGGAATTGACCGATGTCTTTGTTTTGAAGCTCAATGAGCTTTCACTTACTGACGAAGACACTCAGTCAAAGATTGATGAGCGATACCTACGTCTCGGAACTTACCTACCAAATGAGGTACGTGCTCGAAAGGGAATGCCTGGTATTAAGGGCGGAGACAAGCCAGTGGAACTTAAGCCTCAGCAGGCGGCAGAGGCCAAGACACAGGCTTCAGGTAATAGAAAGAGAGACCAGGAGCGTTCAGGAAACTCGACTGATTCTGCGTCTTCAACAAATACTCGAAATCCACAGGGAGAAGGAAGACAGACCGCCTAATATAAATGAACTTTCTAAGAAGGGTTTGGAATGGTCTGGCCCTAGCTTTGTCCAGACCGATTAACAAGGTAGCCGCAGTAACTCTATCCGTATATACGTTTCTCTGGGGGTGCTGGATTGCCAACCCCTTCTGGAAGGTATTTGATGGCGCTGGAGTTTACGCCTGGCTAGATTCAGTAGGAAACGAATATTTTTGGGGCGGATTGGCGATGTCCGTAGGTGCAATCATGACCTACGGAGTCATCCGTTCCTCTAGAAACTCACTAACGATTGGAGCGTTTGTCGGCTTTATTCATTGGTTGCTGATTGCAATGGGATATTTCGCAGGTGATTGGCAAAACACAGGAGCGCTATCTGCTGTTACTATGGCTATTTTCTGTGCTGCTATCTATCTAAACCTCCGATTCCTGCATTTCAGAGAAACACATGCAGAGTAATTTGCCTTTTGAAAAGGCGGCTGATAATATAACACTATGGAGATTAAGAAGGCTCATTGGGCTTCAGATGGCGAGAATGTTCGTCTGACGATGCCACTTTCTAAGGTTGATAAGGAGAACCGCCTGGTTTCAGGTTGGGCTTCTCTTGACAACGCTGATAGCCAAGGAGATGTAGTTCTCAAGGAGGCCAACCAGCGTGCATTCAGCCGCTTCCGTGGAAACATCCGTGAAATGCATCAGCCTATCGCTGTTGGCAAGATGGTTGATTTCAAGGAAGACTCCTACTTCGACCAGGAGACACAGAAGTTCTATAACGGAATCTTCGTTACAGTTTATGTGTCTAAGGGTGCGCAGGATACCTGGGAAAAGGTTCTTGACGGAACGCTCCAGGGATTTTCTATCGGCGGAGCCATTATTGATGCTGAGACACAGTGGGTAAAGGATGCCGGTAAGGCAATCCGCTTTGTCAAGGATTATGAACTAGTCGAGCTAAGCTTGGTAGATTCTCCAGCAAACCAGCTTGCAAATGTATTCTCTATTACAAAGGCTGCTGATGGTAGTCAGGTAATGAAGGGTATGGTAGCAGACGCTCATTCTGAGAATGTCTTCTACTGCGAGAAGGATGGTATTGCTAAGACTTCCACCGATGATAACGCAACTTGCGGAAATTGTGGAAACACAATGGATAACATTGGATGGTTTGAGTACGGCAGTGATGATGAGAAGACCGAAAAGGTTAAGTCACTTATCGCTGAACGTAATTCTTCTACTACGAGCGGTTCAGAGGAAGAACCAATCGCTAAGCAGGAAACTGCACAAAACGAAGGAGGTGTAATCGTGGCAGAAGAGAACAAGACTCCTGAGACTGAGGTAGCGCCGGGTTCTACTACAACTGAGGTAAACGAGGTTGATGAGCAGGGTAAGGCAGAGACCGAAGTTGAGTCAAGCACAGAGGCCGTAGCTGAAAAGGCTGAGGACGAGAAGAAGGACGAGACCGCTGATAATTCAGAGGTTTCTGACGAGCCAGACATTTCAAAGATGTTCGGTGACCTACAGTCAGCTATTGAGTCTGGCCTTGAGAAGAACAGCAAGGAAGCCCAGGATGCTATTTCAAAGGCGACCGAAGCATTCGAGAGCAAGGTAAATGAGCTTGTAGAAAAGCACAACGAGCTTGTAAATAAGTTTGAGTCTCTACAGACCGACATCGGAAGCGTTGAAAAGCGTCTTGATGGTGTTGAGTCCGAGACTGCTATGAAGAAGTCCGGCGACCTAGGCGGGTCAACGGAGGATACCCTACAAAAGAGTAAGGGTTCTAAGTGGGGCGGGCGCTTCCTCGGCCTTTCCGACCTACAGTAAAATATTCCTAGGAAATATGGAGGTGACACAAACAAATGAGTAATGAATTGCTAGAGAAGGTTATCCGTACCACCGAGGTTGGTGCTGGTGGTGGTGGTCTTCTTAACGCTGAGCAGGCTGACCGCTTCATTGATTACATGTGGGATGCGACTGTACTTGGTTCACAGGTACGTACAATCCGTATGCGAGCAACTGAGGTGGACATCGACAAGGTTGGTGTTGGAGAGCGTCTAATGCGTGTTGCTACTGAGGCTGTTGACGATGGTGTCAACGCTGGAGCAGTATTCACGAAGATTTCTCTAACCACAAAGAAGTTGCGTCTTGACTGGGAGCTTTCAACCGAGTCCCTTGAGGACAACCTAGAGGGCGAGGCTCTTGAGGACCACATTGCGCGCCTTATGGCTACGCAGGCTGGTAACGACATTGAGGATGTTGCTATTAACGGTAACACCGCTTTGACTTCTGACCCGCTAATGAAGGCATTCGACGGTTGGCGTAAGCTGGCCCTTGCAGGTGGTCACGTTGTTGACCACGGTGGACAGCCACTTAACCGTGCTGCTGCCAACAAGGCACTTAAGGCTATGCCACGTAAGTACATGCAGCGCCGTAACGGTCTTAAGTTCTTCACGGGTTCAAACCTAATTCAGGATTACCTATACGGTCTAACACAGACTGCTTCTGGCCTAATCAGCCTTGAGCAGGTTGCACAGAACGTAACACAGAACGGTGTTCGCACAGAGGGTGCTGCTGGATTTACCAGCCAGTCAATCTTCGGTGTTCCTGTACAGGAGGTTCCACTGTTCCTTGAGACTCTTGACGGAGACTACTCAGGACAGACAGGTGACCACGGTGACCTATGGCTAACATTCCCTAAGAACATGCTTTGGGGTGTAAAGCGAGAGATTCAGGTCTACCGCGAGTTCAAGCCAAAGAAGGACACCATCGAGTACACAATGTACTGCCGTGTTGGTACACAGATTGAGAACGCTGACGCTTTCGTCGTTGTAAAGAACGTCAAGGTTTCTGCCTAATAATTCTGTCTGACAGACCCCGCCCATTCGGGCGGGGTTTTGTCGTTGGACCACATGTCTGCTATAATGAAACCACAACAGGAGGAATATCACTTAAATGAGTTTCGAAACACTAAAGAAGGAAGACCTTCTAAAGATTGCCGATGATTACGGCGTAGACGTAAAGTCAAGCGACACAAAGGCAGTAATTGTTGCTGCACTCGCTGAGGATGGCGTCAATTGGGAAGACGTTGCAAAGACCGACAAGACGGTTGCTGAGATTGACTCTGAGCTTAAGCAGGAAGAGACAGTCAAGGCAGCAGAGGCAAAGGCACAGCTTCCAAAGCAGCTTCTTCGTATGCTCCGTGGAAATGGTACATACGAAATTCGCGGATATGTCTTCAAGCGTGAGCACCCATTTGCTCTCGTAGCTGAAGATGACGCAGAGTTTATCGTAGAGAATGACCCAGAGGGATTCCGCTACGCAACTCCAAAGGAGGCTCAGTCTTTCTACGGCTGAGCCCCCGCCCCTGAAAAGGGGCAAGCTTAGTTATACAAATAACCGTTCGGAGTATATAATCTAGATATGGAAATTTATAGAAATGACACAGCAAATGTTGACCTGAAGGTACCTGTATCTGCGGTCAATGGAACCTTCGAGGTTATTGCCTACGAGGGTGATACAGCTATGTACACTTTTCCAACTCCAACCCAGATTCCGGGCGGGTATCGTGTCGTCCTTCCATTCAGTCTAGTAGACCATGACAAGACTCTTAACATCAAGTGGAAGTTCAACTACATGCAGGATTCACAGACAAAGACATACGAGTATTCAACTGTTGTCGATGTTGTGACCCCATACGTGACCTTGGATGAAATCAAGGAGGCTATTCCAGAGGCAGAAGCACTTTCCGATGCAGAACTAAAGAGGCTTGAGCGAAGAATTCGCGGGGTTATTGACCGATTCACAGGTCAGTACTTTGGTAGATACATTGGAACAAGAACAATCATTGGTGCAGGAGACGGAGAGTTGAAGTTGGATTCCCGACTTGTTCGTCTAAGCAATATCTCTGGTGCAAATATTCTCTACGAATCAGATGGTGTAGCAGCTACAGGCTTTTACTCTGTTCGTGGAGATGGATGGTACGTAGGTGTATCCAACCCTACACCAGACGGAGATTACGTTTTCGAGAACGTGATTCGTGACCCAGATTCTATGTGGGCACGTCCGGGCTTCAAGGATAACATGGTCTATGAGGTAACTGGTACATGGGGATGGGACGATGTCCCTTCAGAAGTAAAGGAAGCAGCTCTTATCCTTTGCGAAGATGAAATCTGTCCTCAGGCTGAATACCGAGACAGGTATCTAAAGAGCATTTCTGGAGATGGATGGAGATATGAATTCACTCCAAATGCATATTATGGAACTGGCAGTGTAATTGCAGACCAGCTTCTTGAAAAGTTCCGCAACTTCTCAATGACGGTGATTTGAAATGAGATGTCTAGCTAGTGCAAAATTCAGTATGCTTGTTGATATCCTCAAGCCTGAATCAGCCCCGGCGGATTCTTCGTCACCTACAGGACATTGGGAGTGGGTGCAAGACCCTGATTCAGGAGCTTTCATTCAGGTTTGGGTAACAGATGCCGACGACCCAAATACCCCAGAAGTTGAGGGTACAAAGAAGACTGTCAAGTGTAGAGCCAAGGCAGCGTTGTCCGGAAGCATCCGGTCAGCAGAACAGCTCGGAACTCAGTATTTGAATGAAGAGTGGGTAAAGCTCGAACTTCCATTCAATGCCGACATTACTTTGAGAGACAAGGTAACAAACATTAGAACTCTTCGGGGTCAGGTTCTCTGGTCTGAAGAAGAGTCCGATGGAAATCACCCAACCACATTTGAGGTATTCAGGGTTTCTCCTGAAATCGACGGGTTCGGAAATCTCATCGGAAAGATTGCTCTTGTCAAGAGGGCGGTGCGCCAGTAATGGCTGCGGGAAGAAAGTTTCTCGGCTTCAATGTAGACACATCTGAAGGTGCTGCCCTCTCCGGGTTTCTAAAAGAACTGTCTTTGAAGATTGGTACTACTCGACACATTGGGCCAGTCCTTAAGTATACACACGCTCTGATGTCAGAGGAGTTTACCGACTACATGGCGGTAGTTGCTGCGGCTCAGTCATCAAGGTTCCACCACGTTTATGAATGGGGGCAGATTGGAGACCCTACAGCAAAATTGTGGGACGACAAGCTTGTTGGTGGTGGTAACAACCGCACGGCAACATTTACATGGAGAGCATCAAAGCAGCTAGTGCCAGTAAGCCAAGAAGCTCAAGATGTGGGGGTTAAGCAAATCCACGTCTTTGCTTGGAAGGCTCCAGTAATGGAGTACGGAAAGAATATCACCATTGAGCCTAAGCGTGGAGAGTACCTTTCACTATTCACTGGACCTACTAAGCAGAATGGAAAGTGGAAGCTTCGTGTGTTTAAGGGTCCTGTTACTGTCACAAATCCGGGCGGTAAGATGACAAAGGGTTCATTCACCAGAGAATATGTTTCTTGGTGGGGCGGTACAGGGGCACAAGGAGTCTTTGAAAGTAAGGTCAAGAAGATTCTTGAAGAAGACCTTGGCCGTATGCCTATTGAATCTGTGACTAAGCAGTTCCGTAGAGCTAATACAAAGACTTTCAAGATGAGTACGATTGGTGAAGCTGAAGCGGCTGAAAACGCTGGTAGAGCAGCGGCCCAGAAGTATCTAAACGGTCGCTCCAACAATTACATTCAGGCTGCCAGAGCCAGGGAAAGGATTATTTACGGATAATGGCAGATTACAGAACGGTGGGTGCCCACCAAATCAATAAGTGGCTCTGGTCAAAACTCAAGACATATGAGTACAAGCCGGGAGTCAAGGCGTTCGCGGATTACAAGGATTCGGGAAATCCGACCGGGTATGCGATTACGCCAATCATTCCTAACTTCCAGACACCACAGATTACAGACATTACAAAGAATCAAAGTCCATATATTGTCTATAACTACCTTCAGAATCCATACGATTCTGAATGGTGGATGTGTAGAGAGCAGTGTGCTTACATGATTTATGACGGAAACGAAGAAAGGCTTCGTGGAATTCAGATTTACATGACAGACCTTCTCAAGAGAATGGACTGGACGGCGAGAGACTTGAATTACAGTGGTCTTGTAGCTTCCAATTTTGATTTCAAGTATGTTCGAATCGTTGCTACCTCAGGTCCAGACGACTTGGGTGAAGAGGTAGAGGATATCAACCCTGCGGCTATGGTCGTTATTTCTTATGAGTATACGGTTGATATGAATACTGCTGAAGGAAATGGAATGAGAGTATAGGGTAATTTGGCTTTAGAAGCCGAATCACGATAATATACTCATAGAGGAAGTGCCTAGCCAGCACACAAACTTTTTAACCTAAATGGAGGTGACATCTAAAAATGGCATATCAGGTACGTAACATTATCATTGGTGCAGCCGCTCTTTACATTTCAGTAAAGGACAGCACCGATGCTGCATGGGCAGGAGGCCCAGCGCTACCAGCAGCCCCATCTTCGGGAAGTTCTTACACAACGACTCTTGATGCTTCTGCTGATTGGCGTCACGCTGGTTTCACCACTGAGGGACTTGAGGTTTCTTACGAGCCAGACTACGGAGATGTAGAGGTTGACCAGCTTCTTGACTCTGCTAAGCTCTTCAAGCAGTCAATGCGAGTTACAATCAACACGACTCTTGCAGAGGCAGCTCTAGAGAATCTTCTAGTTGCATGGGGTCAGCAGTCTGCAACCCTTACTTCAACTTCAAGCACGACTGAGCTTGGAATTGCGGCTGGTGCTCTTGGTGACGAGCCAGTTGAGCGCGCTCTTGTTGCTGTTGGTCCAGGACCAAAGACAGCAGCAGGTGCTAAGCGAGAGAGGCTATACCACGCACGTCGTGTTCTCTCTGTTGAGTCTTCAGCGCACAGCGTTCGTCGTAACGAAGCAACGGTATTCCCTGTTGCATTCCGTCTGCTACCAGACCCTAACTTCAGCGGTTCTGAGTACGGCGTAATTCGTGACCGTAACGTCTAAGATTTAACTTATCGATTAACCCCGCCCATTCGGCGGGGTTCTTCGTTTTGTCGAGAGAAAATTGACCAATGACCGCTTTTCAGGTAAACTAGAATCACTAATGGAAGGAAAGGTTTAAATTGGCAACATCAGTTTACACCACTGAGGAAGTCGAACTACAGGACGGCTCCACAGTTACACTAAAGCCACTTACAATTAAGAACTTGCGTAAGTTCATGAAGATTATGGAGAGCTTCGGAGAGGCCGAGACTGAGGATGAGGGTCTAGATATTATGCTAGATGCCTCTGCTCTTTGTCTGAAGGCACAGCGCGCAGAGTTTTGGGACAACGATGAAGACAAGCACAGCGAGGCTTTTGAAGAGGCGGCAGACATGCCGACTATTTACAAGATTCTAGATGTATGTGGTGGTCTGAAGTTGAATGACCCAAATCTTCTAGCGGCGGCTCAGGAGGCTCTTGGGAAGAACTAGACTTGGCCTCACTAGAGGCTGAGCTTTTTCTTCTAGGCCACTGGAAAAACTTCGAGGACATCGAAGAAACGCTCACATTGGATGAGCTTCAGAAAATTCTAGAGGCAGCACGAGAGAAGGACCATAACAAGCAAAGATTCGCCGCAGCACTTCAAGGTGTTGACCTAGACAAGGACAAGAAGGAAGACACTTCCTTTGAAGAGGTCAAGAGGAGAGCCCAGTCAAAGATTTCCGGGGTTTCCGAAGAAGAGCTAGGATTTGCTGATATCGGTATTACAGTAGTAGAAGATTAAAACAAGGACTGATTGAAATAGAAAACATCCAGATTCGCTTTAGTGGTTCCGCGAACTTTAGACAAGTTTACGGAGAAGTAGCCCGACTCAATGCTGAGCTTCAGGCTGTTCAGCGTGCCGCTAGCGCGGGTGCAATCACTCCGTCTGCTGTAGCAACCGAGCGTAACACACTACGTCAGCGTGTGTCAATGATGGGTCAGTTTGCTGCTCAGGCAGTAAACGCCCGTACTGAGACATCCATGCTGACGGAAGCTTTGGTCAAGCGTGACCTTTCGCTTCAGAATTCAATGAGAATTCAGAAGCAATTCAACAACATTCTTAGAGAGCAGTATCAGCTCCAGCGTGCGATGATGACAACATATTCATCAACTGGAGCAAATGGCCGGGTTGCGGGAGATATCATTATCCCTCAGGCTGCTACTGCAAGAATGAATGCCTACACAAGTTCCTTGAAGGAAAATGCCAAGGGACTTCTTCAGATTGGTAGAGACTCCGCTGCATTCAGCGATGCTGTCTCCGTTATGAATCAGCGTGTAGGACTCAGCTCAGCTATTCTCAGAGCCTCTTCTGAGAGTATGATTAAGTGGGGTAAGAACACTCAATGGGCTGGTCGTCAGCTCATGGTTGGTTTCACAGTTCCCCTCATGGCTTTTGGCGCGGTAGCTGGTAAGGCAGCATACGACGTTGACAAGTCAATGACTCGTATTGCCAAGGTTTACGATACCACAGCTCAGACCGTAATTGGTAAGGAAAGAGAGCTTAGTGCACTTCGTGTAGAGTCAATGTCTATGGCCACACAGGTAGCTCAGAAGTATGGGCAGGCTGTAAAAGAAACTCTTGACATTGAGGCCGACCTTGCCGCAACTGGTCTAAAGGGTAGAGAACTACAGGAAGCAACTGTAGCTGTTACCCGCGCTGCAACTCTTGGTGAGCTGGATAAGCAGCAGGCAATCAAGGCGACCATTGCTCTTCAGTCTGTTTATGGTGACAGTGCTGAAGAGCTTGCACGCGACTTCAATTACATGAACGCAATTGAGAATGCTACCAGCCTTTCTATGCAGGACTTTGTAGATGCTATTCCTCGTGGTGCTGGAGTTATGAAGGCTCTTGGAGTAGACCTACGAGAAATGGGTATTCTCCTTGTAGCCCTTAAGCAGAATGGTATTGGTGCAACCGAAGGTATGAATGGTCTACGTTCTGCTTCTCAGCGACTACTTACCATTACCGGCCCGGCGGAAGATGCATGGCAGAGATTGCTACCTAATGAAGGAACTCTTGAGGCTCTAACAAAGACGACGAACCGACAGTTCATTCCTACATTGCAGAAGATTGGTGAAGTCATGCGCAAGAACAAGCTTGACGCAGACGACCAGCAGGAAATCATTGCTCGTGTATTTGGTGTTTACCAGTCCAACAAGATGTATTCCGTTCTTGATGGTCTTATCAACAAGACAGACCAGGTAAAGACTGCTTACGAAATCATGAACCAGGACATTGCTGATGGTGGAGCAAAGGCGGCAACTACAGCTCAGGGAGAGCTTGACAAGATGGCACAGTCTGCCTCTGGAAAGTTCAAGCGTGCTGTTGAAGGAATTAAGGCTCAGCTAGCCGCAGTCGGAGAGCCTTTCCTTGAGGTAGCCTCTGTAATGCTTGGATGGGTAAGTAAGCTATTCGACCTATTCACTTCTCTACCAGGAGCAGTGAAGAAGTTTATCTCAGCTATCGTTCTTATTGGAGCAATTCTTGGTCCAATCATTATGCTTGTTGGTCTGTTTGCCAACCTATTTGGAAATATCTTCAAGTTCGTTGGCTTCATCGGTATGCTTGTAACTAGATTCAAGCCACTGACAATTGAGCAGCGTGCCCAGCAAATGATGGCTAACCAGACTTCTGTTGCATGGCAGAATGAAGGACGTGCAGCCCAGGTTCTTTCCGCCCAGCTTGCTGGTCTAACCGCACAGATGGAAAGAGTAGCCCTTGCAAATATGCAAATGGCTGGTACAGGAATTACCTCTCTTCGTCCCACAACACCGAACCCTACCACAAATATTGGTGGTATTGGTCCGGCGGTTCCGCCTGCCACGAGCCCATACGGAGTAAATGCGGCGGGTAGAAATTACAATACCCAGACTGGTCGTCTCGTATCTCAGCGAGAGGTAAATGCTTATGCAGCCGCACAGGCAGCAGCGGCAAGGTCTTCTGCTCAGACAGCAGCGAATACACAGACAACCGCTCGAAACTGGGGCAAGATTTCTGTAGCAATGGGTGCTACAGGAGTTATGGCTGCCTCAATGATGGCTGCTTCTGGTTCTTCTAGCCAGATTATGAATTACCTAAGCTTGGCTCTGCTATCAGCTTCCCTTCTTGGACCAATGCTCGTTAAGGCATTTAGAAGTGCAGGAATTGCGGCGGCTGCTTCTAACGTTGCCACAATGTTTGGTACAGGTCGTCGTGCAGGTTCTATTGCCGGACGCGGTGGAGCCGGTAGACTTGTTTCTGGATTGAGTGCAGCTCTTCCAGCAGCAGGACGCCTAGGAATGCTTATTGCTCGATTTGCAGGTCCGGCGGGTCTTCTTGCTACAGGTGCTTACATGGCATTCAAGCTTTATGGAAATATGAAGAAGGGTATTGAAACCCAGAAGAGAATCAACGAATCTGCTAAGGATTGGGCAGATGTTCTTGGATTTGTTTACCATGAGGCTGGTCAGATTGAGACCAAGAATGGTGAAATCATCAATACCCTTGATGCTCAGGTTACCAAGCTCAAGGAGAAGAACAAGGAGCTTGTCAAGAGTCTTCAGCTAGCAAAGGCTGCCGGTGATGAAGAAAAGGCCATGAATCTTGCTATTGCTGAAGGTTTGAAGGTTCGTAACCATGGTGGAAGTGCTGCCGATGCTACGAATGCTACTAAGCTTTCTCTACGTGCGGCGGGATATACAAGCCAGGAGATTGAGCCTCTAATGATTAAGATTAAGGCTCAGGTCGATTTCTCTGATGCAAAGTCTACTCTGAACAAGCAGATGGATGAATTCAAGGACACCTTCAATAAGGTTGCCAATAACAAGTTTGGTCAGGGAACTTGGGAGGGATTTGGTCGTGCCTTCTCTGGTCGTGGAGAAATCAACCAGAATGCTGCTGAGCGTGGTAAGGGTATGGCTAATGAATTCTGGACGGGATTCCAGGCACAGACGTCACTATCTGAGAAGAAGAACTACTTTGACAAGTTCTTTGCACAGATTGAAAAGGAGCAGCACACTGCTTGGGGTCGTCTAGGTAATTCAAACCGTGCAGACCTTAAGAAGGTCGGTATCGATTCTTGGTCAGAGTTTGCTCAGGCATACAAGGATGCTCAGGATATGACTCCTATTGAATTCAGAAACGTATGGGCAAACGGTGACCAGGAGCAGGCTGAAAAGGTTATGCGTGCCCTTCGCGGTCTTGGTGGAGAGACAACCCGATACGCTGAGAAGCACATGGATGCCGAAAAGCTCATTGCTCGTGAAATCGCTAAGAAGAACAACATGTCCGATGAGGAAATCAGTAAGATTGAAACAATTGATGACCTCTACGGAAAGCTTGACATGTCCTTCTACACTGTAGCTGAAGCTCAGAAGGCTTACACTCAGGCAATGGCAAATTACAATCGTGAAGGAACGAAGCTCTCTGAGAAGGAGAAGCTACGTATCCTTAACATTTATCGAAACAATGCAGGGCTTTCTAAGGCAACCTCTATTGAGCAGGGATTCGGTGATGCGCTGGATAACACAAAGGGCAAGATTGGCGGAAGCTCAGATGCTCTAAAGGAAGCTGCTGCATCAATGGATGACTGGAATAATGCTCGACAGAAGGCAATGTCTGGAGCAATGGATACCGTGCTTGGCGAGGCAGATGAAATCTGGTCTGAAAGAGCAGATGCGGAAGTCCAGGCCATTGAAGACCGTGGACAGCGACGTGAGGATGCGCTAGATGCTCAGGCAGAGCGTCAGGAAAAGCGATTCGATAATCGGCAGGAAGCGGCAGATAAGCGATTCGATAAGCGTTCAAAGGCTCTGGATAAGCGCTGGGACAAGATTGAAGAAGATTTTGAAAATCGCTGGGATAAGCGTCTAAAGAAGGAAGAGGATGCTTATAACAAGAAGATTGACAATATCAAGAAGGCCATGGAGGCTGAAGAGAAGGCTGAGGAGCAGCGCCAGAAGATTTTCGAGGCTGAGCAGACTCGACTTCAGCGAATGGCTGAAATTGCCAATCAGAATATCGACTTCAATGTAGCTTTGAATTCTGGTAATTTGGATGAGGCGGCAAAGATTGCCAACAATATCCAGTCTACAACAGATTCATGGACAATCGGAGATGCTGCTGAATCAAGTCAGTCTCAGTCTGATAAGCGTAAGGACAAGATGGAGGGTCAGATTGACTCTCTTGAAAAGGCCCGTGATAAGCGTCTAGAAGACCTAAAGAAGATTGAAGAGGCTGAGAAGAAGGCTCTTGAGGCTAAGAAGGAGCGTGAACAGGAAGCCCTAGCGGCAGAACGTGAGCGTTACAACAAGGCGCTAGAGGCCGAGCGTGAGCGTTACCGTAAGGGTATTGAAGCTCAGAAGAAGGCCATTCAGGAGCAGACCCAGCGCGACGCAACAGCTAAGCGTAAGGAACTTGAGCGTATGAAGAAGACGCTTGAGCTTGAACTCCTTGCCGTTCGTGCATCTATTCCTCGTAACAAGAAGGAATACGACAAGCAGATTAAGACCATCGAAAAGCTCTACGCTAAGTATGGAGTAAATCTTAAGGCGCAGGGTAATTCATGGGCTAACACCATTGGTGACTCTCTAACCAAGCACGTAAAGGAAGCCTCTGCTGATATCCAGAATCAGATTAAGTGGAAGACTGTTGGTAATTCTGTAACTCAGGATATGATTGACGGTGGATTCAACCTTACAACTTCTCAGTTCATGAAGTGGGTAACCACTGGTGAGCTTCCAAAGAAGTACAAGGCACCTGCAAAGCCAAAGACTCGACACAAGGGTGGACCTGTAAATGGTAATTCCAAGTACGACAACCGTGGTGGTCGTAACTGGGGTACTGGTCTACGTCGAGACGAGTCAATGATGCTTCTGAAGAATGACGAATACGTTCTTAATGGAAAGGCTCACAAGGCCCTAGGAACCAACTTCCTTGATGGTATCAACCAGTCCGGCGGTAAGTACGGTATTGGTGGAGCTGGAGATGGTCTAGGTCTTCTTGGCGCATTTGCGGCGGGTATGGAAGGTGCATTTGAATCCGCAGCAGATATGGCTATCCAGGCTGCTGGAAACAACGCCATGGGATTCGGTATCGATGGAATGGGAATTCCTGGTAAGGCCGGAATGTACGGAGGAATCCAGCTTTCTGCTGAGCAGATGAAGAACGCGGCAACCATTATTGGTGTCGGTAAGGGAATGGGCGCAACACAGTCCGACCTTGTTGTTTCTATCATGACTGCTATGCAGGAGTCAACCCTTCGCAACCTTCACTATGGTGACCGTGACTCTCTTGGTCTATTCCAGCAGCGTCCATCTATGGGATGGGGTACTAAGGAGCAGATTCTAACTCCTTCATATGCCGCTCGCAAGTTCTTTGAAAGCCTATTGGCGATGAAGGGACGACACAAGCTCAGCCTAACACAGCAGGCTCAGGCAGTTCAGCGTTCTGGATTCCCAGATGCTTATGCAAAGTGGCAGACAATGGCTCAGCAGGTTGTTGGAGCTACTGGATTCCAGCCATTCGGCGGGGTTGGTAGTGGAAAGAAGCAGCGTCCGGTAAGTTCGGGAATTTCCCGTTCATATGCTAACCACTCGAATCTTCCCCGAGGTACCGACTTTGCCTCTCCTGTAGGAACTCCTGTTCGCGCAGCCATGAATGGTATGGTTACTGTTTCTAAGGACCTGCGTGGTCCAGGTGGATACTACTCATATGGTAAGTACATTGCCATTGAAGGAAATGGCGAAAAGACCCTATACGCTCACCTTTCTGATAGAAATGTAAGAGCGGGTCAGCAGGTACAGGCTGGTAGACTGATTGGTTACTCTGGTAACACAGGTAATTCTAGTGGTCCCCACCTTCACTTTGAGACATGGCGTGGTGGAAGAACTGTATCACCAGGAGCCTTTGGAATTCCAGGTATGAAGACTGGCGGATTCACTCTTAGCGATGGGTTGGCAATGTTGCACAAGAACGAGACGGTTCTAACAGCTCCATTGTCGGACCAGCTAAAGACCGGAATTCAGAAGATTGACCAGGGTGTTAATAACGACTATAATGTAACTATTGACCTTCGTGGAGCATACATCCGTGAAGAGGTAGATATCGAGAAGGCTGTAAATACAGCAATCTCTAAGCGAGAGAGTAAGCTAGGAAGGAATAGGAGCATTACAAGTTGAGTATCACACTAGTGAAGCCACGTCTCATGAGATGGAATGGCAATTCAATCACTGACCACAATAGAGCCCAGCTCAGCATTGATGTCGAGAGGATTGAGAAGAAGCAGCGAATGGCAAACGGTGCCTTGCGAAAGTACATCGTAGCAGATAAGCGCACCTTCTCAACCTCTTGGTCAATGCTGCCAAAGCTCACCTCACAGACCGTTGATGGTTTCTGGGGTGGAGAGGCTATCGAGAATTTCTACAATACAATCACAGGATATTTCACATTGGAACTAACTGACGCAGATGGCGAATCAACTGATTACACCGTGATGTTCTCTGATTTCTCTAAGAACATCGTCAAGCGAGGCAGCGTAGATTTCTGGGAAATCAGCGTATCTCTGGAAGAGGCATAAATGCAGACTTCCACCTCGTTTCTTCAGAATGCCCTCAAGCAGGGCGAAGATTTGCGCCCGGCGGCAAGAGTAATTGCTGAATGGAATCATAACCGATACACAAAGATTACCACTGTAGAAAACTATCAGTACGATGAGAAGACCAACGGATACGACCTTGACATGTATCCGATTGAGACTATTGCCTATCCTATCCGACCAACGGCCGGATTGCTAAAGGCTCGTGCTGGTGAGGGAGCAGTCGTTCAGGGATATTCAGACACTCCAGGAACGTACCGCACCTACACAGCAGACCCAGACTCAAAATACAAGTACTGGACAGGTCCAGCGCAGGCGAACACCACTCCATATTCCGGAGGCGGATACACTTTGCCTGAGCCGGTTCGTCCTCACATTGTATATGCGACACCTGCCCTGACAAATAAGATTTACATCTGCATTGAGAATTCTTGGGCACGTCCTCAGAAGTACGATATCCAGATTACCACCAATGGTACAACATGGACAACTGTAGCTTCTGACGTTGTGACGAATTCAGATGGTCAGGTTATCCTTTATCTCCAGGACAATAACACATGGAGCACAACTGTTAATAGAAATAACGGAATGCAGATTCGTGGTATTAAGCTGGACGTAAAGTCTATGAATAGACACAATTCATGGTTCAACCTAATTGAATTGGGTGCTCGTCTGGAAAAGGATTTGTCAGATAGACTTATCGACTTCTCTGTAAAGAATGAATTGTCTGATACGGACTTTATTACTCCTATGGGAGTAATTAGTTCTAATACAGGAAGTATTTCTCTTTCTAATATTGATGGAATCTTTAATCACGATAATCCAGATTCTCCATATAAGGGTCTTATTGATGCCAATGTAAAGTTTACGATTGATTTTGGCATCGATGTATCTGACTGGGGAGGCACTGGAATTGAGTGGATTCGTCAGGCAACCATGTACTCAGAAGCATGGGGCGGAGGAGAAGAGCAGGTAGATATTTCCTTGAAGGATGCATCAAAGTATCTACAGGAAGTAAAGCCTCTTGAAGAGCTTATGCAGGATGTCACCATCGGAATGGCCATCTGGCGTATGCTGGATTCTATTGGATTCATTGATTACCAGTACACTCGTACAGCAGAGGTAGCTTCTAATCAGATTCCTTTCTTCTGGACAGATAGTGATAAGACAGTTTGGGATAATATCCAGGATTTGTGTAAGGTAACTCAGTCAGCTTGTTACTTTGATGAGCATGGAATCCTGCAAATCAAGACCAGAGATTCTGCGTTCGATAAGACAAAGCCGGTTTCTTGGACATTTGATTATGCTAAGAATGGCACCAAGTTGCCAGACATCGTTGACGTTGAGGTAGGAAGTAGCTTTGAGGCCAACAAGGTGACTGTAAAGTATCAGAAGACGAATCTATCACAGGATGCTCAGGGTCGTCCAATCTCTGAAGTCGTTTGGCAGCCTGAAGACGACCTAGTTCTACGTAGCTCTGCTCTGACTACAGCTATTACCAAGACTGATATGCGATTCTGGATTGATAAGAAGGATATTGCTACATGGCCATACGAAGGCTTTGTCAATATCCGTGGTGAGCTTATCAAGTACAAGGGTAAGGGATATCGTTACTACAAGAAGGGCGGGTCTTATACGGGAAACATCGACAATGACACAATCTTCAAGGTCATTTACACAAATGACGAGAAGTTGCAGATTGACAATGAGCTGTCTAACCCAGACCATTCTTGGAGAAACTACTTTACAGGCTACATGCGTGTAGAAGAGCGTGGCTATGATAGTACCACGGCTCAGCAACACGACCTTGTACAGACCGTTTGGCTTAGCAATGGTTCCTACTACGGGCTTGAAGGTGGAACACAGAAGCTCTGGAATGGTGGAACCAAGTTCATGCCTACAGACTCAAAGTTGCGTCTTCAGTCTACTGGAAAGAAGGCTACAGGAAATCACTGGTACACCGCACGTCGTGGAGCTTGGACAGGTGAGTCTCCAAAGTTCATTGGAACTAGAATGATGTTTCCTTCAAATCCGAAGGGCAAGCACACCGCAGCGGGTATTTGGGTGTGGGGAAACACTGCCCAGAACAATATGTATGCAATTGACCTGAAGTGCACAAAGAACATCGATAGAAAGACTCACAATGAGGTTCGAGTTCTAAAGCGCTCTGGTGGAAAGGTATATTCTATTGGAGGAAAGGGAGCCACTGTTGCTATTGATTATGATAAGTGGTATGACGTTGATGTAGTCGTAACGAGTACGGCTAGATTTACTGTTTACATCAATGGAGTTCTCGTTATGAATGTAATGGATGGCTCAGATGGAAACGGTCCAGACATTCCAATTTCTGGTCGAGCCGGGCTTTATGTCAGAGGAGATTGTGTAACAGACTTCGAGTACTACTACATGATGGCAGATGGAGGAATTCAGGAAACTGACCTAGACAATTCTTCTTACCTTGACCTTGTTCGCGGCGGGTATTTCTCTAACCAGTACTACCGTGACTTTGTTACCCGTACACGAGTAGCACAAAGGCGTAGAGGAAAGAAGACTATCAAGTACACCCAGTGGTATGACCAGAGGTATTTCGATGAATTCGGTATGCAGGTTCACGAATACCGACCATATGACATTACCTTTGACAAGTCTCCAGTTCTCTACTCAAGCCTCTACCTTAGCAATGACAGCCAGGTTGTTCAGGACGAATATGTTCACAATCCTTTTGGAGCACATTTCGTTATCGCCAATGCTTCACGAGTAAACTCAGTAGTAAATGGTGAGGACACCTTGACTTATGGTGCTGACAATCCTGTAGACCAGAAGATTATGATTACTGGTCGAACAATTCAGCAGGCTGAGGCAACAGATTATGAGGTCAAGAATGAGCAGGCTATCAGGGCCAGAGGAGAAATTGCTCTGGAGTTCTCATCACAATGGATTCAGTCTGAGGCAGCAGCCAAGGCTTTGGGAGACTGGATTGTCAACAACTGGGCTGACCCATGTGATGAAATCAGTATGGATGTATTTGGAAATCCTCTAATTCAGATTGGTGATATTGTTGCAGTCAATTATCCACCTAAGGATATGGCTGCGGCTACACACAAGTACTTTGTTACATCAGTAGACCAGTCATGGGATAACGGTCTTACGACCAACCTATCCCTTCGTCGCGCTAGAATTTCGTGATATTTGACTTTCGCTTGACCGAAAGATATAATTAATGACATGGACCAAATTAAGTCAACGAATGTCATTAAGGCTCCAGAAATTGTTCTGGACCCCACATTCTTTCTGCCACCTGACGTTGTAGATGTCAGAGTAGGCAACACAAGCGACCCTGCCGAAGAGGACGGGGTTACTTATGATGACATTGTCGATGTAGACGACGTTATCGTCTCCGATGACGATTTGGCCAATCCGGGACCAGAGGTTCCAACAGATGATGATGGGGAGGGAGCAGAAGTGCTCCCTACTCCACAGTGGATGACCATTATTGACCAGCAGGTTCGAATTGCTCCCGATGGCAGGGCTGTCGTTGATGTTGTAATTGAGCTTGAGGATGTAGCAGGCGCAACAGAATACGACGTAAGGATGACCAAGGCGTGAAGGGTGTATACAGATTTTATCAGGGTGGCGAACTAATCGCTGAGCACGAAAACCTCTTGACCACTGAAGGTAAGAGGCTTATTTTGCGTTACCTTGCCGGACAGTCCCCCAGCTTGGGAGCGGCAATTGGTCTTGGCGTATCCGCAACAGCAGCAACAGTAAACGATACCTCTCTAGGATTTGAGATTGAGAGAGTTTCTGTCGCTTTGAAGAGTGCAGATTACACAAACAATCTAGTACTATTCAAGGGCACTGTTGACCAGGACACCACATTCAATATTTATGAGGCGGGTCTGTGGAGTTCATCTTCCAACGCTTTGAGCGGTGAATTCGATTCACGACTTCTCACCACATTTGACCTTAGCCTAGAAGAGTGGACAAACGTTACAGCCGATACGACAGCAAACAGGACCAGTGAAGATGCGGCTAGAATTGATGCTGCCATTTCAGCAACCACTCAGGCGCGTCTTGATGTGGAAATGGATTTGTCTGGCTATTCAGTCAACGACACATTCCTTCTGGCATTCAGCAAGCCTAACAATAATATCACCACAATCAAGCTTGTATTTGAGGACCCAATTTCTGGCGGGTCCCTCTCACTGTCTAAGACAGTCTCAGCACTTCCAACAGGGTACAACATCCTTGCCTTCAAGAAGGGCGACTTCGTTGCATCTGGAACAATTAGCTGGGACAACATTACCCGAATGGGATTTGACGTAACCGCTGGAGGAACAGCAGGCTATGTAATTTTGGACGGGTTGCGTGTAGAGGACGTTGATACTCCTAATCAGGATTATATCCTCGTATCTCATGCAATTCTATCTAGTCCAATTAACAAGACAAACGTTGCTCCAATGGATGTAGAGTATGCATTGGAGTTTAGTGTATGAGTAGAATCCTTCTAAGAGACCTAGAGCCAGGAAGACTATATCACATTCAGGCAAGAGCAACGAATGGTGAGCAGTCTTCTCAGTGGTCACAGCTTTGGGACCTTCAGACAACCAGTGACATTTTGCCACCAGCCGCACCTACGGGCCTTTCTTGGGTCGTTGAAGGTACGGCATTCAAGGCTGTCTGGACAGGTCCAACCCTAAATCAGGATGGCTCTGACCTTCGGGACTTCAAGGATTTCCAGGTCAAGATTTATTCTCCAGCAGCTCCCGGAACAATTGTCACGTACTACACGACTTCTGCACGATTTGATTTGCCATTTGAGAACAACGTGAACTCTTTTGGTGTTCCTCGTGCCCAGGTGACAATTGAGGTCAGGGCTAGAGACAATACCGGAAATCTCTCAACGGCTGCAACCGCTACTGCGACAAACCCACCACCAGCAAATGTTTCTGGATTCACAGCAACAGGAATTACAGATGCTATTGCTATTAAGTGGAATGCCAATGCAGATACCGACCTTAAGCATTACAAGGTTTGGCAGGGAACTGCGGCGGGGTCTGAGAATACACTCGTATACACAGGTCTAGCTACCTCATTCGTATACGATACCCTGTCAATTTCACCTCAGTACTTCAAGATTGTAGCAGTTGACGTATTCAATTCAGAGTCAGCAACAGCGGCAACAGCCAGCGCAACTGCTAAGTCTTCCCTAGCCGTAGATGGAACACCTCCTGCCGCTCCAACTGGAGTAACTGTCACATCATCACTTGACACATCTGACCCTTCTGGAGGAAGGGCTTACATTGACGTGTCTTGGACAGGTGTAGCAGATACAGACCTACAGAATTACAGCGTTCGATACAGCACTGGAACCACCTGGGAATACATTGATGTTCCTGAGGGAGTTACCACTGCACGAATTAATGGCTTGCGACCAAACACTAATTACAATGTGGCAGTCGCAGCAGTTGACTATTCTGGTAATTCAAGCTCTTATGTGAATGCTGGAACCTATCCTATTCTGACAGCCAAGGACACAACAGCCCCAGCAGCGCCAACCGGAGTAACAGTTGGCGCGGGTGTGACAACCGTGACTGTTGCTTGGACAGAAAACACAGAAAACGACGTAAAGAACGGTGTCGGTACTTATGAAGTACAGCTAGACACTGTTAACACATTCAACTCTGGTAATCTCGTGACCAAGCAGAATTCAGGTACGATTGTAGCATTCACCAATCTGACATCTAACACGACCTACTATGCAAGGGTTCGTGCAATTGATGCTACTGGAAACGCCGGGTCTTATTCATCAATTGTTTCTGGTACTCCACGATATGTAGCCAATGCTGATATTCAGGCGGGTACCATCAATGGTGACAAGATTACTGCCGCAACGCTTTCTGGTGACCGTGTAATCGCCAACAGCCTTGATGCGAATACCATCAAGGCCAATACGACGTTCTCTCAGAACCTCAACGTTGGAAGTACCTTCACCATGGCTGCCAGTGGAATTATGAAGAGCAGCAATTATGTTGCGGGTTCTGCGGGATGGCAGCTAACAAATACTACTCTTGAAATTAATCAGGGTACCATCAAGGCAGCGGCCCTTCAGCTTCAGAACGGTCATAACATGCTTCACCCAGCCTATGCAGACTGGGAATTTGTGAAGTCATGGTACACAACGAACCTTATCACCTTCAATGATGGTGGTGTTTCAACGTGGGCTATTTCAGATGCTACAGATGTTGTCGGAAAGTATAACACCCAGTGCATCAAGACTTCTTGGACTGGTGTTGGAACGTTCTCAAGGACTTACATGGGACCAACATTCACCAGTTACAATGTCCAGCTTGAAGCAAATACGGATTACATCTTCTCTGGTTGGGTTTATGTAAAGACTGGAGCGGGTGCGAAAACAGCAGCTCTAGGAATTAAGCTAGCTGACGCATCATTCCCAGGTCCAGTAGCAAATACTTCAATTCCAGCTACCTCAACATGGACTCGTATTTGGGGTACATTCAATTCGGGTACGCAGACAAGTGCAGAGCTTTACCTTTCCCAGTACACATCTGGAGATATGTACTGGGACGGTCTACAGCTTGAAAAGAAGGTTACTGCTGACACAGTTCCATCTCAGTGGAAGCCACCAGGTTCTACATCTATCGATGGTGGAATTATCCGAACCGGTGAAATTCGCTCAACAGCTTCAGCAAGCGGTCTTTCAGGGCAGCCAGCATGGTCAATTAACATGGCTGGTAATGCCCAGCTTGGTGATGCCAACATTCGCGGTCGTCTTGTTGTCGGAGATTTGAGCAATCCATCAGCAGATGGTGTGAACTCAAAGATTCAGTCAGCGAATTACGCTGCTGGAACTACCGGATGGGTCATTCGTAATGACGGTTATGCAGAATTCCGTCAGCTAGCTGTTAACTCAATCAAGGTTACTGCATTTGACTCACCATTCCAGAATACTGCGAATGCGAAGCTATTTGATTACATGCAGGATGCTAATCTATGGCTTCAGAGTGGTTCTGTTCAGCAGAAGACTGACCCTGGTGCTTACTCCGCTGAATCCCTATTCGAATTTACCGGGCCGGGATTGGTATTGAGAAATGGTACTGGTGTTAAGCCTATCGCTTATGACCCAACCATTCTCTACCGTATTTCAGCTCGTGTGCGTGCCTTTACAGTTTCTACCCTGAACAGCAATGGTACATTTGAGGGCAACAATACAACCGGATGGACTGTTGATGCAACAAACGGTGCAACCATTGCGGCAAGCAACACCTATGCAAGCACGGGAACATACTCAATGAGAATGACTTCTGGTGCCTCAACTGGTGCTTCGTATCGCGCATGGACAAACGTCCTTGTAAAGCCTGGTTACAACTACACCATTAACGCCAAGGTAAAGGCGATGCTACAGGCGGCATACTACAACGCCACAAACTACGGGAACATCGAGCTAAGAGTCACGTGGTTTGGAACCGGCGGGTATCTTGATGAGAGCATTCAGCTTATCACTCCACCAGTAGATGCTAATGGTGTTATCCTTACCGCACCAACAGATTGGTTCTCAATTGGCGCTACATTCACTGCACCTGCAAATGCAACGAACGCAAACTTCATCATCCGCCTTGCGAGATATGACAATGTTACTGCGGGAACTGTAATCGGATACATTGATGATGTAGCTGTTACCACACCACCAAGAATTAAGCTTGGTCTATTTGGTATGGATAATGGCAATAACTTCATTGATTATGACTTTATTGATGATGCAACAACACCAACAAAGAAGCATCCAATGCCTTCGGATTACAGCACTATGGCAGCGTACTCTTCAAGTCAGTACATGCTTGTGGCTGACAATGTTGAAGTTCCAATTGCCACAGGTGGGTCAAGTACAACTTCCGACTGGATTACTCTTACGGGATATATGAAGGGTCGTGGTGGTTCTGGAGCAACTGGTAAGTTCGGTAAGGCGGGAATGTTCCTTGATGAGTATAACCCTTCATCATTCAACCAGGAAGTTCGATTCATGGTTCCTTATGTTGAATTCGATACCGCACCAGGTTCTATTGCTCAGCTTGACCAGTTCTCTATTGAATCATATGAGTCTGGAGCTGTAGCCAAGGTAGATACCACTGGTAATAGTGAGAGCATGAAGTCTGTATCCATCGAAAACATTCAGGATGGTACAGAGTTTGACCACGCTCTTAGATTCTACACTGGTGAGGTTGACGAAAAGAAGCCGGGTCTGATTGGTCATATCACAGATGGTGAAACCAATGACGCTGCTCACCTCAGAATTGTACCACCACTTCTTAACAGTTTGAGTGGGTACAATGAGGGACCTTACATTGGAATCTGGGACCAGAATCCAAACTATCTGTACGATGCATCATTCCAGACTGGAATTTCCGGATGGACTGGAATGGCTAACACGACACTTTCTTGGAATGAGACTGTTGGTCGTGAAGATAGTTCATGTCTTCAAATTCAGGCAATCGGAACAATCTCTAATCCAGCAACTACAGAGCTTTTGGGTAAGTACCAGGTTTCTGTTCTTGGTAATCAGGAATTGGTCGGACAGAAGGTAACTGTCTCTGGTTATGCAATGATGGGAACTGCTACAGGAAGAAATGTTCGTCTCGTAGTTAAGTTCCTTGATGAAGCAGGCGCAATGCTGAATGGATACTTTATTGAAAAGGCTGTCACTAACAGCGACTGGACGTATTACGCTTTTGTAACTCCGATTGTTGTCCCTGATACATGCTACACAATTGAGTTCTCATTCAGTTGGTTTAATGGTGCTACTGGAGATATTGTTTATGTAGAAGATGTCCAGCTTGAGGCAAATGATAAGAAGACCGACTTCCGTTCGGGTTCTGCAAGCAAGATTGAACTGAATGCAGAAACAATTAGAAGTCGTGGCTCTATCATCATTGCTGAGAATGATTTCCAGCTTCCATCACCAATTATTGGTGGAACTGGAAAGCCAGATTCTCCAGGCTATAAGAGTATTATTGCCCAGGGAGAATCTGGTACTGGTGCTATGCGTCTAGTAAACTACACAGACACGAATGGAACAAGAGTCTCTTGGACATCAACGTTCTTTGGCAGTGATGGAACAGAAGAGTCTGGTCTGGTAATTTATGGTATGGCGGACGGTTCATTCCCAGGAAGAATGGCCATGAGAAGTCCAAATGGAAGCTGGGCTCTTTCTACTCAGCCTGCGACCGATGGAAGCTATCCATACGATGTTCATATTCATGGCTCTCTAATTGTCGATGGTCAGCTTCAGTGGGTTCCATTGACCTCAAGTGCTGTGACTCCGTTTGACTCCGGACGTGCTCTTGGTGTTGCCAAGATTAACAATATGCTGGTATTCCGTGGAGCAGGTTCTTGGTCTGGAACAGCGGGTGCTTCTGGAACGGTAATCTTTACTCTTCCAGTAGGATACCGACCTTCAAGCCCTCAGTATATGTGTGCTCTTATGTGGAACGGTAACTCGTGGTCATCTGGTGTGGCTTTCCACGTAAAGACTAGTGGTGAATGTATTCTATGGTCTCCTCCTGAGGGCGCTGGTCTTGGTACCTCACTTTCGATTGAGGGATTGCAGATGAATCTATCAGCTATGCCTACAACATCAACTCCAGGTACAGATACAACAGCCCCATCAGCACCTACCGGATTCAGCATTTCTGCTGTATCATCCGGAACATCAACAGGGTCTTACAAGCTTGCTTGGACAAATCCTAGCGCTTCTGATACTGCTGGTGTTAAGGTCATTTGGAGGTCTGACCGTTATCCGACCGTAACAATTGCGGGTTCTGGTACAAAGACCTTGACAACCGATGGTACTGTGATTACGGTTACTGGCTCAGCTTCACAGGCAAAGACCTACACGCACTCAGGTCTTCCAGTGAACAAGACAATTTACTACCGCGTGGTTTCTTACGACAAGTCTGGTAACCACTCAACATATGTGAGCGCTTCTAGATACCTTCTGGCAAGCCCTATCACCATCTCACCATCTAGCTCTGGTTCGTACCGTCTAGGTTACGGAGGTATGTGGCGAAACGATGGTGATGAAGTTTACCAGGGTGACTGGACTGGAAACGACAACCATCGAGGATTGTATTTCTATGGCTCTAATATCTATAGCAAGTTGGCAACTGGTGGTGTTGTTCGTACTCCAACCAAGATGACTATTTACCTAAAGAGACTAAGCACCTCTCATGGTAATAACGCCGGGGTCGGAATCAATCTTCGTGGTCACAAGTATCAGACAAAGCCTTCTGGAGACCCAGTTGGTTCTATGACAAATGAGGGAAGCGCTGGAGATAACATTGTTTACCTAAGTCGCGGTGAGGCAGCTACGGTAACGGTTCCATCTTCATGGTACAATAACTTTGTAGTCGCAGACCCGAACAACACAGACCGACTAGAAGGTATCGGTGTTTATGGTAGCTCAACCTCAGACTATGCGGTACTCTACGGTAAGTCCAGTGGTTCAAGTTACGGAAAGCTAACCATCTACCACAAGGGTTGACAAGACCGGGTGTCTTGTGTTTATAATATTCAAAGAGAGAAAAGAGTAAAAGAATTGAATCAAGTTAAGAAGTTGGAACTAACTATTCAGGCTCTTAAGCAGAGTCTAGGAAGTAAGGTAGCTAATGCTGAAGAGGAAATTGCCAGCATTAGAGCCGAAGCGTCTCTCCTGCTTGAAGAGCAGGCTGAGCAAATTGCCAAGAAGGAAGAGCGAATCTCCGAACTTGAGAATGAGCTTAAGCAGCTTAAGGGAGAGGACGATGTGGCCGTTCCGTCAGAAGACGCCTGACCTGCCACCTATTCCTCAAACTCGTACGGATTACCCATATGGCCTCTTTGTTTGCACTGAGGCCGGGTTTTTCTTTATCAGAGAAAAGGGTAGGTATCGAATCCCAACTGTCAGAGTGATGGCTAGTTGGTCTGCGCCTAGTGTATCATCTAGTGAAGCAGCCGTTAAGCATCTGCCCATCCTTGGCAAGATTGGTTTCAGAGACGGTACCATTATCCAGGACTTCTCCAATCAGAAGACATACCTTATCTCTAGAAATAAGAGAAGGCAAATTGTTTCTCCTGATGTGTTTGATAAGTTCCTCTTGAATAAGGAATTGATTGTCGTAGTTTCCCATGAGGAAGCAAATCTACACGAGGATGGGGAGGTGTTGAGTTAATGGCTGTATCATCATTTAAGGATGTCAACTGGGGTGCCAATGAGTACCTAGCAACTGACAAGTTGAATACCATGGTTTCCAATACCAGATACCTATTTGAGAGAGCACCGAAGTTGTATTACAACTCGTATTCAATCAAGAAGGATACTGGAATTAAGATTGCTTGTGGTACCGCGACAATTGCACCAAGTAAGGCTCACTATTACAAGAAGACAATCAATTTTGGTTCATTCTTCACTGTAGGGTCTAAGCCTGTAATTGTCACAAGTGTTACTTCTCCATATAACCGTAGAATTATCCTTTCTCATTATGGAATTCAGGGAGAGGGATATGTTCCTGACCACCGAGGTTTCATCGTGGTTGGAGCTACTGCAACTCTAGAGAAGTCTCACTATCTATCAAAGCAGATTTACATTAATTGGATTGCAATGGGTTACTAAACTTGGAAGGACGTGTGTCTATGAGGTATACTCCACTACAGAGGTGGCATAGACGCGACCGGAGGCGTAATACGAACGGATACGTTCTTGTTTGGGTTCCGGAACATCCAAAAAGCTTTTCCGGCGGGTGGTACTATGAACATAGGCTCGCAGCCGAGAAGCTGGTGGGTCGGATTTTGAAATCTTGGGAGACTGTCCACCATATCTCTGGTGACAAGACAGACAATTCGTGGGAGAATCTGTTCATCTGTACCCGGAAGGAACACGACCGAGCAGACAGGTTGACACCGCAGCTTGTGTAAGATAGACTGATGTGACTGAAGAGGACTGGGAGACCGGTCCTCTTTGGCATTGAGAGGAGAAAATATGAAATGGGCATTCGTAGGAGACCTACAAATTCCTTATCACGATAAGCGTGCAGTTGCGCTTTTCCTAAAGGTGATGAAGTCATGGAAGCCAGATGCTCTAGACTTCCTTGGTGACATCGATGACCAGCTAGAGTATAGCAGCTTTTCCGATGGAACTACAGATGAGTTCTTTAGTCAGCTAAAGAAGAATAAGCAAGAGGAAGGCGAGTCGGACGAAGATTTTCGTCGTAGGCTTTCCCCGCTTCCCTTCGTAAAGGAAAATGCGGCGGGTGCTAAGGAATTCTATACCGATGTTCGCAACGTCTTGCAGAAGGCAGACATTCATGCTAGCCTAGGCAATCATGATATCCGCATCTTCAAGTACATGGACAAGAAGGCTCCAGACTATGTGCAGGAGCTAACGCCTAATATGCTCTGGGGTCTCGATGACCTAGGTATTACATGGAGGCACTACGATTTGCCTCCGCTACATAGATTCGGCGGGATTCATGTTCATCACGGAGCAACCACTACAACTACAGGTCTAGCCGTAAAGGCAGACATCGACAACTACAACATCTCTCTTGCGAGAGGGCATGACCATCGTGGTGGTGTAGTATATAAGACATACCCCATGACAGGGACTACACTGGTGGGTCTTGGTGCTGGTCACCTCTGTGACCCAAGTGCATATGGTCTCAGATATACTATCAATCCTTCGTGGGAACTCGGATTTGGAATTGGCCATGTAATTGATAATGTCGCTACACTCCAGTTCATTCCAATTTCACGAGATTACGTCTGCGTGGTTGACGGCAAGGTTTTCAAGGGATAATTGCACTTTGAACCATGCCTCTGCTATAATGGTGCTAGATGACAAGTAAAGGAGGTATAACCTATATGGCTTATGCCAAGTCTCTACTAGCAGTTCTAGTCACCGCCATTACAGCAATTGTCGCAGCTATGACTGACGGAGTTGTTTCTGATGTCGAGTGGATTAATGTTGGAATTGCCGCTGCTGGTGCCGCTGCTGTATTTGCAGCACCAAACGTTCCTGGTTCTCGCTACACGAAGGCCGTTCTTGCTGTAATCACAGCAATCCTTACATTCTTCGTTACCGCAGTTACGGATGGTGTTTCAACAGCCGAGTGGCTTCAGGTGCTCGTTATTGCAGCCGGTGCCGTTGGTGTCTACGCTGTTCCTAACAAGCCAACGACTACGATTGGACAGCCGGGTGTACTGTAATAAGTGCAGCGGTCGCGTCTTTATCGACCGGGTGTATTCTGAAAAGAAGCACGTAGAACTGTTCTGCATTGGTTGCGGTAAGCGATGGATGCTAGATAAGACAAAGAGTAGGTTTGCAGCATGGCTATGGAAGAAGGAACAAAGCCACGCCAACGCCGCAATCGCAAGTCTCCCCGATTGAGATATTTCTATCTCAACGGTGATTTGCACAAAGTCCTGAGTGTAACACGTGCTCAGGACTTTGTGGTTTGTTGGAACTTTCCTCAGGGAAAGCGAGTCGGCTATGTATGGTCAGATGTCCGCAAGAATCATGGAAAGGCATTCAGGCTTCAGCAGGTTGCCGAAATGATTGGCAGGCATTACATTACAATCAAAAGAGATATTCTAGAGGGAAGGATTAAGCCACCTCAAAGAATCTACGCATTTAACGAGAACAGAACTCCAGGTGCTTATTATATGTCTGAAGAAGACGTATATGCCCTTCACGATTACATGATGTCAACGCACATCGGTCGTCCAAGAGGCGACGGTAGAGTAACGGTTCGGGACATGCCATCCAAGGCTGAACTTCGTGCTATGATGAAGCATGACCTCGTTACTTACGTGAAGACGAAGGACGGAGATTTCGTTCCCGTATGGAAGGAGCAAAGTTGGTAAAGGTTAAGCCCACTTCATATGGGCCGATTGAAGATGAGCTGAGCGGAAGTACAGCGCTCGTTCAGGCTGCTGCTACTCTTGACGCAGCGGTGTTTCTTGCGGTAGAGTCGAAGAACGTTGACAAATTGCTTGACATTGCCGCCATGTGGATGGGCTTGGCCGAACGTCTGGGAATCGTCCTTGAAGAAGATGACGATGAGGATGATGATTTCCCAGAGCAAAAGGACAAGAAGCCATTCGGCTTTACACAAGTAACGTCAGATAAAGAACCTGTTAAGGAGGTAATTGTAGAAGATGCATGAGGTTGACAAGACTCCATCAGCTCACCGAGTTAAGGTGTCTGTAGGCTATACTCGAAACATGGGTAACTTTGAGTCTCTGCGTGTAGACGTTGGTCTGGAATTGGACGGGGTTGGTAATCCAAACCCTACATTCGATAAGGCTTACTCTTGGGCAGAGGGAAAGTTGCTTGAGAAGGTCGCAGAAGTTGAAGAAGAGCTGAAGGGCATCAAGGAGTAATATGGCCACTAACACGGTAGCGAAGCAGGCATATGGCCTCATTAGTCATTACGAAAAGTGTTTCAGGGATAAGTACCCCTATGCGCCTACTGTGAACCGCTTCCGTGTGAAGTGGGGTTTTCAGGACATGGTGACTGACCTAGGCTACGATACTGCGAAGGAAGTTATTGAGTATTACTTTCGCACTGCGAAGCCTGGTCACCCTGTTGACTTCCTTTTGAACAACTACGATAGAATCAATGAGTTCATGAAGGAACGCCAAAAGGATGAAGCAAAGAGGGAAGAACTGCGCAGGCAGACTGAACAAAAGGTAAGGGAGATGGAAGACAAGAATGACCACTGAACTTCAGGTAATTAGCGCAGTCTGCAAGAATAAGGATATCGGTGTTCTCTACGCCGAGAATGTTGATGACCTATTCACTGCGTATGGTGATGTATGGAAGTCCATTAAGAATCACTATGAAAAGTATAAGTCTGTTCCCGATATCGGGCTTCTGGAAGAGCGATTCCAGGAATTTGAGGGAGCAGATGTTAAGGGTGAGACTGCTTACTACCTTGACGAACTTCGTAATGACTACGTAAAGACGCGTATTCAGACCATTATGAAGAAGGCTGCGGAAGCCATGCGAGAGGGTGAGGCTCCGGGCCGGGTTCTTGACAAGACCAACACTGCTCTGGCAAAGTTGGGCCGGTTTACAAATAATGTCCGAGACGTAGATATCACAGATTACCTCTCAGCCGAATCACATTTTCAGGCTGTGCAGGAAAGGAGTGCGGCTCTTGGTAGCCCTGGCATTCCAACAACTTTCAAGTCTATCGACTCGGTGTATCCTACTGGTATGGCCCCTGGTCACCTTATTGTGGCTATTGGTTGGCCTGGTAAGGGTAAGACCTGGTTCACTTCCTATCTTGCGTGTAAGGCGTGGGAGCAGGGATTCAAGCCAATGATTGTCAGTCTTGAGATGAGCCCTGAGAATATGCGTGACCGAATCTATACAATGATGGGTTCTGGTCTATTTCGCGCAAGCGATTTCGCAAAGGGAGATGTCAATATCGATGACTTCCACGCTTGGGGTAAGCGAAGGTTTGATAACAAGAACGGTTTCGTGGTAGTATCAAATGAGGGGCTTTCAGATGTAACCCCCAATACGGTTCAGGGCAAGATTGACCAGCACAAGCCTGACCTGGTAATCTGTGACTATCATCAGCTCTTCCAGTGCAACAGCAGGTCAAACAGCCCGACCGAGCGTGGTATGGCCGTGTCGCGTGAGTTCAAGATGCTTGCAGTGACCAACAATATTCCGCTGATTGATATTACGGCTGCTACTCAGTCTGACCTTTCTGACCGTGACCAGCCTCCGATGATGAGTCAGGTTGCCTGGTCCAAGGCTATCGAGTATGATGCTGACATGGCGTTTGCGGTTCACCGCAATGAAGACTCTAATCTGATTGAGGTTGTTTGCCGCAAGAATCGTCATGGAAGCATGTTCGATTTCTATCTCGACTGGGATATCGACCGTGGTATCGTGGAAGAGAAGTTCACACTTTGAGACATGCACAAGACGATTAAGAGGTTCGGATTTGAGGGGAAAGTCAACGACGATGCCGACTTTCCCCGCATCCGAGCACAATACGAGTCCCTTATTTTGAGAGAGATGAGGGAATTGGGCTATGTCCCAGTACTTGACCTTGGACCATATTGGTCAACGGAGTACGTCAAGCCAGATGACGCATATGAATTTGTGCTTTCTGTATACGGCGTTTACCTAGGAAGGAGGCGTTCATGGGAAGTAGAGGGGATTTCGAATGGGAGGGAAATAAAGAGACCTACACCCCCAACCAAGTCGAAGCAACCCTCCGAGCCTGCGGAGTAGAAATTGAGGGCGAAACCACAAACGACTTCCTGTGCTTCTGCCCTTTCCACGGAAATCGATTCAGTCCATCTTTCAGTGTTTCGAGAACAAGCGGAGCTTTTATCTGCTTCAACCACTCTTGTGGTATCACTGGAACGCTGGTAGAGTTGGTCAAGCGGATTCCGATGAGTGATGGAACATTTCGAAACGAGTTTGCGGCCCGTCGCCTGATTCTCAAGAAGAAGAGCGAGACGCAACAGGCTTTTGAGGATGAGCTGAATAAGCTCTTTGAACCGAAGGTTGACTTTGTAGAGTTTCCGCAGACCACACTCGACAGAATGTATGAAGATTTCTGGAGGAATCCAGAGGCTATTCGATACATGGTGGAAGAGCGCGGGTTTGAAGAAGAAACACTAGAGTTCTTTCGAATCGGATATTCAGCAAAGAAGGACATCATTGCAGTCCCTATGCACAATGCTAAGGGATTGCCAGTAGGCGTAATTGGCAGACCTGCCGACACAGAGAATAAGTTCTTCAAGAACTCTCGTGGTTTGCCAACGAGTAAGACACTCTGGAATATGCATCGTGCTAAGAGGCATGGTGCTACAGTGATTATCTGTGAAGCGTCCTTTGACGCAATGCGGATTCATCAGGCGGGCTATCCAAATGTGGTAGCCTGTCTGGGAGGAAACTTCAGTCCGTACCACTTTGACCAACTGAATAAGCACTTCTCGACCATTGTTATCATGACAGACTTTGATAAGAAGGAAAAGCATATTTACAAGGGTTGTCGTAAGTGCAAGAAGCGTGGATTGAATCTGTGTGTAGGACACAATCCAGGAAGAGACCTTGGCGGAACAATTGCGGCGGGTCTCAACACGAAGACCATTCTATGGGCTTCATATGGTGATGAAATAATTTATCCCCACGATGCGAAAGATGCTGGTGACATGACAGACGATGAAATTCGCCAGTGCCTCAGAAATGCAGTCCCCGATTACACATATGCTGAATGGGGAATGTACTGAGGGCGGGGGAGCTTGCTCCCCAAGCTTGTACCGCACTACAAGACATGGTACAATGGTAGAAGCAGCCTCGGAGAAGGCTCAACTAATACTAGGAGATAAATAAAACATGGCACGAATTAAGGGACTTGCTTCCATTCAGGCAAACCAGAAGGCGCAGCAGGAGCGCGCTGAGGCTGGTAACCGACCTAAGGCGGACTGGTTTAAGTTCCCCAAGGGTCAGACCGCAATCGTCGTTCGATTCCTTCAGGAACTCGACCCCGAGATGCGTAATTACCGTGAGGACCGTGGAGTTGGCTTCATTGAGACGGAGCACAATGCACCTGGTCCGGATGGCTGGAAGCGTCGCGGAATTTGCACCATCGCTGAAGAGGATGGTGGCGAGTGCTACGCATGTGAGCGTCACAAGCAGAATTACAAGGAGGGTTGGAGGCAGAAGCAGAACCTTTACATCAACGTCCTTGCCGACCTTGGCGATGGACCTAAGGTTTACATTCTGACTCGAAACGCCAATTCTGTGTTCTCACAGAACCTCATTCAGGAAGCCCTTGATGAGGGAAGCATCACCGATGCAAATTACCGAATCACCAAGACTGGTGAGGGTACGACTACTCAGTGGTCGCTGAAGCGTCTGAAGGATGAGCCTTTCGATGACAGCAAGGTTGAGGTCTTTGACCTTGAGGCTGCTGCGGTTCGTAAGGTAGAATATGACAAGCAGGCCGAATACTACGGTGCGGTTTACCAGGAGGACAATACTCCTGCGGCATCTAGCGGTGCTTCTCAGGCTCCACGTGCTTCCGCTTCATCTGCTGACGACGAGTGGTAAGATGACTTTGTAGAATGGCCCCAGATTGAAAAGTCTGGGGCCTTCTGCTATAGTGAAGCTTATGTCATTTGAATTCAGTACGGAATACAAAACGTACATTAAGAGTCAAAGATGGAAGAGGGTCTGTACTAGATATTGGGCTGCCTACGGCCGGAAGTGTCAGGCATGTGGCAAGCGTAGAGACCTTCATGTACACCATCACACATATGTAAGGTTTGGTCGAGAGCTATTGACAGACCTTACAGGACTGTGCCATGATTGTCACAGACGAGTTCACCAAAGACATCGTGCAAATCGGCGGGTGTCGCTTGAACTGGTAACAAAGCAGTATGTAACCAATTATAAAGCTAAGAAGCTCTGATTCATAAGCCTTTAAGAATCAGAATACATTAAGGAGAAAAGGCTTTGGCATATACAGAACTACATCTTCATGATTACTACAGTACGCTGGATGGTCTGAATTCCCCGGCGGAATACATGGAGAGAGCTAAGGAACTGGGCATGACCCATCTTGCTCAGACCAATCACGGAAGTCTCATTGGGCACCGTGAATTTCAGAAGGCTGCATCTGCGGCGGGTATCGTTCCCATTCTTGGTGTTGAGGCTTATATCTCACCTACCGACCGTTTTGACCGTCGTGCCAAGAACAAGCGTTCTGATGGAACGAACGTATATAACCACCTCATCATTCTTGCTCAGGGTGAGACAGGTCTTAAGACTCTCAATACTCTGAATGAGATTGCTTGGACTGAGGGTTTCTACAACAAGCCTCGTATTGATATGGAGGTTCTGGAGGAGCACAATGAGGGCTTGATTGTTCTTTCAGGATGTCTGAACTCGATGCTCTGTAAGGCTCTCGATGCGGGCAATTACGATGAGGCAGAGCGTATTGCTCTTGAGTTCAAGCGCATTCTCGGAGACCGATTCTACATTGAGGTTCAGGGACATAACCCTCTCGAAATCAATCAGGGTCTATTCAAGATTGCTGACGACAATGGAATTCCGCCTGTCGTGACTTCCGACTGTCATTATGCCCGAAAGGAAGACCTCTGGATTGAAGAGGCTATGCTGATTATCTCTTCTAAGCCTAAGTTCGGTAAGGAGTTTGATTTCAGTAAGTCTCAGAAGATGGACCTCCTTGAGCGATACAACTATCTTTATCCAGACCGTATGATGTCTTTTGAGGAGATTGAGATTTATCTCCACTCCGCTGAAGAGCACCGTGCGGCATTTAAGAAGCAGGGATTCGACCGAGAGGATATCGTAAAGAACACTGAGGTAATTTCTCAGCGTATTGGCGACTACCCTTTCCATCAGGGACTTGACCTTCTGCCACGCCCGAAGAATGGCAATCCCGATGACCTTCTGGAGAAGAAGGCTCGTGCTGGACTTCGTAACCGTGGACTGGACAAGAATCCGGAATATGTTGCGCGACTGGAAGAAGAGCTGGAGATTATCAAGTCTAAGGACTTCTCTACATACTTCCTCATTGTTGCCAATATGATTAAGTGGGCAAAGGACCAGGGTATTTTTGTTGGTCCTGGTCGTGGTTCTGGCGCGGGTTCTTTGGTTAACTATTCGCTTGGAATCACTGAGGTAGACCCTATCAAGTATGGTCTGCTGTTCTTCCGATTCATCAATCCAGAGCGAAATGACTTCCCTGACATCGATACAGACTTTGAAGACCGTAGGCGAAACGAAATCAAGGATTACCTGACGCGTAAGTTCCACCACGTGGCATCTATTGCGACTGTTGGTTACTTCAAGAACAAGGGTGTTATCCGTCGTGTCGCTGGTCTGTTCCGTATTGACCAGAAGGAAACTGACAAGGCTCTTGAGACTATTGAGACCTTTGAGGAATATCAGACATCTTCTGCAACTGAAGAGTACCGCAAGAAGTACCCTGAGGTTGAGATGGTTGCCAAGGAATTGCGTGGGCGCATCAGTAATACTGGTATGCACGCGGCTGGTATCGTTATTTCCAAGGAGCCTATCGCAAAGTATGCGGCCATGGAGACTGCTGCTGACCCTAAGGACAAGACAGCTCCCCGTAGGTCTCTTGTTGCGATGGACATGGAAGAGGCCGCTGACCTTGGTCTGATTAAGGTTGACGCCCTTGGACTCAAGACTCTCTCTGTGATTGGTGACGCACTAAAGGTTATCAAGGAGAGGCATAACCGAGACATCATCTTGACCGATATTCCTCTTGAGGATAAGAAGGTCTATGAGATGATTTCCAAGGGTTACACGAAGGGTGTCTTCCAGTGTGAAGCAACTCCGTATACTGGTCTGATTCTCAACATGGGCGGTATCCATTCATTCGCTGAACTTGCGGCTTCCAATGCGCTTGTTCGTCCGGGTGCAATGAATACCATTGGTGCGGAGTACATCGCGCGAAAGAATGGCGAAACTCCTGTCACCTATGTGCATGAATTGATGAGGTCTTTCACCGAAGACACATATGGTGAAGTTCTTTATCAGGAGCAGGTCATGCTTGCGATGACTGAATTGGCCGGGATGTCTATGGCAACGGCTGATAAGGTCCGTAAGATTATTGGTAAGAAGAAGGATGCCAGTGAATTCGATGCCTATAAGGCAGAGTTTATCAATGGCGCTTCTCAGCACATTTCAAAGTCTGTGGCTGAAAAGCTATGGCATGACTTTGAGGCGCACGCTGGCTACTCCTTCAACAAGTCTCACGCTGTTGCATATTCCATGCTCTCTTACTGGACTGCATGGTTGAAGTACTACTATCCTGTCGAGTTCGTTTATGCTATGCTGAAGAACGAGAGTGATAAGGACGCGCGAACCACCTACCTGATTGAGGCGAAGCGAATGGGAGTGAAGGTCAAGTTGCCTCACATCAACCACTCGCAGCTTGACTTCAGTATTGAAGGGGACGCTATTCGATTTGGTCTGGCCAACATCAAGTTCATTTCCGACAACCTTGGAAAGAAGTTGATTGAGGCTCGTCCTTTCGAGAATTATGCGGCTCTGGAAGAAGAGGTCAAGAAGCCAAAGAACGGCCTTAGTGTCCGAGTACTTCAGTCGCTTAATGCAATTGGTGGTGCGACATTCCCGGATAACCCGAAGCGTGGAGATGAGCGACACTACTTCTACGAATACCTTCAGATTCCCGCATTCGAAATTCCTGACATGCCCGCTGGAGTTCGTGCACAGTTCACTGACCTGTGCGACTTCCATGAGTCTGGTAACCATGTCGTGATGGGAATGGTTAAGGAGGTCAAGCGAGGAAAGGGATGGTCTCGAATTGAGATTGTCGATGAAACTGGCGAGGCTTCCTTCTTCCATAAGGAAGACACACTGATTCAGCCTGGTAATATGTATGTGATGCTCATCGCCAACAAGCGATTGGCTCGGTACGTTGAGGCTGTAGATTTTGTGCGGGAATCCAGCAATACCTTTGTACGCTATATGTACACCAAGAAGTTCGCTGCATTGACAGAAGGCTTCTACTATGTTGTCTCCAACCAGAGTCGAAAGACAAAGGCTGGAAAAAACATGGCAGACCTAGTGCTTGCGGATGAGGAGAAGAACCTGTATTCTGTACTAGTGTTCCCTCAGATGTTCCACAAGGCTTACGGCTTCTGCAAGGAGGGTTCCATCATTGAGGCAACTCTGAAGCAGACACAGGATGGCGACACCCTGTTCTTGGATGAGGTTATTCCTCGCTAATATGCCTGCCCCTTCGGGGGCGGCAAGCTTATCCTTAAGGAGGAAAAATTGGCTGAAGAGCCTACACAGATTGACCTTGGTCCGTTTCTCGTTGCTGCAATTGAAGAAGCGGGTGGAGAGGTGCGTATTCCATATGACACGTTCCGGGCGCAGGTTGCCCCTAAGGCATTGGCAATTGATATTGAGGACGATGGTGCCACTCTCGTCCTCCGAGTAGTAGATGGGATTCCAGAGTGATTGTTGAATTCAAGAAGTTGGATGAAAATGCAGCGGCTCCAGTTTTCATGAGGCCAGGAGATGCAGGTGCAGATATCTGTACTACGCAGGAATTTACTCTAGCCTCTGGTGAGCGCAAGATGGTTCACACTGGAGTGGCTGTTGCTGTTCCTGATGGCTACGCTGCATTTGTTCATCCACGTTCGAGTCTTGCGGCAATGCATGGAATTTCGATTGTGAATGCTCCAGGTACAATCGACGCGGGTTATCGGGGTGAGGTTTGCGTTCTGCTAATCAACCACGGAGATGAGCCTGTAGAGTTTGTATCTGGACAGCGTATTGCACAGCTAGTCTTTCAGCGTGTAGAGCAGCCCCAGTTCGTTTATGTTCGGGAATTTACCGATGGTAAGACCGAGCGAGGAACTGGCGGTTTTGGCTCGACTGGCAAGAGCTAACTGTAGTATAATGGTGATATGAGTACAAGCGGCTACTTCCTCCGGGGAATTTCTGAAGATAACATTCTCGTGTTTCGAAGCGAGGACCCGGAGGAATTGTTGCGTATCATTCAGCGGCTTTGTGCTAGCCGCGATAAGCAAATTAGAGCACTAGCAAAGCAACTAGAACTTGACTGGTATAGTCGAAATAACAATAAGGATAATTAAAAGTAGTGGCATTTGAAGACTTCATGTCTAGGCTAGACCCTAAGACAGCTAAGAGACTGAAGACTGCTCAGCAAATTGAGCTGGTAAAGTTTCCTCTGGCTAGCTCTGGACTCACTCACGCTCTTGGCGGAGGAGTTGGAGCAGGGCGAATTACCCTTTGCTATGGAAATACAAGTTCAGGAAAGTCCGTTCTTATGATGCAGACCATCGGTTTGCTACAGAAGATGGGTCTTGTATGTGCTTGGGTTGACGTTGAGGGTACATATGAAAAGAGTTTTGGTGCCAAGTTGGGCATCAATAATGACGAACTTATTCTGATTCAGAAGAAGTCGTTCGGTGGAATCACAGATGAAATCATGCCGCTAATTCGCGCGGGTATTGATTTCTTGGTCATTGACTCAATCAGTGACGCTCTCCCAGAGGTCTTTGTAGACAAGGACGGAGAGGCTGTAGAGTTTGATAAGATGAAGCAGCTTGGTGCACACGCCAAGTCTTGTACGATGATGGTTAACGCCATTCACTATGAGAATGAAAAAACTGCGGTTGTTCTTATCTCTCAGACCACCACAAAGATTGAACAGACATACGTTAAGCAGGTACCTCACGGAGGCCAGAAGGTACCGTTTGCATCCTCCCAGATTATCAAGTTGACTAGCTCAAATACTGAGGGTCAGCAAATTATGGGTAACTCCTACGTGGGAGACCTTGTAATTGAGGCTCCAATTGGCCGTAAGGTCGAGTACTACGTAGAGAAGAACAAGTTGGGACCACAATCCCGTAAGGGCAAGTACGACTTGTACTACGATGGAGATTTCGTAGGCATTGATGCAATCGGTGAAGTTGTCGATACGGCAGAGGCTTTCGGTATTGTGACCAAGAAGGGCGCATGGTACACTGTTGAGGAGAAGCAGATTCAGGGCAGGCCCAAGGTGGTTGCCACTCTTCGTGAGGATGATGTGCTTCTGAAGACTCTCAAGGAGAAGGTGAATACCGTCCTAACGGGCGAACTACCTGATGACGAAGTTTAGTGATTTCGTCGCAAAGACTCAGGAGGCCGAGACACCCAAAGGTCTAGAAATCTCTGGTGCCTTTGGGTGTCAGGTCTGCCATGAGCAGTGCGATGATGCAGAGTATTTTCCAGTGGAAAAGATTTTGAAGTGGAAGTGTTCGGAGGGACACATTTCCTATGTTGAGGACTTTGTTCTCTGAGATTGTAGAGAACGTAAGCCTATTTCTCGGCGGGATGCTTTTGGGGGTAGCTTTGGGAATCATTGCTACCCTCATTGGCGTTTCTGCATATATGAATAAGGAGAATGATGAGCGAAGCAGACGAGATTAAGCGTGATGGTGCTACGCCTGTAAAGAACTCTGGAAGGTCAAAGGGAACGAACAAGGGTGATGCAATTCTTGAGCCATTTCTGGTAGACTATAAGGAGTACAACAAGACATTCGGAGTCAGTAAGGAATTCTGGGCAAAGATTTCCACTGATGCTATTAACAATGGTCGTCGTCAGCCCGCTCTTAAGCTGGTCATTCGTGACAGTGACGACCCTGAGTCGAGAACTCCAAAGACTCGTCTTTGGGTCATTGGAGATTCAATGTTTCATGAGATGCTTGAGGCTTGGAAGGAAAAGTATGAGTAGGTTCTTTGTCCTTGCCGAAGAGGGCGTTGGTCCTGGTGGACAGATTTATTTCCGGAAGCACAGGGGTGGCGACGGATGGTACAACCTTTTCTTGGATGACAAGAAGGTTGGTATGATTATGAAGGACCCTGTATTCGGAAATTGGAATGCTGTTTCCTATTGTGATGATAGCAAGTGGTTTGCTGTACGGTCGATGGATGGGTTTTCTCGCCGGATGGCCGCAGCAGAATTCATTATCAAGCATTGGGGATATTGGCTGAGTAACGAAAGGGATATGCTGAAGAGCGAAATCCGCTCAGATAAGTTCCTCACCAAGTTCCGGATGAACAAGACTCTAGAGATTATGAAGGGACATAGAAGGATTTGAAGTATAGAACAAAGCCGTTTGAGATTGAGGCAATGAGGTACTACAACGATGGAGAATCTTTCGAGAAGATTCAGCGTTGGGCAGGAACTCATGAAACACCAAACGGACATGTGCACCCTAACTTTGACCTTGCAAGTAATTGGGTCATGGAGAGTCCAGAGATTAAGGCTGTCGTCTGGGATTACTTGCATGAGACATGGGTTGGTGTTAGGCTCGGTGACTACATCATCAAGGGCATGAAGGGTGAGTTTTATCCCTGTGACCCTGAGGTGTTCCAGTCAAAATATGAGCCGGTTCAGGAAATGAAGGTGGACATTAGCCTTCAGGGTGGTGTCGTAACCGCTGAGCAAATTAACAGGGCGGTTGGTAAGAGGATTCAGCAGAGCAGGAGGTTCCAGGGTTGAGCGACGAAAACCCGCTGGAGACAATCTCTACGATTACAGAATTCAATGACCTGACAGAATTCATGAATGACCCACAGCTAGACAGAGCACTTGAGCTTGCGATTCGTTGTATTGCTCAGCCTGAAATTGCTGCGGTCAAGGCACCAAAGTTGATTGTAGAACTTCAGGCTATCTCATTTAAGTTTGCGGTGAAGGCAGTAGAGTATGCGACCATTAAGAAAGACCGGGCGGGTACAGAAAACAATCACCGAAAGAACGTGTACTACAGCACAAAGGAAGCATTGGACCGACTAGTAGATGCTTTGAAGTACGCTGCTAGAGCGTAAACTAGTCAACCAAGATTTCACGTGTTATAATTGATGTACAATAAAGAAACTAAGGATGAGATGGCTAGAGATATTATTCAGGGCCTGAAGTTTCGTGTACAGCCCAAGGGTTTCGACGCTAACAAGTTGTCCGAAATCCTTGAGGCTGCTTACATGCAGCAGAGGCGACCTGACAAGCACACACAGAAGAAGACCTTTTCGCCAAGCACAATTGGTTATGGTCACGGCACCTGCCCACGATATTGGTTCCTTGCCTTTACAGGTGGACCATATGTCGATGTGGTAGACGCTTTGGGCATTGCTAATATGTCTAATGGTACACAGGCTCATGAGCGCATCGAGAAGTTGTTTGATGACTCTGGTATCCGTCTCGGAAACGAGATTGAGATTACAATGACAGACCCGCCTGTGCGCGGGTTTGCTGACGTTGAAATTATGTGGGAAGGAGAAGAAGTCATTGGTGAAATCAAGACCACTCGACAGGAAGCCTTCCTTGTACGTCAGTCTACAATGAAGCCTAGTGCCAATCACCTCTTCCAGATTCTCATTTATATGCGTGCAAGAAAGCGCAGGATTGGCTTCTTGCTCTATGAAAACAAGAATTCTCAGGAATTCCTTATCATTCCTATTGAAATGAATGAGACCAACTCTGCCATTCTAGACAAGGCTCTGGATTGGATGAGAGAGGTTTATAAGTCATATGAAGAGGGTCAGGTTCCTGAGCGTCCCCTGACACGACGTAGTAAGATTTGCAAGAGTTGCCCATTTTATGAATGGTGCTGGAGCGATGACTCTCCAGAGGGAATGGTTGAAATTCCTGTAATGGAGGTTCCAAAGATTTGAAAACATGTGCATACGCTGAGTGTGGCCAAGCATTTGAGGCAAAGACGCATAATCAGCGTTATTGCTCAGATGACTGCTGCCGTAAGGCAACCAACGCTCGGTTGATGGAGCAGTACTACGAAAAGAAGGCCAGAAGGCAGGGCCACATTCGTGTATGCAACACTCCCGACTGCAATACTCGTCTGAATAGATATAACGACAGTAATGTTTGTGGGAAGTGTGAAGCAGAACAGAAGGCTAAGGCTCGCTCTGAACTGCTGTTGACTTTTTCAGGAATTTAATCGCTAATGGCACTAATCGACCTGAAGAGAACGAAAGCAAGCCGGGTTATGGGAATCGACTGTTCGACCCACTCACTTGCTTTCACTATCTTCTACAATAGAAGGCCCATTCAATGGGGAAAGATTATCTTTGAGGGTAACGACGTTTTTGAACGTCTAGAGGATGCGGCAAATAAGTTGCGGGCAGTCAAGGATGAATTCAATGTTGACTACATCGCATTTGAGGCAGCAATCCTTGCCAAGACAAAAAATGCAGACGTAACAATCAAACTCGCTATGGTGTACGGAGCCTGCATTGCAGAGCTTATGCGTAAGGGAGTAAAGGTTGTTACAGTTAAGCCGTTGTCCTGGCAGTCTTACATCGGTAATCCAAACTTCAAGGTGGCTGAAAAGAATGCCTTGAAGGCTGAATATCCTGGTAAGTCTGCTTCTTGGTACTCGTCTAAAATCAGAGAAATCAGGAAGCAGAGAACGATGGACTACTTCAATAAGAAGTGGCCCAAGATGGAACTTGAAGACAATGATGTTGGAGATTCCGCCGGGATTGCTTACTATGCCTACTACATGCTGACCACTCGTGGTACAGTAGACTGATAGGCAGGGCTTCGGCCCAAGCTAGGAGGTAACATGTGGGTTGGAATTACGGGTCACAGGCCCGAACGACTTGAAGACCACGAGGATGCTGTAAAGGAGCTTATCTCAGAGGCCCTGCAACATTATGGAGCTACCAGACTTTTTCAGGGCATGGCTGCGGGGGTTGACCTGTGGTCCGCCAAGGAAGCATGGAAGCTCAAGATTCCTTACACAGCCTGCAAGCCTTGGGCTGGTCATACACCACGTCAAGGTGATATGATTGAATACACGAAAGTTATCCGACACGCGGACCAGGTTGTAGATGTGTCACCACATTTTGATTATCCTGGTCCATGGGTTTACGGAAAGCGAAATGAATTCATTGTAGATAGTGTAAGGGCCATGATTGCAGTCTGGGATGGACAGCCTTACGGAGGAACGTACCATTGCATTTCATATGCATGGAGCAAGTCCATTCCAGTTCTGAGAATTGACCCGGAGGAGCGAGAAATTGGGTATGTCTCGGAAGAGGTACCATTCTAAGAAATGGCTATACAAAAGGTACATTCTAGAAAATAAAACTGTTGAGGAAATGGCTGAAGAATGCGATGTTTCCAAAATGACAATTTCTAGATATCTAGAAACATTTAATATCACTAAGAAAAGGTAAATGAAGTATACAATCTTTAACGTGAGTAGCGAAAGGCAGCATTATATTGACATGATGTTGCCCAAGCTATCAGCATGGGAGCGAGCACAGACCTATGTTGTAGATGCCCGGATTCCAGAGGAGTTCGAAAAGGCAAGACAGCGATTCCCTTACGACATCAAGTTCAATGCTAGAATTGGTCACATGGGAATCTGGTATTCTGTGCTCACAGCGCTGGAGGATGCACCCATCGTAACCTTTGAAGATGATGCACTCCTTCATGACAGATTCATCAGAGAATTCGATGCACGTGTTGCTGAGCTTCCAGAAGATTTTGATTTCTTCTCTCTCTTCCTTCCAAGAGACAGCGACCACATGTACAGCAGCGAAAAGGCTGCGGGATGGTGTATCACCAGGACGTATCAGAGATACGGCGGGGTTTCGATGTACTATTCTAAGCAGGGAGCTGAAAAGATTAAGGCTTTGCTTGAGAGAGATGGAATCACTGGTCAATATGACGATACTCTATATGAGTATTCAAAGACTGGTGAACTGAACGGGTACTGTTCAAAGCCATCCATGCAAGACCTTGTGTTCATCACTGGTAGTGAGAACAGTTCCGTACAGGAAACAGATTACGTATGAGAATGCTAATTATTGTGCCTACTAGAGGTAGGCCAGACAATGCCGCACGATTGTGGCAGGCTTTTATTGACACAGACACTCAGGCCGATGTAGTGTTTTGTGCAGACAACGATGACCCATCATTGGCTGACTATGATTCATTGGATATTCCTCTATGGGTTGGTCCAAGAAAGAGATTGGTCGGAACGCTAAACGATGTGTCCTCACATTTTGTAGATGACTTTGATATCATCGGCTTTCTTGGAGATGATACACTTCCCAAGGAAAAGAATTGGGACAGTCAGATTGTTGACAGCTTCCGAAAGAACATGGTCGCCTATGGAAATGATGGTCATCAGGGTGAAGGTCTTCCAACCGGAGTATTTTTGGACAGCAACATCATTAGAACTCTGGGGTACATGGTACCACCGACATTTATCCACTTGTTCGCAGACAATTACTGGAAGACGCTTGGCGAGGCTCTAGGCACGCTGACCTACCTACCAGACCTTGACATTGAGCATCTGCATCCGTATGCTGGTAAGGCACAGCATGACAAGACTTATGAGGAAGCAAATTCCGGGGCTGTTTGGGTAAATGATGAGCTAGCATTCCACAACTATGTGGAAAACCAGCTCTCCCTTGATGTGGAGAAATTGAATGCCTAACGTGTATACTGGAGGAACATTCGACTTGTTCCATGAAGGCCATGTAGAATTGCTCAGGTCTTGCAAGCGACTTGCTGGAGATGGTAAGGTTGTTGTTGCTCTGAACTCGGATGAATTTATCGCGCGGTTCAAAAACAATCCGCCAGTCCAGACTTTCCGTGAGCGTAAGACTGTGCTAGAGTCATGTCGTTACGTAGACCTTGTCATTGAAAATATTGGCGAGGAAGATTCAAAGAAAACCATCTTTGAAGCATGTAAAATCCATATGATTGAGGTAATTGCTATTGGTTCAGATTGGGCTGGTCGAGATTACTATGGTCAAATGGGTTTTACCAAAGAATGGCTTGACCGTAATGACCTGATTCTGGTCTACATTGACAGAAGGACAGGAATGTCCACAACTAAGATTAAGGACAAGTTGAAGAATGGTTCCTGAAGACGGACGATACAAAGGTATCGAGATTCCAGGAATGGTAAAACTTCACTGGGAATCCAAGCCGGGTCGTTGGTGGAGAAAGGGCGTAGATAGCGTTCTAGACAGTGATATGTACAAGGACAACGCCGAAAAGGCATGGATGTATGGAGATTTGGCAGAATGAAAGCGCTTGTATTTGTTGATACTGAGACTACGGGCCTTGACCCTAAGACTGATAAGTTGGTAGAAGTTACCTATGCAGTCGAAATGGAAGAGCCTGTAACGCTGTACTTTGGGGTCAAGAAGGTTCCTGCCTTTATCGATGACCTGACAAAGTTTTCCGTTCGCAAGGTTTATGATGAGCCAGAGGCTACGGAAGAGCAGAAGGAAACATTCCGCGAGGCTCTGAGGAATCAGACGATGGTTGCGGGTAACCCCAAGTTTGATGTAGGCTTCCTTGAAGCCAACGGATTGTACACGGCTCACTACCGGACACTTGATGTGCAGTCTTACGCTATGGCTAAGCTGAATCTTAGCTTTATGCCGAGCATGGCTGAAATCCACTTCGCACTTAGGGCGCGCGGCTTCAAGTTTACTGAGCCGGACCACTCTTCTCGCAATGACGTTCTGTTCATGCGAGAGGCATTCAACGTATTGAGGTATCAGATTTAATGATTATCGGCTTGGCAGGATATGCTAGGTCAGGTAAGGATTCGGCAGCCGATGCTCTTGAGAGTGTCGGCTTTTGCCGTATTGCTTTCGCTGACAAGTTGAGAGAGTTTGTATATGCTCTCAATCCTGAGGTTGACGGAGGTCCAATGGGGGTATATCCTCTAAAGGAAATCATCGACCAGCACGGATGGGGAGGTTACAAGAACACGTATTGGGGAGATAGTATTCGAGAGCAGCTTCAGTTTATTGGAACTGACTGTGTGAGGAATATTCTAGGTCCAGATACCTGGGTTAACGCCACATTTAACGCCATCGACTTCAGCAAGGATTATGTCATCACTGATGTCAGATTCCCCAATGAAGCGGAAGGTATTAGAGAAAAGGGCGGACGGGTTTACAGAGTGCTTCGTGAAGGTGTTGGCCCAGCCAACAGCCATTATTCAGAAGTAGCCCTAGACGATTTCTCATTTGATGATGTCATTTTGAACTATGGGACTCTAAGCGAATTCCATGAGACAGTAAGGAGCATGTTCCTTGAGGGTAGGAATTGACCTTGATGGTGTCTGCTACAATTTTGCAGACTCATTCATTCATTACATTAGCGGTATTGACCACAGCTACACGATTCCCAAGTATGATGGGGAAGTGGACAAGTGGCACTTTTATCGAGACTGGGGCATGACTGACGAAGAGTTCGTGAAGCACTGTCACAATGGTGCAGACGACATGATTATCTTCCGGCAGGGCGGTCAGCGAGATAATGCAGCGGAGGCCATCGATTTTATGAGGGCCTTCGGCAACACCATCCACATCGTGACTGACCGTTCCTTTGGGAGCACTCCTGAGTCATCTGAGGAGAACACTAAGTGGTGGCTCTTCAGTCATGGTATTCACTATGATACACTGACCTTCTCGGCAGATAAGACCTGTGTTCCTACCGATGTCTTCATTGAGGACAAGTTGGAGAACTACGATGCACTTGTTGCGGCGGGTGTTGACTGCTATCTTGTAGACAGGCCATGGAATCAGGACGACACCAAGTATCGTAAGCGGGTTCGAAGCATTCAGCAATTCGCTACTCTGGTCGGATGTATGTCTATTTGACTTTTTCAGTCAACCAGAATACAATTGACCTAGAAAGGAAATTATGCCAATTTATACATACTGGTGTCAGTGCTGTGACAATGACCAAGAGAAATTGATTCCCATCGCGCAACGTGATGAACAGAAGTGCGATGAATGTGGTAACCGACTCATCCGAGCCATTGATAGGCCAGGAGCAGTTTGGGCACCCACTAGCACAGGTGGAGGTATGAAGGTATAATGGCACCAAGGGCAAAGAGCGCTGCCAATCCAGATTCATGGTGGCAGGGCGCGTATCAGAATCATGCGACAATTGAAGCCTCATTCGAATATGAGTTCAATGGAGATACGATGGTTCCTGGTACGAAATTCAAGGTAAAGTACCATAGGGGTGAATTTAAGTTCCGTTGTCTTGCGACCAACACCGTGACTGGAAAGACATGGGTTGATTGTATTGAAGTAGGTTCTGCATTCCGGTCCTTCTATCCAGAAGCGATTAAGGGTGTAGTCAAGCCTAAGACAAGGCGACGACGAACTAAGAAGGCATGAGACGTTTTAACCTAGTAAGAAATGAAGATGAGTCCGGTGTCTCTGGCACCGGAACCGTCGCACAGGGAATTCAGTTTGACACTGGACGCTGTGCTATGGCGTGGCTAACAAATATTTCCAGCATTGCTATTTATGACAGCATTGAAGATTTGGTGAAGATTCATGGCCACGGCGGTAAGACTGTGATTGACTGGATTGACACTGTAAATGGCTAAGGAAATCGAACTACTCGACAGATACGAGCAAATTAATGCCGTAGCCCAGATGTATATCAAGGGCACCACGAACCCAACTACTATTGCTAAGGAGTTGGGTATTAAGCGTGCAGAGGCTCTTGACCTCATTGAAGAGTGGCGAGACATCGCCAAGAGTAATGATGACATTCGTGAGCAGGCTTCGGAGGCTTTGCAGGCGGGTATTCAGCACTATTCAATGATTATTGAGCGCTTCTGGGAAACTGTTGAGCAGGCCGATACCGGAAACGATTACAAGACAAAGAATGCGGTACTGAAGAACATCGCTGATGTTGAAGCAAAGAAGATTGATATGCTTCAAAAGGCCGGGCTATATGATGATGCCTCCCTCGGTGATGAACTAGCAGAAATGGAAGAGAAGCAGGCTATCCTTGTAGCTATCCTTAAGGAAGTTACAAGTAACTGTGACCATTGTAAGTTTGAAGTCGCTCGTCGCCTGGCAAAGGTGACGGGTAAGACCGAACCAGTAACTATTGCTGGGGAGGTAGGCGAATAATACCCTGCCGCGAAAGCGGTGGGGTTATTCGTGTTTCTCATGAATCTAGATTTTAATGACCTACTGAACATGCTTGATGGAGAGGACTTTGAAGAGCGTCCTGTGTCCATTGAGGAATTCGTGCAGTCGGAAGACTATTTGAATCTTCCTACCCTGTCCGAGAATCAGTACAAGCTTATCAAGGCAAGCAGTCAGATTTACAAGAAGACAACTCTTATTGCTCTATATGGAGAGCTTGAGGCTGAGAAGCGATTTGCAGAAACAATGAATGAGGTTATCTTCCAGCTCGGAAAGGGTTCTGGTAAGGGTTATACTTCATCTATTGCTTGTGCATACATCGTGTACCTGCTGATGTGTCTAAAGGACCCGGCCAAGTATTATGGCAAGCCACCTGGTGACCACATCGCAATTCTGAACATCGCTATTAACGCTGCGCAGGCTCAGAACGTCTTCTTCAAGTACTTCAAGCAGCGCATCACATCAAGCCCGTGGTTCGCAGGTAAGTACACAGAGAAGGCTGGAGAATTCCAGTTCGATAAGAACGTGTTCGTTTACTCTGGCCACTCCGAGCGTGAGGCTTGGGAGGGTTATAACGTAATCTTCGTTATTCTTGACGAGATTTCAGGTTTCGCTCTTGATTCAACTTCTGGAAATGAGCAGGCAAAGACGGCTTCCGCAGTTTACAAGATGTACAAGCAGTCTGTGACTTCTCGATTCCCTGAATTCGGGAAGGTAGTTCTTCTGTCGTTCCCCCGTTTCAAGAATGACTTCATTCAGCAGCGCTATGCAGATGTTATTGCTGAGAAGGAGACTATTACCAGAAGCTATCGTTTCAAGGTAAACCCTGACCTTCCTGACAACACGGAAGGAAATGAATTCGATATTGAGTGGGAAGAAGACCACATCATTTCATATCGAATTCCAAAGGTGTTCGCCCTCAAGCGACCAACGTGGGAAATCAACCCGCTCATCAAGCTTGACGATTTGATGGCGGCGTTCTATGATGACCCGATTGACTCGCTGTCTCGTTTCGCCTGTATGCCACCTGACGCCATCGACGCGTTCTTCAAGGACCGTGCCAAGATTGAGTCAGCCTTTTCCTCACAGTCTTCCCTAAAGGAGGACAACAGCTTCCGCCCAGACTTTATCCCGAACCCTGAGAAAAGGTACTACGTCCACGTAGACCTTGCTCGTGTGCACGACCATGCGGCGGTTGCTCTGGCTCACGTGGAAAAGTGGGAACAGAGAAATATCGGCGGCAACTTGACAGAGCCAGCACCCGTAGTTATCGTGGACCAGGTTCGTTACTGGACACCTAGCAAGACGAAGAACGTAGACTTTACAGAGATTCGTGAATATATCCTGAGCCTGAAGAGGCGCGGGTTCAATATTCGTCTCGTTACGTTTGACCGCTGGGAGTCTGCTGACACCATGCAGTACCTCAACGACCGTGGTCTAAGAGCAGAACGTCTGTCTGTGGCAAAGAAGCACTACGAAGACTTTGCGATGGTTATTGCTGAGCAGAGAGTAGTAGGACCAAAGATTGAGCTATTGATTGAAGAACTCTTGCAGCTTCGTATCATGAATAATGACAAGGTTGACCACCCTAGAAAGGGAAGTAAGGACTTGTCTGATGCTGTTTGTGGAGCTATCTTCAATGCAATTGCACATACTCCTAGAAACCTTGACGAAACAATTGAGGTCAAGACACTAGAGTCTGTACATAGAGAAGTCCGACAGAACAAGTTGGATGAATACGAGCAGGCAAAGGCAGATGGGGTTATTAGGGCACCTAGGCGACAGATGCCGCAGGAGCTTGAAGATTTTCTTGCCAGAATCTCCACCATCTGAGGCTTGACACGGGACGTAGGTCCCGTTAGACTAGAAAAAGATTAAAACAATTAGTAGCAAAGAGATGAAGATTAGTCTAGTAGATTCTAATGAAGTATGTAAGTGTGTAGGGAAGCACATCCCGAAGCCAACCAAGCTCTACCGAATTGATTATTCGGGCGGGTTTATCTTCGTGTGTCCTACAGCCTACTTGAATCTGGTATCCTTGGAAGAAGAGTACGTGAAGCATGATGGTCTTCCGCCGGGTTCAGTAAGAAAGCACTTCTCAGAATTTACTCATGAACTGTACAGGCTCTTGACCAAGTAGTTGCAGAGCCCAGAAGCTTGTGGTAGACTAAGAACATCGGGTTGGCCACTCGTTAACATGGCTATTGTGGGTATAGGAAAGTTTGGTAATCCGCTTGCTTTGGGAGCAAGAGACCGCAGGTTCGAATCCTGTTGCCCGCACGTGAGGTTAGAGTTTCGCCCTCTCCAGGGAAAGAGCACAGCATCCGTAAGGGCTGGAGGAAAAACTCACTAATCGGGATGTAGCTCAGCTTGGTCAGAGCGCGCGGTTTGGGACCGTGAAGTCGTAGGTTCGAATCCTATCATCCCGACTTCCTGAATAAAATGCCATGCAAAGGAAAGTCAAATGAATGACATAATGACACGTGAGGAAATCATCCTTGCGATTGAGGCTAGAGACGGTTTAGACTGTTTCTTGTGTAAGGAACCTTTCTCAAAGGATGTAAACAGTCCCTTGTTTGAGGTAACTATTGACCACTGGTACCCACAGTCTATTGCTTTTGCAGAGGGTTGGACGTATGATGAGGTCAATGCACTCTCGAACTTGAGAAAGGCACACAGACCTTGTAACGCAAATAAGGGTGACCTGATTCCTAACCCTGATGGTACTCTTCCACAGAGGCCAGTCAAGGAAAGGACAATCAGACTCCCGCGTCCAATGTCATGTGATACCTGCATGAATGGTAGGATTCTTCTTCTTGGAGAAATTTGCCCAGACTGTAATTCTGGACCACAACCCAGAGCATTCCCTAAGACTCTTCAGAAGACTCCAAAGGAATGTGACCACAGTAGCTATCACTGTTGGATGTGCGTCATCGGCCACATCCCACGAAAGTCTGCACTCCAGACGATAATTACTGGATGACTTGACACCCCAGTCGTCAGGTGGTAAGGTAGTAACACGCCCTCAGGAACCGGCGATAATGTTCCTCGCAGTTACATCTCTGCGACAGCAAAAGATGGCTATGCTCCGTCGTATAACGGCAATACATTCGGCTCTGGACCGAAGAATTGAGGTTCGAATCCTTGCGGGGCAGCAAAGTCAAGTGCGACGGTACTTGACGGGAGTGGCGGAACGCCTTACTATGGAGGTAACGCACATCGGGGCCTAACCAGCCGGTTGATAACCAAACTGATGGTCTAGACTAACGGAGTACATAGAGGTCTAGTGCCGGAAAACTTAATCCGGTCTCCCACATATCTGCTTGGTGTAATGGTAGCACAAGAGATTCCAAACCTCTTAGCGTGGGTTCGATTCCTACAGCAGGTGCTTGACTTCCAAATTTGGGGGTGTCATAATGGTATACAAGTTGAAGGCTCTGTTCTTCAAGCTTCGCCCGGTGGTTGATAAGCTACTGAGCAGATGGTACACTAGAAGAACAAAGTAAGAAACAAGCTTTCGGGTCGGATGTAAACGGTTATCTTTCAATTTGGTGAATACAATATCCCGTTTACAACAACACATCCGAATCATTGGGGTATAGCTCGGTCTGGTTAGAGCAATCGTCTGATAAGCGATAGGTCGTGGGTTCGAATCCCACTGCCCCAACTGTGTGGGTCGAATGTTATCGATTATCTTCCAAACAGCGGGTTATAGGTTCGAATCCTATCCACGGCTTTCATGTCGTGGTAGCTCAATGGGTAGAGCAGCAGTCCTAAAAATACGATAGCAACAACATATCCACCAAGCTTGCGGGTCGGAGACATTCGGTTATCTTTGATTCCAATAATATCAGAATTCCGGTTCGACTCCGGATTGCGAATGAATAGGGGTAGGCCCAGCTAGCTCTGAAATGTTAGTGAATTCGCACCTTCCGATGTCATATATATCCGCATATAATGGAGAGTCAATCCGATTGGCGACGGAACTTGTCTTGAAAACAAACGAGGTGTGAAAGCCCTTGGGGGTTCGACTCCCCCACTCTCCGCTTCCTAGTACTAAGGAGTAGTATGACTGAGACAGAAAATGTCGGTCCTTCTTCCTACCAGCTAGCAATCATCCTTGCTCTTCAGAGCAAGCACGTGTATGCTAATACGGTAGATGAGAACGAGATTGCACGACGACGTAAGGCAAGCAAGCGGGCGCGACTACAGCGCAGAGTAAATAGAAGGCTTGACACGACACGTCGCTCGTGATAAGGTTTTAACAGAACAACAGATGGTCGGCAAGCAGGTAAGTGAGGGCTACAGGAGCTTGAACCACAACACCCTTCACCATCACATGCGTCGTTAGTTCAGCGGTCAGAGCACTGCCCTGTCAAGGCAGAAGTCGCGGGTTCGAATCCCGTACGGCGCGCATATTAAAGTAACTGTTGCCTATTGATTGGAATGAAATGGCACGCGTTAAGAAGTTTGACCTTGTCGAGCTTGACAAGGACGGCTGGTTCTCTGCTAAGGTTAGCGGAAAGTTCCGGGGTCTGGTTGAGAAGACAGGTCGTAGCAACTACACTCTCCACCTTGGCAAGGGTGACGTGACCAACTTTACTACAAAGAAGGCACTAGAGACTTGGCTCACAAACAAGTGGGCTTCTAACTAAATACTTATAGCGTTCGGGTCGGAGGCTTTCGTTTATCATTGGCGAATAAGACGATTGCTACCAACATATCCGCTCACTAACTTCTAGGCCCTAACAATTTCGGGTCGGATGTTCCTCGGTTATCTAAATTATACTGTGAATATAAAGGTGTCGGTTCGAATCCGGCTAGTCTCCCTTTCGTGGAGGCTATGGTGTAATGGCAGCACTAAGAATCCCCCGAGAACGCTACATATCCGTCATAATTGTTAGGGCCTAAGCTATTTCCAAAAACAAGGAGAGAATCATGCCTCAGTACGAGAAGAAGCAGAAGATTACCGCGAATCTTGTCCGCAAGTATGGTGAAGAGCACTACCGAGTTCTTGACGACTATGAGATGATGCGGCTGAAGTGTTCTGGTAGGGTTGTTCCGGAAGGCAAGATGACTGAGAACAGCAAGTACATCATCAGCTATTACATCGAGAAGGACTAATTAATGAAGACAGTCTGGGGTCAGGAAGTTTCTGTAGGCACCCTAGTTTATCGTGGGGCTCGTTCTGGAAGCTCTTCCGAATACAAGGTCGGTGTGGTACAGTCTTTCAGCAAGGGGAAGCCACGAGTTAACTGGCTCTATGAACAATCTGGAAAGTGGTTCTGGATTGGTGATGAGCGAGTGTGGTATGCTTACCCAAGTGCGCTGAAGAACAGCTTCGGCTCACCCGCTCCAGAGAGCATCGTTCCGATTGATGTTGACCTTGAAGAGCTTGAGCGACAGTCCGGCTTCTTTGAGCAACTAAAGTACGACACAAAGTTTGTAGACCAGTCCGAGTTCGACTATGCATTCGACAATTGGAGGAATGATGGCTGAGTGGAAAGAGCGTTTTAACGAGGCGCTAGCTGCGATGCTTCGTGAGGAATATGACCTTGACGCCGTTAAGGTTGTGTCCTTTGAAGACACTGAGCAGTCTGGTGGTTATTGTGAGACGTGTTATTACGAGTACATCGAATGTGTAATCAAGTACGAGAACTCTAAGGGTGAAACCGAAGAGTATCGCTACTATGGTTCATTCGCTGAACTTGTCGGTTCTCTCTGAGAATCCCGCCGGGTTTACCCGGCAAGCTTATAATCCATGCCCATAATGGGCCGAAACGAAAGGAAATTTCGAAATGAAGAACTCTCTCGGTAAGTACGCTGCTTCTCAGAAGGCAGAGCGTACTTCAACGCCTCAGACCAAGCGGACTCCGGGACGCACTGATGAGGTAAAGAACAACGCTGGTGGTTTTACGTTTCAGGTGAACGACAAGACTCGTCTTGAGCGATTCCTGATTCTTGGAACCGACAAGGGTACGTACTACGTCAAGGAGCAGAAGCTCACCGCGCAGAACGTTGACTTTGTCCGTGAGCTGATTCGCAAGGATGAGCGCATGGTGGTTGACACTGTTGTGGATGTCTCTGTAAATGGTCGTGCGGCTAAGAATTCTCCTGCACTCTTCACCATGGCTCTGGTTATGGCAGAGGGTCAAGATAAGGCTTACGCTCGTGAGGCTGTGACGAAGGTTGCTCGTACTTCCACTCACCTGTTCGAGTACGCACAGTACATCGATGACCTTGGTGGTTGGGGTCGTGCAAAGCGTCAGTCCGTGGCGGGTTGGTATGAGGGCAAGGATGTAGATTCTCTCGCATACCAGGCTGTAAAGTACCGTCAGCGTAATGGCTGGACTCACCGTGACCTTTTCCGTCTCTCTCACCCAAAGGGTGTTGACGAGAAGGTTGGTAAGTTCATCCTCAATGGCGAAGTTTCCGAGACTTCTCCGCTGATTATTGAGGGTTTTGCCAAGATGCAGAAGGCGAAGTCTGTAAAGAATGTCCTTGATGTTCTTGAAGAGTTCCCTTACCTGCCTTGGGAGACCATTCCTACGCAGTTCCTCACGGACGCTAAGGTTTGGCAGACCCTCTTTTACCAGGGTTCTCTTGGTCAGACTGCACTTCTTCGTAATGTGAAGCGATTCGCTAAGATGGGTGCATTCAATGACATGATGTTCGCTGGTGAAGTCGCTAAGCGTCTTGCTGATGCAGAGGCTATTCGAAAGGGTCGGGTTCACCCTGTCTCTTACCTGAATGCTCTTTACATCTACACCAAGGGCGAGTTCGCTCGTACTGGTTGGTCTGGCGCACGGTCTAAGGACTGGACGACCAATGCCAAGGTTGCTGGTGCTCTTGAGGCTGGTTTCTACAATGCCTTCGGGAATGTAGAGCCTGCAAACAAGCGCACGATGGTAAGTATTGACGTTAGCGCGTCAATGACTTGGCAGGCACCTGCGGGTCTTGTTGGTCTGGATTGCCGAGAGGCAGCCGCAGCAATGGCTATGGTGCTGGTTCGTTCCGAGCCTTACGTTACTGTTAATGCATTCTCTACGTATCTTCAGGATGCTGGAGTTTCCGACAGTGACTCTCTTCAGACGGTTATGAACAAGATTAGTCGTCTCCCAATGGGAGGCACTGACTGTGCACAGCCGATGCTCTTTGCAGCTCAGAACAACATTGAGGTTGACACCTTCACGGTGTGGACTGACAATGAGACTTGGGCTGGTAGGGTGAAGCCTTTCCAGGCTCTGAAGCAGTACCGTCAGCAGACTGGTATTGACGCAAGGCTGGTTGTCGTTGGTCTTGAGGGTAACGAGTTTACCATTGCAGACCCAACAGACAAGGGAATGCTTGACGTTGTTGGATTTGACGCTAACGCCCCTGGTGTTATTGCCAACTTCAGCGCTGGTCGAGTGTGACCAAAGAACCCCGCCGAATGGGCGGGGTTCAAGCTTGTAAGGAGAAATAAATGTACTATGGAATTGCAGGTGGCGCTCAAGTATACGTTGACTGTAAAATGAATTATCAAGATGTTGACGTATGGGATACCATTGGCTCGTTTAAGTTGACCATGGATAAAGAATGGACGCTTACAGCCAAGTACGATGACATGACAGTCAAGGTGTCTGTGAGGAGCTACGGAAATGATGACAGGCGAGTAGTTATCTCTACCTTGCTCGCACCCCTGAAGCAATTCGAAGACAGCGCAATTTATGTTGCCTCGGTAGCAGCCATTGAAACCAAACTAGGCTTCAAGGTGGACAGGGATATTCCGGCGGGTATTGGTGAAATCACAGATACAATTGTGTGGAATGACAGAGTAGAGTACGAAATGTATATCAGTCACTCCATTAGTTCTAACTGGATTAAAGAGCCACTGCTTCTTGTCGAGCATATTGAAGACACCTTTAAGATTAGGATTTCAATGACTATTGATGGTCAAAAGGCAGCCGTAGAGATTGGTGATGAATTGTGGTTGGACAATCAAGAAAATGTTCTTAATTATGCCAAGCACATGTTGATTGACTCCTTCTATGAAAAGAAGTGGTCTCCACAACTGACATATCTCAAGTATTACATGTTTGAAGATGAGATGAAGGGTGTGTCTGGCGAGTCTGCCCACATAGCCATGAAGGACATGGAATGGGCTCACATTGGATTTACTGAGGAGCTGGAAATTAAGGGTCCTCACCAGTTCACTGTGAAAAATCCGGCGGCGGAGATGCATATGTACAAGCATCCCAGCGCTGAAGACCACAGAGTGCGAGAGCTTCCAGCCCTTAACGAAAGGGTAAAGCATCCCATCACACAGCAGACAGGAACACTGAAGAGTGTTATCATTAGTTTGAACGATGGTGCTAAGTGGACCAGAGAGCAAATTGCTGACTGGCTTGAGACTCTGGACATTGACATTTCATTCAAGACTAAGGAGAATGATGAACAAGATTGATGAGAAGGCGAAGGAACTTCAGGCGACCATTGACGAGATTGGTATGTCGGTTTACACTGGCTACACTCTTGCTGATGCTATTCGTGAAGGCTCTTCTGTATCAACTCAGGAGTATGGTTGGGGCAATGGTGAGACAGCCTGTGCTTTGACCAGTGCGGTTATCGCTGCAAAGGCTCGTGGCTACGTCGATTGACATGCGCCGAGTTTTGTAGTAACATAGAAACACAGAGGGAGTTACGTCTTAATAACGTAGGGCTAACTCCTTCATGCTTCCGTAGGCTAATGGATAAACCCTGGTGCTACGAACGCCATATTGTCGGTTCGAATCCGGCCGGAAGCGCAATGGTGGACCGTACAATCCACCAAGTCACTGTAGTTTAAGTATGGGAATAAAACATCCGTCCTAGGATAAGGACGGATGCACACGCGACCCGTGCCAGTGACGCTTGCCTCTGTAGAGTAATGGATAACTCAGCAGCCTTCTAAGCTGTAAAATGCAGGTTCGAATCCTGTCAGGGGTACTTTATGAGAGACAAAATGCTTCGTAAAAGGTCCTCTTGGAGGACTTGGACCAAGACTTATGGGTCTGAGCAGAAAAGAAATGACCGCGCATTTGAGAAGAAGCAGTGGAGAAAAGAATGGCTGAGCGAAAGCTAACAGTATACTTTGAATCAGGCGATGACATTGATGAAGACGAGTTCTTCGAATATGTTCATCGCTTTTTCTGTAAGAATCCCAACGACCCGAACGTAGAAAATTGCAGGATTTATGCAATGACCGCTCAAAGTGTAGTTGAGGAAGAAGACTAGGCGTGCTATGATTGGTCTAACAAAGCCAAAGTAGGAGGCACGTTGCCTAAGAGAAAGTTCTTCTACGATACTGAGTTCCATGAAGACGGAAAAACAATTGACCTAATTTCAATTGGAATGGTCCGTGGAGATGGAAAAGAATATTACGCAGTATCTTCAGAAGCAGATTACAGAAAGATTTATGAGAACAGTTGGCTCATGAATCATGTTATGAACACGATTCCACACGTTGTAGTGGAAATTCCTAACGATGGTGGTTTCACCATTATTCCAACAGGTCCGGATGTCAAAACTCGTGCAGAGATTCGAGACGACATCATGAACTTTGTTGGTGAAAGCCAGGACTTGTTCAATGACCCTCATGGCGAGGCAAAGGCTGAGCTATGGGCTTGGTATGCCGATTATGACCATGTAGCATTGTGTCAACTATTCGGTAAGATGATTGACTTGCCTGAGAAGTTCCCAATGTTTACCCGAGATTTGAGGCAGCACTGGGAATACTGCGGTTATCCTGAACTTCCACGTCAGGATGATGGAGAGCACAACGCACTTGACGATGCCAGACACAATCTGGTAATGTGGAAGTACATGGAGGAGCACTGCAAGCAATATGGAAACACACGTTTTCTCGGTAATGCTTCAAGTTGAGGTAGAAGCACCATCAGAGGATGATGCTCGTGAAGCCATCAGAGATTGCTTCGGAGAGGGTAGCAACTGTGGTGCAAACGTGGTAGAGTATGAGGTGCTTGACCATGCTAGACTTGACTGACATCGAAAATCGCGGGGTTACGTTCAAAAAGTTTTGTGGACTTGATGCCGAAGATGGTGTAGGATGTACAGAAGAAGCGGTAGGAGACATCACCGCTGAACTGGAAGATGGAGTAAAGATTCCAGTCCCAGTATGTGAAGGTCATCTACAAGAACTCATTGCCGCTTACAATGTTGAGCAAGTGAGTTGACAGTGACACGAACTCTTGCTATGATAGAAGAGTTCCTGGGGGCTTAGCTCAGTTGGTAGAGCGCTTGCCTTGCAAGCAAGAGGTGGGGGGTTCGATTCCCCCAGTCTCCACTGACCATATTTGGTCTACAAAGGGGGGGTGTACAGAATGTTGTACACACTACTAGTAATCTTGGTAATCATCGTTATCTTGATGCTTATCTTCTAAGGGGGTAAGTATGAGAGGCAGCGATGTAGTATGGACGATTGCAGGAGTTCTCTTTGCGATTGCTCTAATCGTCTGGCTTGCGGACAACGTAAGCTTCTGATAGAGTAAAGCTAGAAGGCTCTGAGGGAGGTCTGGTTAACACTGAAGTTGGTTAGGTGTTAACATCGGGTGAGACGCGGAACCAAACCTACGTCACTTTCCCTCACATGCTCCGGTAGCTCAGTTGGCAGAGCAGGCGGCTCTTAACCGTCGTGTCGGGAGTTCAAGTCTCCCTCGGAGTACGTATAATTAAAACACCCTCGTTGGTTTCCGGCGGGGGTTTTATTTTTAGGGATGTCTCATGATGAGCGACGCTATTGACAAGGCAGTTGAAGCATGGCATACTTCAGGTGATGAAGAGACCCGCTCACTGCAAGAGTATCTGGACATGAATGATGCTGAATTCCAGGTGTGGGTGGTTACAGGCAGGATGACTGAATCCTACCTTGACAGGCATCCAGAGATGATGTAAGATATAAGAACAAGGCGTCGAGAGACGCTATGGCTCGGTGGTGAAATCGGTTATCACGTTTCCCTCATAAGGAAGTATTTCGGGTTCGAGTCCCGGCTGAGCTACTGCGGAGTGGACAAGTGGTAAGTCGCTGGCCTCATAAGCCAGAGAACGTCTCAAATGGTTCGAATCCTACCTCCGCCACTATGAATAACACAAGTTAAAAACCTTCTTCGTCAGAAGGAGGTGATTAAATTGCCAGGACCAATGTCCCGTCCAGATGGACACCGAGAGTCTTGCGAAGAGCGTAAAGCTCGTGGTAAGATGCTCATGAATGGAAAGACTCCGAAGACCGGAAAGTCTTCAAGGTGAGCGCAAGCTCATCCTGTCCCTTTAGCTTAGTTGGAAAAGCGTTCGGTTGAAGCCCGAAAGTCTGCGGTTCGATTCCGCGAGGGGACACTTTATCGTCTAACAAAGGATAGTACAATGGGTTGGTTTAAGAGTGAACCCAAGGAAACGCCCAGAGAGACGACCGATGAAGAAGAGGCAGAGGCTAGCTTGAAGTTCGCTACTGCTTCTGGTAGATTTGGTCCAGTAGGAAGGCGAGATGCAACATGGACGACATCCGGCGAGTAAGCGATGAAGACCTGAACCGTCCTGGTCCGGGTTCACTTACAGACGAACGAGCTGCTGAAGCACTTGGTCTTGAAATGGATGAGCTTATCCGTATCATGGATGTGTGGATGGAGTTCGCTGGTGAAGTTGCACGAGAGCGCATGAGGCGTCGCAAGGAACGGCTTGCCAACAAGGATAGAACGGTGGTAGAGTAGTGAGCATGACACCGGAACAGCATGAAGCATTCAAGGCTCGTGCAGAAGCGGCGGGTATCCCGATGAGCTTCCCTGAAGTCACAGAAGAGCGCAAGGAAGAGATTCGACAGTACTTCCGAGACAACCCTCCAGTTGACTATCTGTCCTTGATGAAGTAAGATGGTAGTACCGCCCGAAAGGGCAATGGATGTATAACGCGTAATTGGTAGCGCCACGGCCTGTAAAGCCGTTGTCCGAAAGGGCTCTGGGGGTTCAAGTCCCTCTGCATCCACTGTGTCGGTAGCTTAATGGTAGAGCGTTGCGTTGTGGTCGCAATGGTTGCGGGTTCAAATCCCGTCCGACACCCCAGTCCCTATGTGCGAGAGGCTAGCAAGCAGTCTGCAAAACTGTACACGTCGGTTCGAATCCGACTAGGGGCTCTATACATTCCCCACCTGAATGTAGAAGGTGAGTCTGGACCTTTCCAGCTAAATGAATTAGATTCAGCCTGTGTAAGTGGTACGGGACTCCTCTAGCAGGGAGATTTGCCCAAGGAAATAAGCCCGTGAAAGTCCTTGGCACCACAGACTAACATGTGCTAGCATGGTGGTGGTTCCGAAGAAGAGATTAGTCACCTCCATTCGGTTTTGTTATTGGGAACTGACGGACTATGTCCTAAGCCCTAAAGGGTGTTTCACCAGTCGTCACCTTGTAAATCTAGGCTGGAGCGGGTAATGTAAGTCAGGGGCGTGGAGCCCAAACCTTACAGAATGGCCAAGGTTAGTCACCTTCCCGTGAGATAACTCGTGGTACCCCATCACACGTAAACCTGGGGCACATTCCTCCGTAGCATAACGGCAGTGCAGCAGACTGTTAATCTGTACAGTCCTGGTTCGAATCCAGGCGGGGGAGCCACACGCACAGAATTGCGACAAGAACGGATTTGGAACTCACATAATAACCATGGTAAAAGTGAGGAAAGATGAAGGGGAGATAGTGAAGAGCGGTGGGGCTGCGTAATGGCGGCTATGCCACCCGCGTGGGACCAAGCCTCTATGGTGTAAGGGATGCACAATAGTCTTCGGAACTATTAGTCCGGGTTCGAATCCTGGTGGGGGTACTAGCCGATAATTCCAAATGAATTATCGGCTTTCTTTATAGGCTCTTGAAGTTCAATGGATGAACAACTCCCTCCTAAGGAGCAGGTTGCTGGTTCGAATCCAGTCAGGAGCACTGCAAAGAGTAAATGGGGGTACTGTGGTTCGACTCCACAGGTCTAGGGGTCTAGTTTAAAATCATGGCCAGAGCCGAAGGTTCGATTCCTTCACTCTTTGCTCAAGGGGTAGCTTGGTTTCGACTTTGCTAATCAGGAATATAGACGCAGCCGTTCTTTGGTAAGAGAACTGAAACAGACCAAACACATAAATGCAAACTCTAAGAATGCATCTGCCTACGCCCTAGCGGCGTGATGGCCGGGTTAGTGGGGGACCTAGGAACAGAATGCCCCACCCAAAACAGCTCTCCGGAGCACTTGTGAAGATTGTGTGCAACACCTAGTAGTGTGATTGACATGGCTGTACATCGGATATATGCTAGATAGTGAAGGACGCGGGTTCGACTCCCGCCTACTCCACAAGATAGGAAGAAAATGAAAGTATCAAATCTCTACATCTACGGTTCCAGTGAGTTCCTTCGTAGACTAGAAGAAGAGTACGTATTCCTGGGAAGGTCTGTTAGACTTGAAGAGGACCGACTTATCGTCTTCGCACTTCCGCGAAGGAAGAAGAACACCAAGAAGTCTCCCAAGGGCAAGTCACGCAGGCGTTGACAAAGCCGGACGGGGTTTGATAGACTTCTATTGGTCAGCACGAAAGAGTTGACCAAGCTTGTACTGAACAACCATACGGCGTAAGCCCGGCAAGGCGTCACGGCCAAACCGGCAGACCAAAATTTCCTGGCCAAGGGTGGTTGACTCGGTATTGACAGTTCGCACGTGACTCTGATACTGTCAAGTTGTAGCACACGGACAAGGCTTAGGCGGATGAAACAAGCCGGTGGGATGCGAGTGGTGATGCTACAATAAACGGGAAGTAAGCCATCTATACCTACGACACTGCTTCCTAAGTTGTCACCCATAAGGTCATAAACCGTGAGGGAAACCACAGCGGATAATCTTTCCCAGCTAGGTATAGACGTGGGGACCTGAGGGTGATAAGCTTCTACAGCAGGCAGGTCGAACGCCTTAGACAAGTATTCAGGGCACTGAACAAGCACGTAACACCCATTCGACAGGGTACAAAGTTACCGCCTGATTGAATACATGCTGTAGGCTGTGAGGGTAACCGGAAATGCTCTCACAAGCTTCCTTTGTAAGCTTCAAATATTGCCAATCAAACAAAGGATTACCATGCTGTACATTGTTCTCGCAAGTATTCTGGTTATTGCAATTCTCATCCTTGGGGCTATGTTCCTCTTCGGAAAGAATCCTGACAATGACTATGGTGTCCCAGTCAAGTCCATTGGTCTTGTTGGCGGCATCGTTGCAACGGTCGCGCTTCTTCTTCTGACTTTCTTCATGTCGCTTACCACTGTTGGTGCGCGTTCTGTTGGAATTCAGACGGCATTCGGTCGTTACCAGAACACTCTCGATAACGGTCTTCAGTTGACCGCTCCGTGGTCCTCTACTGAGGAGTTCTCTACCCAGGTTCAGTACCTTGACCTTGACTCTACTGATGGTGGAGATGACGCTGTAAGCGTTACTTTCAAGGGCGGTGGCGGTGGTACCGTTTCGCTCACCCCTCGTTGGTCTATCAATGAGGACAAGGCGGAAGACCTGTGGAAGAAGTACAAGACGTTTGACAAGGTTCGTAATCAGCTCGTGAATTCTTCTGCGAAGGATTCTGTTCGTGTGGTAGTGTCCAAGTACACTCCGAATGACGCTCGTGATGGTGAGAATCTTCGTCCGATTGCTGACGAGATTCAGAGGGACCTTGCTCAGTCTCTTGCTGATGACGGAGTGAACATTGACTCTGTTAGCATCAAGAAGATTACGCTTGACGCTCGTTCTCAGGCTTCTCTTGATAAGATTGTTGAGGCTAACAACAACGTCGAGCGTGCAAAGGCTGAGCGTGAGCGTGCCAAGATTGACGCTGAGACTGCTAAGATTCGTGAGCAGTCGGGTCAGCTTTCCGAGAAGGCTGCACAGCGTTTCTGCCTTGAGATGATGAACAACTGGGATGTAAAGAAGAACGGTCCTCTTCAGGCCGGTTTTGTTTGCCCCGGTACTAATTCTTCGGGCTACGTGACTACTAACAAGTAAGTCACAGCGGGGGTAAAACCCCGCAAGCTTACCAAATTCAAGCTATAGGAGATATGATGGCTACTGCCAAGGAACGTGGACACAAGGACTGGGGATTTGGCGGGGTTGTTAAGCGAGACTTCAAGGCTGACAAGTCCGATGGAGAATACGGAAGTCCTCGTGATTACGGAAAGCGCTGGTACTCCAACACTAAGCGACACTCACCTAAGCGTAAGAAGGACACTAAGCGCTGGTGCAAGGGAATTGAGGGTCGTGAGCACATTTGGGCTCTTTACAAGAAGTATGACTTTGGAAACTGGTGGGAATACCGTTGCGATAACTGCCGTAAGGAGCTTTGGGGAAACCCCAAGCACGGTTTCGTAAAGAAGATTTCTTACCGCTCCAATGACGAATACGACATTATTCCTGTGTCTGAGTTGAAGTCTTAGTCAACTAGTTGGACACACAATCTCTCTGGCCGTATAATGGAGAATGAATCCATCAAGTTGGGAGGAAATTATGAGCGATACATTCCTAGAACAAATGGGATTTAAGTTCATTGCCGACCTTTTGACGGAAATCCGAAATGGCCAGATGAGATTGGAGGAAACCATGGCAGACCTACAGACAGAAGTTGCAGAACTTCGTGATGCAGTTTCAGGCGTGTCAGCACGTGTTGACGCACTCGTTGGACCACTTACGGATGCCGTACGAGAGGCACAGGACGCACTTGCAGCAGAGCGTGAGGCAGCAGCAAATCTAGCAGCAGCGGAAGATGCTGAGGACGTTGAGCAGAACCGTCAGCTAGAGGAGGCTCGTGCAGCTACAGATGCAGCCCTAGCAAATGCACAGCAGGCAGCAGATGAAATCAGTGCTGAGACTGACCGACTAAATGCAGTCGCACAGCCAGCAAATCCTGAGACCCCTCAGGCGTAATTGACGATATAACTAAATATTCAGAGCCCCGCCTTTTTGGCGGGGTTTCTGCTTTAGGGGATTCAATGAAGAGCAGAAAGAAATTCCTCTGTCTTGACTGTGGAGTAGATACAGGTAAGATAGGAGAACACTACATGTTGATTGATGAGGTCTGGTCCTTGACAGGCTTGGGTCCTATCGGTATGCTTTGTGTTGAACACGTTGAAGAGCGTATTGGCAGGGAGCTTGTCAGCGCTGACTTCAATGATTCGTATCTCAACAATGCCCGAACGGGCATTATCAGCCAGAGACTTGCAGAACGTATGGGTCTTCTGGTAAGATAGTTCTATCGCCCTTCGGGGCAATGCACATGTGGCGGAATGGTATACGCGCTACGTTGAGGTCGTAGTCTCTGAAATACGGGATGCAGGTTCGACTCCTGTCATGTGCACATGTCTCTTAGAGTAGGTCAACAAATTGTCGTTGCTCAATTCGTCAGGAAGGGAATTGAATACTCTGGAAGAAAGGGCTTTGTAGAAATCGCACAAAGCCGGGGCAGAATCACAGTCCTATTGTATAAGACGGATACAATGCCAGAATGTACGATTGATATGCACGAACGAAACGTAAGGACTGTATAGTGAGCTACATCGTTTATCGTGACGTTTTCGGTATGGAGCAGGATGACCCCCTGCTTGACAAGGTTGATAAGCTCGATGATAAGATTATCGAGAAGTATCAACAGGGTTGGGTTGATGATGAATTCGGGGCGGGTATGAGTCTGCAAGAGGCAGAGGAATACATTAAGTCTCAAGAATACAATTGTTGGCCTCCCCCAGAGCCTCGCAGTTACGATACACTCCTTATCCTTGTACAGATGATTAAGAACGGGGAAATCGATATCAATGGGTATCTTTAACCGAGACGGATTCAAGAACGGTCAAAAGGTATACATTCCAAAGATGGGGCAGTATGGCGTTGTAAGGATGAAGCGTGGTGGCCTCATTAAGGTAAAGCCATACAAGAGTGACAATGAAATTTGGGTTCATCCACACGAAATTGAGGATGGACGCTAAGCCCGAAAGGGCATGGAAGAGCAAGCCAATTGGAGATGGCACCCGACTGCTAATCGGACGAGTCCAGAAATGGGCCTTGCGAGTTCGACTCTCGTCTCTTCCGCTTATGGTTCGAATCTATGATATAATTGAACCATGCCATATAAAGATGTTGAAAAGCAGCGCGCGGCTCAAAGAGCCTACTACGAAAAGAACAAAGAGCGTGTGAAGCAAGTAGCTAGAGATAGACGCTCACATGTGAGAAAGTATGTGCAGGAATATAAGCAGTCACGTGGTTGCATCGATTGTGGAATCATGTATCCATATTGGGTGCTAGAGTTTGACCATTGTCGTGGTGAGAAGATTGCTCACGTCACAACTATGATTACAACACACTCGTTTGATGAAGTTAAGAATGAAATTGAAAAATGTGATGTTGTCTGTGCAAATTGTCATAAAGATAGAACATACCAGAGATTGGTAACATCTGGTGCTTCTGTGTTGGATGTTGTTGACATCTAATGTCAAGCTGCTACCCTATGTAGAACCGTGTAGGGGCTATGCAATGTACCACGGGGTTGGTATCCCGAACGGTTCAAGCTATAATGATGCTATGGAGATTAATAAGCATCGTTACGAGGGGAGCTTTGTCAGGCGTCACAGTCTGTCTCTGGCTCTCCTTTTTGTTTTCTTGCTCCAGTCAGTCATCGTATGGTACAGTGGCTACTCAGATTGGAAGCAAGACCAGATTACACACCATCAAGATGTTGCAATTTGGCCGGGTTTCGTGATTTACTACCTGTACCAGATGTCAGTCAGCATTGTAGCAGATACATATGGAGCATTGCTTCTGGTACTATTTGCTAAATGGTTTTACGAAAAGGGAAGTCCAGAGTCAAACGACGAGGAGAAGAAATGACTCACGTTTCCGCAATTTTCTCAGTTGAGGAGTTGCAGAAGGCAATTGAAGACGGTTGGGTTCGAGTTCAGACGAATGAGGACAACACTCTTTCGATTTACAATTATACGGAAGCCGCGCAATACCGTCGTTACTGGAATGATGTAACGCTGAATTGTCGGGGTTTGATTCTCGACAATGACATGAACATTGTTGCCCGTCCGTGGAAGAAGTTCTTCAATTATGGAGAGCGCCCATTGAACATTTCCACAGATGACCCGGTTGAGGTAACGGACAAGAAGGATGGCTCTTTGGGCATTCTTTATCGTCACCCGATGACTGGTGATTGGGAGGTTGCGACTCGTGGGTCTTTCCTTTCTGAGCAGGCTATTCACGCAACTGCACTCTTCAATGACCGATACAGCCACATTGCGATTCCAACTGAGGGATTGACTTGTCTCTTTGAGATTGTTTACCCTGAGAACCGCATTGTTCTGGACTATGGTGAGATGGATGACCTTATCCTTCTTGGTTCTGTTCAGAACAAGTATGGTTGGTACTATGGTCCGAACGAGACAGCAGCCATGGTGAACTGGACTGGTCCTGTCACTGAGGTGTTCGAGTACCGAACCATGAACGAGGCATTCGCAGACTACCGTCCAAATGCAGAGGGTCTGGTAATTCGGGCGGGTAGTGAGATGCTGAAGTTGAAGCAGGCAGATTACGTAGCTTTGCACAAGCTCGTCACGGGTCTGAATGAGCGTGCAGTATGGGAGCGCTTGCGTGACGGGGAGACTCGTGATAGCATCTGTGCATCGCTTCCCGACGAGTTCCACGGATTCGTTGACAAGGTTGCTGATGAGTTGGAGCAGAAGTTCAAGGACATCTACTTGACAGCTCACCAGAACTACTGTACTGTTCTCAACAAGATGAAGGCAGGATACAGCCGCAAGGACTTTGCTCTTGAGGCAATCAAGTATCCTAACCCTTCGCTTCTGTTCAATTTCCTTGACAACAAGTCGAATCGTCAGTCAGTATGGGATATGATTCGACCGAAGGGTGAGTAATGGACTGGCAAGTCAAGGTCTTCCTTATCTGTATCGCTATCAGTGTTGTTTGCAAGATTGGAACGATTCTGCTAAGTTCTACAGAGACAGAAGAGCCTGAGGTTGTGGTTCCAATGAATCGCCAACAGAGGCGACACCCTAATGGCAAGGTTCCTGCTCAGCGATTCCAGCGCGTAAGTGCTAAGGGTCGTCAGAAGCAGGGCAACAATCGAGCCATCAAGGGCTGGTAGTATAGCTGGGGAGGCGGAAACAAATCCCCAGCAAGCTTGTCTAACAAAGGAATAAAATGAATTACGAAGAGATTATCGACGGCTACAATGACCTTCGGGAAAAGTGTCTGGAGTTGGCAAAGGCTGACAGTGATAATCTGATGCTTGAGGGTGCATGGTTCAAGAGCGTTATCATTGAATCGGATGTTACTCTTGATTATTCAGAGAGTGGTATTCATGGTCATGGACACGCCTATACTTGTCAAACCATGAGTCTTGAGTACTTTAGCTTCATTATCCCGTTCGAGCTTCTTGAGGAGAAGTAAATGCTAGAGCTGGTTATTAATCGCGGAATTCCTGGCAGTGGAAAGTCTACTTTCGCTGAGGCATGGGTTAATTCCGCAAATGGGCGGGTTCGTAGTAATCGAGATGACATTCGTCTTTCTGGTTATGGTGTTGAATTCGGTCCGCCTATCGATGAAAAGATTGTTACTGAGATTCAGCACGCAGGAATTCGAGCCGCACTTGCGGCGGGTGTTTCTGTTATTGTTGATGACTGCAACATTGAGCAGAAGTACATCAATGTCCTTGCTCGGATTGGTTATGAGTACGGAGCAGAGGTTTCCATCAATCTGATTGATGTTCCTGTCGCTGTTGCTCTTGAGCGGAATCGTATTCGAAAGGACCACGGCGGACGATTTGTTCCGGAGAATGTAATTGTTTCTATGCATTCTCGACTTCAGGGCCTAAAGAATGTCAGTCTTCCTGAGCGAATTGTGTTCCAGAAGTACAATGGATATCACAAGAACCCTGAAGCCGTTATGGTTGATATCGATGGGACTCTTGCTAAGATGACTAAGCGCGGTCCATTCGACTGGCTTCGTGTTGGTGAGGATGAGCCTATCGAGCGGGTTATTGAGATTGTCAACCTGTACTGGAGTGCTGGCAAGAAGATTGTGGTAATGTCTGGTCGTGACAGTGTTTGCCGAGAGCAGACGATTGAATGGCTTGACAGGAACGAGGTTCCGTGGGATGCTCTGTTCATGAGGCCAGAGAAGGACATGCGAAAGGACAGCATCGTCAAGCATGAGCTGTTCTGGGCACATGTTGCTCCCTGGTTCAATGTTCAGCTAGTTCTTGATGACCGCAAGCAGGTTGTTGACATGTGGCGTGAAATTGGCCTGACCTGCTTCCAAGTTGCCCCTGGAGATTTCTGATGGAAATTCTTGGCGCTCTGTTTTTGACCATCATTGCTGTAATTGCTGTATTGTGGTGTATCGGAATGCCTTGGCTTGCGCTAGGGTTTGGTGGACCATCAGTTGGTAATTGGGCATGGATGATTGGTGGACTTGCGGTTGCCTCAGTCATTGTGCTAGGATGGTGGCACTTCGTAGGCACAAACATTCACTTCAGCTTCGGCTAAAGTGGGGGCGGAGGAAACTCCGCCAAGCTTAGAAAGGAGACAAAGTGTCTGATGTAGAAATCAGCCTCTCAAAGGGGCGTGCAATTCTTGTCAAGAACATTCTGCTTAATTACCCGTCTTCATCTGTACTAGAGTTGAGGCGAATCGGTGAAATTGTAGAACAGCTTGAAACAGAAATTGCGCGGGTGTGGGACGAGAACCGAGACCAAGATGAACTGTGTAAGTGTTCACACCCTTATCACAGGCATTTTGACTCGTATGAAGACATGCACCCAATCGGCTGTAAGTATTGTGAGTGTGATACGTTTGAACGCGTTTGAGTTCTTTGAAGAGCAGTGGAAAGAGCCAGTATGGGATGCGCTCAGTGAGACCGAACAGCTACTTCTTGTGCACGAAGCATATGCGGAGAAGAAGTTTCGAGAGTGTGATGGCCACGCCTGGTCACTTGTGGTAGACTGTGGTCAAGCCAGCATCCAGTGCTTCAACTGCGAGGGTAGTTTCGAATATATCGCTGGTCCTGATTATCAGGAAATGATTAACTGCGAAGTAGACATTTACTACCCACGCATTGAGATTGAAATTTCGGGGTCGTATGACAACCCCGAGCGGGAACCTGTGCTAGAGTTCTACACAGAGCATCCCGAAGATTTGTCAGGCTGTGCCTACTTCCAAGGTAAGGGAACATGTTCCTATGGTTGTTGGGAAGAGCCTAGGTGTCATACTGATGAGCCTGAGGGTGGTTGGCCATCTGAACGATTTAAGGATTCACCTTGAAGCAATATCCAAGTCCAGACAATTTCATGGACATCGTAGTAACTCAGCATGAAGATGACTTCACAAAGTGGCGGGTTGTCGGTGTTAGTGTAGACTGGGATGCAGTCAGACAGCTAGACATCGAGACAGACTTTGCCAACAAGGCACTTGCAGAAGCCTTCGTCAGAGGGTATACTGATAAGTACGTCAGAAGGAACTTCTTCGATTGAGATATTGCGGCTTCGGCCGCAAGCTTGACAGACCAACACAAAGTCTGTTATGATTGATAACATCAAGCCCGTGTGGTGGAATTAGGCAGACACGCTAGTCTTAGGAACTAGTCTTTCGGGGTGCAGGTTCGAGTCCTGTCACGGGTACTTTATCGTTAAATTACAAAGGGGATGTAATGAGCAACTTCAACTATGGTGACGACGTTGTTGATGTCAGTGGCGCTGAGGGCAGGGTCGTTGATGAGACTCGTGGTGGCGGAAAGGTTACCGTCCGAATCACCAAGGAAGGTCCCAATTCGGTTTTCCGAAAGGGACAGCGTGTAGACATTCTTGAGCGACAGCTCAGGAAGAAGTAGTAAAATCTGGAGCTTCGGCTCCAAGCTTAGGAGGTCATAATGGCTAAGAGAGCAAGAATGAATTCTCCTGTTAAGATTTCAAAACCAAATAATGCCATCAACAGGAGATACAAGGATGAGCTAGGAATCATCTTTGATATCAAGACTGAAGAAAGACGAACTTATTACATGGTTCGTCTGAATGGAGGGCATACTATCTCTGTTGATAGAGATGAAATTACAGTGCTATGAAACTTCCACATTACATCAGTCGAAAGTCATGGTCACAAGGTGACAGAGTAGTTGTAGCAGTTGGACAGCACAAGGGCAAGCATGGTACAGTGAAGCTATTCGCTACAAAGCACAACTACCTTGTTCTTCTCGATGGAGAAGAAAGGCCAAGACAGTTCCATAAGGGTGCATTGGACCCTGAATAGGAGATAGAAACAAATGGCTAATGAAAGCGGAATTCCGAAGCCTGCAAAGTACGCAGTTAAGTGTGACAAGTCCCCTTCTGGGAAGCACACTCCTACTACGCGTGAAACCAAGGTTGATGGCAAGCACATCAAGTACAAGGTTTGTACGAATTGCAACGGAACGCTTAAGTAAAACCAATGCCCTTCGGGGCTATGCGGGGTTAGCTCAGTGGGAGAGCGTCTGCCTTACAAGCAGAGGGCCGGGGGTTCGAATCCCTCACTCCGTACAATGGGAGAAATACCGAAAGGCTGGCACCTTTCGGCGGGTTTAGCAATGCTGTGCCAGCAGTAAGTTGTTAACACCGGGAATGGATTATAACCCCATTCCGTAATCCCGTAAGCTAAATCCTCAGTGCAGATACGTAAACAGTGGGGTTGAAAGAAGTCTGCACAATGCCCGCGTAGGCGAATGGTATAGCCGCTGGTCTCAAACACCAGGCCGAAAGGCGTGTCGGTTCGACTCCGACCGTGGGTACATGTCTCTTGGAAGACCTCCGGGTGAAATCCCGAATCCAAGTGGTGGCACTAAGCCACGACAGCCTAAACCGCCAACCGGTCCAGGCCGATAAAAGGAGAAAAATGATGCAGTTTACGAAGGTTGATGAAGACGCTTACACAGTTCTTGTGAATCTTGATACGATTCGTAGGATTGGTTCTCTCAGTGGAGATGAGCGAGACGCAGTAATTGCTACGGGGTTCCGTAATGCGCATGAGCGTCTGTCACAGCCTGAGACTTCTGAAGAGTCGGTAGAGACCTCAGAGTGAACAGCGGCCCCGGAAACGGGGCCAAGCTTTTGAGAGAGGGTGGTAAAATGGCGAAGACCAAGTGGGTGCCAGTAGGAAATAGGATGATGGACAGAGCTTATCTGAGAGATGGCAATGTCGTTCATACTGGTGAGGCTCTGCTACTTGCACTTCTGTTTCATGCTAAGGGAAAGACAAAGCGTGGAAATGATGAGCTGAAGCAAGTTTCTAAGATGCTGGATGACCCTAATCTCAACAATAAGAGGACTCCCCGCAGGAAGAAGTAATTCTTTCTTGGCGGGGTTTTCCCGTTTTAGGAGCGTAATGGCACAACTAATTATGAATAGAACAGATTCCCGTTGTGGAAACTGTAATAAGCCTGCTGACCTGTATGAGTCAGGTCACCACACCATCCTTGGCTACACAGAAAATGGTCAGCCGGGTTGCGGTGAAGAGTGGGACAGTGTAAGCTCTGATTATGTGAACATGCCAGAGCAGATGACTGAGTGGCACTTCAACAAGACTCATCTCATCGGCTTGCCAGTGTATAGTTGGTCAAGCAAGGAACCGATTGGACTATTTGGTGGCCAGACAAGAGAGAATGCGACGTTGCCCACAGTGTCAGAAGAAGACGATGACACCATTTATGAGGCAGAAGATTTGCGGTAACTGTTCCGCAGAAGAAATTATTAGGAGTATTCGTGGCGGGTCTGCCGAAGAAGTTGTACTATGTCCTAGTGAAGCCAGGGGGAACACCCCTGAAGTACCGTCAGAAGGGCGGAGGGACATACACGAACGAGAAGTTTGCGAAGAGTCAGTATGAGAGCTTGAAGACTCACGGTTCTCGTGTAGAATTGTACAGTACCGAACTTGAGTGGAAGCTAGAAGAGACTTCTACCAACCCTATGGAAGGAATGCCAGGACTATGGTAACTTACGTCAAGGGTGATGCGACCAATCCTCAGGGTGATGGTCCAAAGATTATCGCTCACGTCTGTAATGATGAAGGCGGATGGGGAGCAGGGTTTGTTCTGGCAGTTGATAAGCTGTCTCCGCGCCCGAAGAATTTTTACAAGAATGAGTATGCATTCTACATGGATGCCGGTTATGCATTCATGCCTCTTGGCGTGATTGACGTTGTTCCTGTTGGTGGCGACACCTATGTGTGTAATATGATTGCTCAGCATCGAACGATTCGTAATCAGCCCCGTCCGCTTTGTTACAAGTCTCTTGAGATTTGCCTAACCAAGTTGGCTGAGTATGCGGTTGCAGAGGGTGCTACAATTCATATGCCTCGCATCGGTTGCGGTCTTGCAGGTGGCGACTGGAATGTGGTAGAGTCGATTATCAATCGTACCCTCACGCTTCGTGATGTTGACGTGACAGTGTACGACCTTCCGTAAGGAAGGTGGGGAGGAAACTCCCCAAGCTTCATTGGTACAACAAAGGAGAATTAACCAATGCGACCCAACACTGCAATTGCCGAGCGTCAGGGTGACCTTGGTGGTGAAAAGGTCCAGATGACCTTTGACCAGAACAGTCTTGCCCACTTGATGTCTGTTCTGACCGACCTGTATTCTGACCCTGAGCTTGCGGTAATCCGTGAGTACAGCACCAATGCCTATGATGCACAGCTTCGTGCAGGAGTTGTTCGGCCCATTGAGGTTGTTACTCCGAATCAGCTTTCACCTTTCTTCAAGGTGAAGGATTATGGTATTGGAATGAACGCAACCGATATCCGGGAGATTTATTCTCAGTACGGTGCGTCTACTAAGCGTGATAGCGATGACCAGGTTGGTATGCTTGGTCTCGGATGCAAGTCTGCTCTGACTTACACCAATAGCTTTACTGTTTCGGCGGTAAAGGATGGCGTAAAGACTCTGGTTGTTGTTTCTCGTTCTGAGGACGGTTCTGGAGTTATGGAGATTCTTTCTGAGGCTGAAACGACCGACCCGAATGGTGTTGAGATTATCGTTCCGGTCAAGAGCTACAATCAGTTTGAGCAGAAGGCTAAGAACTTCTTCCGATTCTGGGATGACAATACAGTTCTTCTGAATGGAAAGCCTGTCGAGCGTATTTCCGGCCGGGTTATTTCCGATAACATGCTCATCGCAAATGGTCTGAATCAGGACTATGTTGTTATGGGTAACGTTCCCTATCAGATTAGTTCTGGTTTCAGTATCTCGAACCGTGGCTACGGCTATCAGAACGGTGTGGTCGCTCGTGTCGAAATTGGAGACGTGAGTTTTACTCCGTCCCGTGAGGCACTGCACTACACTATTCGAACCAAGGAGACAATTAAGAGGCTCCAGGAAGAGTATGCGGCGGGTATCAAGGATGCTCTTCAGCGTGATGTTGATGCCGCAGAGACTAACAAGGATGCTGTCATGGCATACTTTGAATGGTCTAAGATTCTGTATGGTAGTGTCCAGCGTGCTCCCAAGATTGAGTACAAGGGCAAGAACATCCCGACTCATGTCAGTGTGAAGAACTTCCTTTACAAGATGACGAGTTCGCGGTATGCTGTACAGGAGGGCACGGGCCTCTACCTTGACAACATGATGGATATTCCGGTAATTCACGGATTCAAGTTCCACAAGGTTGCTTCTCATCACCGTGAGAAGATTCGTCTATGGTGCTCTAAGACCGGGATTACCTCTCACAGTGTTATTCTAGTTGATGAGGTTCCTGAGGCTTATAAGGAGTGGGTTGGTGAAGACCAGCTCTATTCTTGGGAGACTGAGGTCAAGGTCGTAAAGAAGGACCGACCGAAGGTTGTGCGACGGGAAAAGGTTGAGTACGATGTATATCGTGAGGGCACTGCCCGACGAGAATCCATCACTCTTGATGAGTTCCCCGATGATGTCGAAATGGTTCTGGTTTCCGCTGCGGAACTTAAGAACGTCGATTACCATTGGTTCAATACCTTCAAGGAGATTTTCCCGGACATGATGATTGTGCGTATCCCGACAACTCGTTGGGGTAAGTTCGAGCGGGATTTCGGAAAGACTCAGTCGCTCCGTGACTTCCTTGAAGAGAAGAGTCAGGATGCTGCTGACCTTCTTACCGAGGATGATAAGACATACATGAACCTTGATTGGCACGCTCGTAGGGCTCTGCCGAGACTTGATGACAAGAAGATTGACGACAAGCAGCTTGCTCGATTTATTCGAGTGACCCGCCGGGACAGTGAATCCAATGAAATCAGGAATTACAAGCGTATCAACTCTCTCTGCTCTGGAATTCATGCGCAGCAAACGGGTGTGGAACATGAGGCTTACACTCCTTTCGTTGAGTACCCTCTTCTGAGTGGCCTTGGCGATAGCAGGAATTCAATTGTCTATGACCACGCAGTCCTGTATGTCAATGCAGTATACAATTCGTAAGAATTGTGCCCCTTCGGGGGCAAGCTTCCCGAAAAGATATCTAAGGAGATACAAAATGAGTTTCCCTTTCAGCATCTTCCGCTTCTCCGAGTCCGATGAGGTTAACCTTACCGCCTTCGTGGACGGACAGATGTATTCTGCTACGGATTCGCACCCGAATTACGAGCGAATTAAGGAGCTGTGCGAGGCGGGGGACGAGAGTGTTGTTGAACTCTTTGACCTTTCCTTCACTGCACAGAGGCGTTTCGAGCGCCTTTCTGAGCGAGTGAGCATTACTTCCGGCCGGATTTACTTTGATGGCGAAGAGGTTGATAACGCTCTTACTCAGCAGGTTGTTCGATTCATCAATGAGGGTGTAGAGGACTTTAAGCCTCTCGTTCTGTTCTTTGAGAAGGTGCAGACGAACCCGAATTCACATTCTCAGGAGCAGCTTTACCGCTGGCTCAAGGACCGTGCTTTCACGATTAACCAGGACGGCAACATTGTTGCTTACAAGGGTGTGAAGAAGGTCACGGCTGACCATCAGTACGAGAGTATTTCTCACGGTACTGCTATGGTTGATGGTGTTGAGCACACGGGTGGTATTCCTAACCCGCTCGGTGCAGTTGTTGAGATGCCTCGTTCTGAGGTTCAGCACAACCCGGCGGTTGGCTGTCACACTGGTCTGCACGCTGGTACGTGGAATTACGCGTCCGGGTTTGCTCAGGGTGCGGTTCTGACCGTTGAGATTAACCCGCGCGATGTGGTTTCGGTTCCGACCGATTGCCAGGACCAGAAGATGCGCGTTTGCCGTTACACTGTGACTGGAGTCACTGAGCAGGAGCTTGGCAGTTATGTAACTGACGAGTATGATGAGGACGAAGAGGTTGAGGACGTTGAGCTTCCGGAGGAGACTCCGGAGCCCGTGAAGTATCAGCAGGTTGGTTGGCTGACTTCTGTGCCTTACCCTTACGATGATGATGAGGAAGAGGACGACGTTTTCTGATTCATCTGCCCCTTCGGGGGCAAGCTTCCAATGACAGAGGAGAATGAAATGGTGTCACACGAGAATGTTTCAACGGTAGGCCAGCTCATGGCAGTTTTGATGGGATATGAGTCTGATACTCCTGTTAAGATTCGTGTAGATGATGGCTGTGGATGCTGCTCTTCGGGTGGCACCTTGGAAGTCGTTTCAGTAGAGTTTGATGGCAAGGAGATTGAACTCAACTAATCAGATGGCCCGAAAGGGCCAAGCTTAGGAGGTATAATGTTTGACCCAGAAGACTTCTTCCCTGAAGAAATTCTTGAAGAGCTTGAAGATACAGACACAAGCCTGTATGATATTCTTCCAGAAGAACTTCTTCAGTATCTTGAAGATGAAGATGACAGAAACCATTGGGACCGATACGACGAGATGCCTTGGAATGGGTGATTAAATGAAGATTCTGGTCTTGGGCGACACTCATGGTGAGACGCAGTGGACTAAGGACATGGTAAAGCGTGCTCATCGAATGAAGGTCGAAAAGATTATTCAAGTTGGTGACTTCGGCATTTGGACGCACGAGGCTGAGGGTCACCGCTTTCTGGATACTGTCAATGAAGAATTGCGCCGGGTTGGCATTAAGCTTTACTTCGTTGGCGGGAATCACGAGAATTGGGACCACCTTAATTGGTTCCAGAAGAACAACGCAAAGAGCGGAGATGGACACATTTACATCCGCTCTCACATCCTCTATACTGGCCGTGTACATCGGTGGGTTTGGGGAGAGAAGGGTTCAGAGAAGGTTTTCCAGGCTGTTGGTGGAGCTGTCTCCGTTGACAAGAACTGGCGTACCGTAGGAAAGACCCTCTGGCTTGATGAGGAAATTCCTGAGCCTGTCGTTTATGGTCTTGAGCAGGCTGGTCGTCAGTGCGATTATCTTTTCACTCATGATGCACCTAGCTGTGTGCCAATGAGCAATCTGAAGCCTGATATGGATTCGGCTCGGCATCGTGGATACATGGACCGAATTGGGCGGGCTACCCGACCCAATCTTTGGTTCCACGGTCATTACCACAAGTGGATGGAGTATAGCTTTATGCATCAGCAGGGTTATGCTTTCGTCTATGGTCTTGACCGTGACTTCCAGTTCTACAGTCACGTCATTCTTGACACAGAGAGTGACAATGTAACTACTGCAACTGGCAAGGTTGTCGAGCACGGTAACTAAGCATTTGCCATTTGAAAACATTTCCAATACAATGAAATGTATGGAGGCTTACGCCTCCGATAGATTTTGAGGAGGTGTACAATTCAAATGGCAAATGAAGAGAAGAACGAGCCACGTATTCTTTCAAACGATGAGCGTGCCGCATCCCTAAAGGAGGCTGACGCTCGTGCGGCAAAGAGAGACTACAAGCCAACCACAGCTCAGGATGCTGTTGCCCCACACGGACCACATGGTGTTGAGGAGGCTGCTGCTAAGCGTGCAAAGGACGCTGGTGTTATTGACCCTGCCTTCGTAAATTACGAAGAGGCTCTAGAGAACTACCAGGCTCGTCCAGACGTTGAGCCACTAGATGAGCGTCGCGCTCGTGAGGGTGGACGTGACTTCCAGGCTGCTGCATTCCGTCGTGAAATCGGTGGTACCGACAACTCTGGAGTAACCACTTCTGAGGATGTTGCTACTGGAGCGGCTGAGGATAACAAGGACAACAACAAGACTGTTGCTGCCCGTAAGCCTGCATCTAAGTAAGCGTTGATATTCGTAAAAAGACCGGGGTTGACAAGGCCCCGGTCTTTTGCGTATACTGTAGGAACACAAACGAAATCCCTTAGCTCAGTTGGCAGAGCGCTGGACTTTTAATCCAAGTGTCGTCGGTTCGAGTCCGACAGGGATTACTCTTGACACTCCAGTGTCAAAAATGTTAAGATGCATGTATGATGCAAATTGAACGAAAGGTAAGGACTTATGCCTAATCTCGATTACAAGGCCGCTCACAAGTTTGTCAAGGAGCAGCGCCGTATGGGTAACGCTGTTCGCTGGGATGGCTGGGACATGGTATTCTGGAAGCCCACTCGACACGGGTTCACGAATGTCAATGGTGCCTTTGATAGGGACAAGGGTCGTTGGGGCGTAGAGTCCCGAGTTTCCGTCAACACAGACGGTGTTTGGATGGTCCCTAAGAAGAATGTCAAGTCTGCTTGAGGAATTCGGGCTAGACCCGGAGGATTTCGAATGGCAAGACTTGGCTCTATGCTCTAATATGCCGACAGCTTTCTTCTATGATTCTTATGAATCGGACCAGGAAACGGCAAAGTCCATCGACCAAGTCTGCCTTCGATGTCCTGTTATCAAAGAGTGTTTCTTTGCAGGTGCTAGAGGGGAACACGGAGTTTGGGGCGGGTTTTATTGGAACGGCTCTGGTAGCCCAGACAAAAATAAAAACTCCCACAAAACTGATGAAGTAAAAGCGGAGATTCTAAGGAGGGTAGAATGAGTCAATACTCTCCTGAAGTACAAAGAATCTTTAAGACGATGAAGCCTCCCTATAACGGCTTCATCGTGGATATGGTAGAATATCCAGACTACCTTGCACTGAGGGTTTACAAGCCTAACATTGAAGAGTTCAGCGAGATGCAGAAAGTGGCGCTCGCTGAATATCTGTTTCAGCTAAGAGATACAATTAGGTCAGAAGAAGTCAAGTGCCACATTGAGGGAGTCACTGATGCACCACCTTCTGGAAAACGATAAGCGTTACCCTCGCATTCTTATGATTGAGGAGAACGTCATCGGACATCTTGTCCAGCGCAATGCTTATTTTTCGCGGGTTAAGTACAGTGTGCTTGGACATGAATACAACATTGAGGTAGACAACGATGAATATCTGGAGCTGCCTCAGATTGGATATGAGAGCGATTGAGCGAGTCGGTTGTTTGTGCTTGCTGCGGAAAGCAGCACAATGAGCTACGTGCCCAGAACTCCAAACTGATTGCCGGAAATAAGTTCTTCGCATGTCCGTCATGCAAGGCAGACAAGAAAGAGCCTCGCGCTTACGTGATTCTTGTCGGCAGGGCTTCCGGTCCTGATTCAGTGACAGACTATATTCTTAACCGCCGTTATTGCGGAGAAGAGATTCTGGCCAAGGAACTGGTTACAAGGCGTTAAAACTTAATAGGCGGGTTTTCCCGCCATACCCCCGGTTAGCTTAACTGGTAAAAGCGGCGTACTTATACTACGCATTTATGAGTTCGAATCTCATACTGGGGACCCATAAAGTATGATTGGACTTTTAAGCATCAGAACGTTATACTTTAATCATGTCCAGACTAGTGAGTTTCTTTAAGGCTGTGGCTGAACGTCCCACGGAAGCCATTGAAGGAATTGTCGCTACGGCGGTTTTCCTTGTTGGTTTGTGGTTTGTCAGTCCCTTTTATGAGCCTACTACATCTGTGCAATCCCAGATTTGGGAAAGTGCAAATATCCCACAGTTTACTGGTGTCTTCCAATCACTGGTTGCCGGAATTCTCCTATTTGCTCTGGTCAGAAAGGGTTGGGCAAGAAGGCAAATGGTTCGTCGGCAGGCGACATTTGCCATTTTCATTCTCTACCTGTTTTACGGACTCTCCTCTACCATGATTCTAGGAATGGGGAGGGTTTCATGGGTGGCTACATTCGCTCTTGCTCTTATCTCGGGTGTGGCTCATCTAAGGCTAAAGTGGGAGGAGGGTGAAGCCAATGCCAGAGATTAGTCAGGCGTGGCTAGCCCTGCTAGGTGCTTTGCTTGGTGGTTCCGGACTCAAGATTATTGAGTATTGGCTAAATCGCTCGAAGGTGAGGGAAGATGCTGCTGCGCAGATGCGTACTGAGCTGAGAGATGAAATTAAAGTTCTCCGTGAAGAATTGCGTACAGTTGAAGACGAACTTGACAAGTGGCGCGGCAAGTACTATGAATTGATGGATGAGTTCATGAAGGCCAAGAGTGACCTAGCTGAGGCTCTAAGCCGTGCACGTAACCAAGCCGAAGGGTCTTGACGAGACGCTAGAAGCTGTGTATAGTAGTAGATGCGAGTGGGAGAGAGACCCACAAACTTTTCCGGCGGGGTGAGGATGAAAATCTGTAGAAACACCGGATGCGAGCGGAGCGCACAATCTCCGCATTAAGCTTTTGAACGATTATGTAGTAGAATAGTTACGGAAGGGAGGTGCCTAATTTGGCATTTTACGCCGTTAACTCATTCTATTACAATGAGGAGACTGGAAACATGTTCCTCTATCTGACTAAGCCTACAGAGGTTTCTTACGAACACTCATCAGAGTATCTTCCTGAGGACATCTTTGAGGCTCAGATTTTCCTTGATGGAGGAATCGCTTTGATTGGAAAGAACCGACCACCTTCTGAGGATGGTACAATTCCTGGTGGAATGTATGGTAGAACAGCAAGTCCTAGCGATGACACAGTTAACCCTCTAGAAGACGCTCCCGAGTGACTTGACAGAGCTTAAGACGCTCTGCTAGAGTATAGATACAAGGTAAGGCAACCGCCCAAGAGTTGCCAACATGCTCCCGTAGAGTAAAGGTTATCTCGCTTCCCTCTCAAGGAAGAGACTGCCGGTTCGAATCCGGTCGGGAGTACAAATCAAATCTGGTTGACATATTAAAAGGTTGCAACCACCCCAGATTTGGTCTAGGCTGAGTAGGACACATTACGAACCCTCAATAGCCGATTCACTTAGTATCAGATGAATACTAACCGTGAATTTTGTGAGCATTGTCGTCACTCTCTTGTTCCTTCAGAAGGAAAGTGGGATAACGTGGATTATCCGGATTGGGCGTGTGATGGAATTCTGACTTTCGAGCCGGACCCATTTGCACAAGAAATCCATGATGACCACGAGAACTACTGGAATTGTGATGGAGGAAGGTACGAGTCGGCAATGGACATCTGAATATTGGGCCTTCGGGCCACATGCCCCCATCGTCTAAGGGTAGGACGTCAGACTTTCAATCTGATAATCGGAGTTCAATTCTCCGTGGGGGTGCAATGAATAGCTAATATTTCTGATTTCGAATAGGAAATTGCAGCTATACAGGAGACCCAAGATACTAGTTAGGGTAACAGATGTTGCATGACGGCTTCGGGCATCTATAAATAATCAGGAAACCGTCCCCATCCGGCGTAGTAAAATGGTATTACATCTGCTTGCCAAGCAGAAAGCGCGAGTTCGATTCTCGTCGCCGGGACTTCCAGGGCTTACATAAAGTAAGCCCTCTTTTTATTGGAGCTAACATGGGCATTAGTCTATGGAAGAATGGTGAAGTTGAAAGCGCAGTTTCACTAATCTACATTGGTGATGACGTGGTTCTGGAAACTGATGGGCTTGGAAAGCCAACACCACACTATTTCGAAAGTACTCCTGCGGCTAAGGAGTTCATCATCAAGCAGGCTTACGCTCTGCTTTCTCTTGGATATGAGGTTCACGGATGATTCAGCTCAATTCTCGTGTGAAGATTAACGACACCTATTCCGGCGGGATTCCCGATGTCATTGGGAAGGTCGGCAAGGTTGAGCACGTTGCGGGCACTGTGTATCAGCTCAGCGTCTCCGGAAAGCGTGAGAGCAGCTATTACAAGGGCCACTTCTACGACTACAAGGTTATTGCTACCGCCTCAGAAATTGATGAGGTTCCATACGACTTCAAGGACATGGAAGGCACCACGGTTGAACTTGGCGACATTGTGGTGTATGGTAGCAACACTGGGAACCTCACGAAGGGTAAGGTTGTAGATTTCAAGGACATGACCTATCCTAGGTGGGAGCAGCCTCGCCAAGAGTTGAAGTTCCAGCTTGAGTACGAGGTTGATGACTACCTGTATGATGGTGGTGACCGTAGGCTGACTCGAACGGAAACCCGCCGGATGTGGCTTTCCAAGAGCAGTCGCACTCTAGTTGTACAGAAGGGGCTCTCCAGTTATTTCCCTGGGGAGTTGATTATTCAGGATGTCTGACAGACAAAAGAAGCCAAAGCCCATGGGTAGTGGAAACTACACACTTTGCAAGAAGTGTGGTGGGTATGGTACAGTAGTTGAAACGAAGCATTACAGAGGCAAGCGTCTGGCCAACAAGAACAATGAAGTTGACCTCTTCGTGAGATGTCCAAGATGTCTCGGTGGAGGCTGGACAGTCGCCAAGTAGTATGCTATGATGGATACATCGGGTCGGAGATAAATGGTTATCATGGATAAAATTGACTCATAATCAATCGGGTTTCGATACCCAACTCCGTTTATCACACCACATCCGATGTAGTGCGAGTGTAGTTTAATGGTAGAACAACAGACTTCCACTCTGTTAGCGGGGGTTCGATTCCCCCTACTCGCTCGAAATGAATGTCCCCGCTGGTAAAAACTAGCGGGGCTTCGTTGTTTCTATGGTAAGATGGGTACATGGAAGAGATTGTTTCATACAGCTTCGCTGTAGATATTTACAAGACTGAGTCTGGGACGTATGCTTACGGAGTGTTCCAAGAGCTAGAGTCTGAGACCGAAGATGACCTACAGTTGCTAGAAACTGGTGAGGCTGATACACTTGCTGAAGCAGCCGACATGGCAAGCAAGAGTATCCGAACACTGTTTTCTGTGTGACTTCTGACCCTTTCGTAAAGGGTCTTTCCCCCTTAGTGTAATCAGGCAGCACCACGGATTTTGGTTCCGTTAGTTCCAGTTCGAATCTGGCCGGGGGAGCTGGTCTAAAAAGGAGAAGAAAATGTTTAATTGGATTCCGTTTGACTCTGTCCTCTTCTGGATTTGGTTTGGGGGATTCCTTCTGTTGTCCATCCCAACGTCTATCGCTTGGTTGTTCAACATGGCGTTCCTCGGGGATTCAATGGACAAGTCATACCAACGCAGGATGGGAGTGGTATTCACTCTTTGCGCAATCGGTATGACGTGGTTCTGGCCCATCGGCTTGATTGTCTTTGTCTCGATTGACCAGTACAAGAAGGCAAAGCAGCGTAAGTGGGACAGGGTTTGGAAGCAAAAGAAGGCTACAGTTCCTAATTACTGGAAGAACTACTACCTGATTCTCAATGGCAATGTCACTGACATTCAGGTTCGCGTTCTTGATTGGGATTATTACGGTGGCAAGGCTCGTCTGGCCATGTGGCGAGGAGAGCAGCGTTTCTGGGCTGAGGGCAAGGAAATTATTGTCTACTGGCCCAACACCGACCTTGAGCCTATTCCTGAGGATAAGGAAAAGGTCTAAGGTACTGGGGACTTCGGTCCCCAAGCTTTCAACTACATAAAGGAGGCAGGATGAATGTCCTGATTGTACTTGCACTTCTTGCGCTCTTCCTGTATCTTTATGAGCGTAACCGAGGGGTTCGTGCAGCACGTAATTCTCGACAGAGGCTTGAGAATTTGAAGAAGGGCGAGAATTACGGCCGGTGGTTTACCATTGCCAGCTCTCTTGACTCAGGTCGTGTATACTATGGTAAGGTAATCAGGTGGGATGTTCCTGAGGACCCGCGAAATGTTGCTGAACTCTATTGTGTGGAAGGCTCCAATCCTGATGGCTGGACACCTTCTTTCCTGTGGGATAAGGATGACCTAATCCTTCAGTAGCATTTCTGCCCGGATTCGGGCAAGCTTCAAATATAATCAACAGATAGGCATTGTGATGATTGCTCTGCTCATTACCGTTTACACCATTGGTTTCCTCGGAATGGCAGCGTTCATTCTGGTCATGCTTGGTGTTGGAGCAATGTTTGGCAGCTATCCCACCAAGGACATCTGGAAGGCATTTGCTTTTGCGTCTGTCTGGCCTGTTCTTATCGTGTGGGGAGCGGTCAATTGGACCGTTTACAAGATTAGGAACTAAATGGATTTCAAAACGCTACATGAGGCTATTCCATATGCAACTGGAGAAAAGCTCCATGTAATGGAAATGAAGCCTTACCCGAATATTACTCTGTCAATGCCGGGTCGTCATCAGAATGACACTGACCCTAAGGGCGGGGATTTCGTGGTAATGGTTGACAGTAAGTCTCTTGGATGGGTTAAGCACCAATTCACTCATGGTGACCTTTGGGATGACCTTGAAAAGAAGAAGGTTGCTGATAATGCCAAAGCGGCACTCCTTATGAAGGAGTATGCTAAGGTAGTCCGTGGAGCTGAACCTAATTGGGTACCCCTCCCTGATGGACAGAGCGACCCTTGGGCTGCTACACTAGACCCAACGACGTTTCTTCATGCAGTACAGTGTCTAGCGGTTGCTGAACATCGCCGGTACTGGCCTCACGAGTGTCAGGGTGGTGGAAGGTACTTGCCAGCACGCTTCTCAATGGGTATCATTGAGTGGTACTGGACAGCAGAAGATGCGAAGGCTTATCAGTATCGTGGTCGTCAAGGACTTGAAAATCTAATCAAGGAAAAGGGACGACCGACTCCGCTCAAGAAGTATGCCGAGAGCTAAAAACTCTGGGTATTTGGACCCTTTCGTAAAGGGGTCCAAGCTATGGACAACAATATCGATGAGATTGCAGAGGAACTTGAAAGACATTTCTTGGTCCACAATTATGAATGGAAATTCGATTACGGGCTTTCTAATCCCGATGCTGATGACTTGAAGAAGGCCATTCAAAAGGCTGTAATTATTCTTGAAGCTCAGGAAGGTGATACCAATCTAGAGGTTGGGCATCTGCTCTTTGCTAAGAGGGCAAATGTAATTGACATCTTCGTCCATACTGGAACAATTGGAGAAACGCATGAAGACGACTCGGTTTGAGTACACTCACAAGACTGAGGTTGACAGCAGTCTTGCACAGGCCGTGTATTACAATGAGAACGACCAGACCATGGCTATCGAATTCCATGAGCTTTCCTACGCTTACGCTGGTTCGGCTATCTATGGTGAAGTTCCTAAGGCTTTCTACGAAGGCTTTGTGACGGTTGACAGCATCGGCAAGACCTACAATGGGTTTGTCAAGAAGACTTTCCCGAACATTGTTCAGGGAACTGTTTACGATGTTGAGTATGTAGACCTGAATGAGGTGAGTGCGCCTATCTCTGACCAGAAGGAGGCTTCTCACAGGTACATGGTCAAGGGTTATGTTCGTCACTCTGGTACATTTACGGCGGGTAATCTTGAAGAGGCCCGCGAACTCTTCCTTGACAGCCTGACTGAAGATGGCTATGATGGAAGTGACCTTGCAGTTACGGAGGTATACATCGTTGAGTGAGGTTCGTAAGGCTCAGTCTTTGGCTGAGCTTACCGAAATTATCAACAGCAATGATTCAGTTGTTGTTGACTTCAGCAAGTCTGAGGGTTGTGTTTACTGTAAGCGACTTACTCCGCACTTTGAAAAGGCTGCGGCAAAGTCTGATGTTCAGTTTGTTGAGGTAGACGTTCTTAACGTCACTGAGGCAATTGAAGCATTTGGTATTCAGTCAGTGCCTACAGTACTGCACTTTAAGACGGGAGAGCCAACGGCTACTCTGTCTGGCCGAACCTCTGTTAAACTTCTTCAGGAGATTAACGGCTAAGTTCGGGCGGGTTCGTAAAGGACCCGCAAGCTTTCTACAGATTGGAATAATCATGGCTGAGAGTTATGACCTTGCCCTTATTAAGGGTCGGTCGTTCTACGGTGAGTCTACTGTCGATGTTCTTCAGGCAGTCACCGATTTTGCTGCGGAGAAGGAAGGCTATACCATTCTCTCTGTGAACCTTGGATATATCCCTGATGACGGTACTATTACCGCAGAGGTTATTTACGAGGGCTGATACAATGGGGCTAGGGAGAAATCCCTAGCCCTTTTTGTATTGGAGGAAGCTTCATTGAATATGGAAACATGGGAAAACGAAGGAGGATTCGTGCCTAGGCAGGATTTCACAGTTGTTGAAGTAACTGTTCATTATCTCTGTGATGAATGTGGTTCTCGAATGCGTGTATGTGGTGAGACCCTGACTAATGATGGAGTTGTTTATTCATACATGTGTCTGGAGAACAGCGACCATCGCCACAAGGACACCCTTCGCTACCCACGAACGGAGACCAGGGAGGTCCCATTTAATGCACGTCGTGCCTAAATTTGAGGGAGACTACTTCTTCCTCAGCAACTTTTACGAGGCTCCGATAATTTTCTCCAGTCCCATCCTGGCCCCTGGTGAGGATGGCCTCAAGTTCATGACTGGAGAGCACGCGTTCCAAGCAGCTAAGATTCATGCGATGGACCCTGTTGACAAGCAGGCTCGAATGAACTATGTTGTGAGCGTTGCAAATGCTCCGACCCCTTCCAAGGCGAAGTATCTTGGTCGTTCGGTCAAGATTGACCTTGACAAGTGGGACTCAATTAAGGATGAATGTATGCGAGAGGTTGTCTTTCAGAAGTTCTTGCAGCATCCTGAATTGCGTACACAGCTACGTGCAACTGGTAGCGCCATGCTTGTTGAAGGAAATACGTGGGGCGATACTTATTGGGGCAGGGCAGATGGCAAGGGTTATAATAAGCTCGGTGCCATTTTGATGGAGGTACGCGGATGGTGGCATTGGCAGGCCAGACGCAATCAACCGGAGATGGGTTCATGAAGAAGCATCACATGACCAAGTATCGTAAGGCTCAAGCCTTTATAAAGACTCGCAGAGAAATTGCGCGGGTTAGGAGTCGATGGCTAAAGTATGGATGTGCTTGTGGTCATCACAACATGCGAGGAGACAGATGAGCGACCGACAGCCCAATTTTGAAGTTGGGGATAGGGTATTACATTCAGGATATGTTGGGGTCGTAAAGAAGGTCATCAAGGATGGCCCAAGTAAGTACAAGTATCGTGTTGAATTCCAGCACAATACCCTTACTGTTCCTGAGGGAAGGCTAAGAAGGGCATGAAGTATAGAGTAATTGTACAGACTGGTCCTAGCAGCTTTGATAACTATAGTGTTATCCGTCACAGGTTGACAGAGGGCTGTCTTGTGCTTACTATGGGTACGCTTGAGTGCGGGGCTATGGATGAGAAGATGATTCCAATCCGCACATTTGTGCAGGCATGGTCTGAGGACCTTGACTAAGTCGTTACCTAGGGAGGGGTTGACAACTTCTCCCAAGCTCGTTAAACTAGTAATCAAATACACTAATTATCGGCAAAGAGAAGAATAGAAAGAATAGATAATAATTATGACTCTGTCGTTAACAATTATCATGACAATCATCGTTGTCCTTCTCGTCGCTAAGTTTGACCTCAAGTGGTTCCATGCACTACTCTGTATCTTGTGTGGCTTGACTTTGGGTGGAACGGAAGTCGGCGGGTTTCTTCTTGAAGGACTCGAAACGCTTGCTGCCTCACTTGCACAGTTGAAGTTCTAAAACCTGTGCAGTATTGAGACCTTTCGTAAAGGGTCTCAAGCTTCGTCTATATAAGGAGATACAATGCGCGAGTACCCTAAGATTGATAATCTGTACAAGCGTAACCCGGACAAGAAGTCTCAGCTTCTTGTTGGTAAGTACACCCGTCCGGAATTTGCACTGATTGATTCTTGGGATGTTACGGAGAAGGTTGACGGAACCAATGTTCAACTGAAGTTCCACAAGGTTTTCAACGGCAGTTTTGATTACAATGGTCGTACCGAGCGTGCTCAGTTCACTATTGGCCAGGAGAATTTCCTTGAAGAGCTTGGTGAGCGGATTCGTGGTAAGGTTCTCAACACCATCAATGCGTTTGGTCTGGATGACCTGACCGTGTATGGTGAGCTGTACGGTCCTAAGATTCAGGCGGGCGGTAACTATTCAGACAGCCTCGGATTCCGAGCGTTTGACATGCTGGTGAATGACAAGGTATGGTTGTCACCAGAGGATGTGCGCAAGAATGCAGAGTACTTTGAGGTTGAGCAGGTTCCGAATCTTGGAACTATGACCACAGAGGATATCTTCTACCTTGTTGCAAATGGCTTCAAGTCTACGTTCTCAAGGAATGAAGACTACGATGCAGAGGGTGTTATCGCAAAGCCGTCGTTCAATCTGTATGACCAGCGGGGCTCACGAGTAATGTTTAAGCTCAAGACTTGTGACCTCAAGCATCTTCACTACTGAAGATGCGGCCCGAAAGGGCCAAGCTTCCATATCCAAACAAGGAGAAATGATATGATTACCGAGCGTACCGCTGCAATCATCTCGGCTTACACTGGCATTACCTTTGGTGATTTCGGCAACACTCGTGATTACATTGAAGAACTGATGGAGAAGGACCCGCGAGTCAATCCCTTTGGCAATGATGATTCTGTTGCCAATGCTTCAAAGCCCGACTTTGTTGCTATCAAGGTTGACGACAATGACCCTACGGCTATGACGGAGCGAGAGGCTGCAATTGTTACAGCTTTCACCGGAATTGCCCTTGGTAATTTTGGTGCAGCACAGCTTTACATGGAGGAGGTCATGGGTCACCCGATTTGGACTCACGAGTTGGGCTCCCCGCTCATCTGGAAGGCTATTAAGGAAAAGTCTCGACCTGACTTTATTGCTCTGAGCGAGAATGTTGGCAAGGAGTCTGTGAAGCCTGCCAATTATGTCAAGACTACCCTTGACAAGGTTAGCGAGAATCTGCCGGGTCTTCCTGATGAGCTGCTTGACCTTTACACTCTGCTTGCCATGGTTAAGGGTAAGGATGTTACTCTTAAGGACGTGCACGATGCTTGGGCGGTTTGGAAGAATCGCATTCGTGCAGACCACAAGTCGCTCGTTCCCTTTGAGGCTCTTGAATTCCACGTCCAGGAGCTTGACCGTAAGTATGCTGAGGGAATTGCAAAGGCTGCTGAGTAAGCAGTTGCCGGGTAAAACCGGCAAGCTTTTTGACCCTTTCGTAAAGGAGCATTTAATGTACAAATACGAAATTACCGTGATGGAATCTGAGCGGGGTTGGGGAAGAAATTCCTGGGAAGAGGAATTCGATACTCCTGAAGAAGCTCAGAAGCGTATTGATGAAATCAATAGCCGCAATAAGCCTGGACCTGCACCTGATTACTACATGCAGGCATATGACGAGATTCGAGCAATCCTTAAGGATTAAGATGACTACATTTTATCAAGACATTACGCGGGCTCTTCGAAAGATGCTTGTAAAGAACATTCACGGCGGCGAACAGAATGTCGATATGGTCATGAAGACTATTGAAAAGACATTCGTTGCAGAATTCGTGGTTCGGGCTAATGATTTCTGCAAGCCTCACAAGAAGGGTTATCGATACAGCAAGGGATACAATGACGCCATGGACGATATGGTGGCATTCTTTAAGGAGAATTATGGCGACACTTCCAGGACACGCATGGCGTTTGATAAGGACTGACAGGAAGGCGCAAGCTTTCGTGTACGGCTGCAAGCGATGCGGTTGTCAGACACTTAGCGGAACTCCACTACCGGCCCCATATGATAAGGTGTGCAAGTGAAGATTCTCGTAGGTTCTAGAGCACTCAAGTGGTGGTTCGTAGACTCTCGTGAACCAAAGGACACAGATTATTTCTCAGACGCTCCAATTGAGGGTGCTGAGACTTTCTGGCATCCAAATTTGGCGGGTTATGAGTGGCTTGACAAGCAAGCTGCAACCCCTATTGAGCTATACACCATCAAGGTCTCTCATGCATTCTGGGACCTTCACGGTACATGGAACAAGCACATGCATGATATTGCTTTTATCCAGAGTAAGGGATATGGATATATCGTTCCTGAGCTTTATGATATCCTTTACCCAATCTGGGAAGAGCGATACGGCAAGAAGAAGGTAAATCTAAATGCTTCTCCTGAGGACTTCTTCAACAAGAATGTAGTCCGTGTCTTTGACCATGACAGCATTCACCGCAGCATTGCCTATCACGACCGACCACTTTATGAGAGCATCCTCCGAGATGGTCATGCAGTGATGGTAGACAAAGCCAAGTTTGATGCGCTATCCTATGAAGACAAGTTGAGGCTTGTCCGAGAAGAGGTTTACGCCACTGCGCTAGAACGTCAGGTAATTCCGAGCGGGTATACTTGTAGTCCCCGTGGTGCATATGCGTGGGCACTAAAGAAAACCATCACATCATTTTCCAAGGGATGGTTTCCTCTCTTTATCGTAGACAATTACAATGAGCTAAAGTCGCCTGATGTGGATTACGTTAAGCGACACAAGGACAACGAAGATAGGTTGATTAGACTATGAACGATGAGTTTGATAAGGACGAGTTCGAGCGCTACCTTGACGATGAGTGGTGTTTGCACAAGGACTATTACACGATTCATGGCTCTCGCGGTTTCTGGACGTATCTTTGGGAGGAGACTCTAGTTCTTCAGACCAAGTATGGTACAGTTGAGCGTGTAGATGTTGGGACTGATTACGACGATGGCCGTGAAGAGCGAACCATGGTCGTAAAGATTGGTGACAGGTATTTCCAGAAGACGGGTTACTACGACTCTTGGGATAGTACCTATTGGGATGGTAGTTTTGTTGAGGTGAAGCCGGTTGAGAAGACGGTTATCTCTTACGAGATTATCTAATTCCATGCCCCGAAAGGGGCAAGCTTTCGAAAGGAGACAGTAATGATTACTGTACAGCAGGTTAAAGACGCCGTTGAGGATACTTTTGAAGGCTATGAAAGCGAATTCTATGGCGAGATTCGCTATGCCGGAAAGAACGGCATGGAACTAAATGGTCTCGGTACTGCCTACAGCGTTGATTATGAGGGCGGTGGAGAAGGTCAGGGTGAGAATATGTGGGTTGTATTCCGAATCGGTGACCAACTCTTCCGCAAGTACGGTTACTACTCGTCTTGGGATGGTAGTGACTGGGATGGTGACCTTGAAGAGGTTGAACCTTACGAGGTAACTGTGGTACGCTATCGTGAGGTCAAGCGCTGAAAAACTGGCGGGGTTCGTAAAGAGCCTCGCAAGCTTGACAATCCATTAGAAGGGTTGGTATTCTCTGACTATGAGATACGAAGTTAAAGAAGAGAATACAGATGGTCTACAGCAGTGGGTCATCTGGGATAATCTCTATAGTGAAGTCTTTGCCCGTTTCGGAACGGAAAAGGAAGCCACTGACATTATTGATAAGTGGAAGGCTGCACAACTAGCCGCTGAAGCATCTGGAGAGTAATATGATTACTGTGCAAACTGAAGTGCAGGCTCTAGGCCATATGGTCCCTGTTGAGATTTGCTTTACTCCAGAAGACCCAGCGTGTATTACATTTACCTTCTTCAATCAGGCAGACGATTCCACTCCTGAGTGGCTTGTCGGTCGTGAACTTTTGAAGGATGTCCTTGAAAAGGGCTACTCTGGTCTTGGCGATGTAAGGTTCCTCGCCATTGAAAACGATATTAAAATGGGCCTAAGCTCCCCTGAGGGTCAAGGCTATGTCCTCTTTGAAAGAGAAATCATTGAGGAATTCGTAGAGATGATTTACGAAGAAGTTCCTGAGGGCGAAGATGTTTACGAGATTCCGGACGGGGTTCCAGAAGAGTGGGAAGACACGTTTGACGAATCTTGAGGTATAATAGTCTCAGGAGGCGACATGGTTGATGGAGAGTTGATTACTGACATCACGGTATGGTTTGGTATGAGAGAGCCAGAGTGGTGGCCAGAAGACGAAGATGATTTTGAGGACAGAGCGAATCTTTCCAGAAATATTCCGGAAAAGAAAAAGAAGCCAATCAGAATCGACCTTCGTAAAAGTCAAAAATCTGCCAGTATTTTGACCCTTTCGTAAAGGGCCATTTTCGCCCCGGTCCGTATGACGGGGCAAGCTTCTGCGCATTCTAAGGAACGTGCGCACGCGTGATACCACACTTCGGTTGAGGAATCAAGAGGTTGACTTCCGTCCCTCGCTCCCGTAGTGTTTGACCCATCGAAGCAACGCCCCAGAAAAATCGGGGGTTGACAGAGAGAAGCAAGACAGCTAGAGTTCTACTAACGGAAACGACACAGGAGGAAACGGTCATGAAGGTTTCGGCTCGCATCGTCAAGGGTAAGAACAACAAGCGCGGTATCTCCATCAAGAAGCTGGGGAAGCGCCCTGAGGCTCACATGGCCGGTACGGTGGTCATGTCCGGAGTCAAGTTTGGTCGCACGATGCTCGGTACGGTCGTGGAAGAGCTTGAGAAGGTCTACATGCCCCGTGCAAAGTCGGGTGTGGACTTTACTGCGGACGGAGACATTCGTATCGTCTCGGCTGTCTCTGACTGGGACCAGGCTCGTTACATCGGTTCCCTTGGTGGGTACTACAACCCCAAGACCGGTGAGCGTGTCACGGAAGCGTCTTTCGTGTACATGGCTGGTGACCGTATCTACTACACCAAGTGACTTGACATCCATCCCTTCAACCCATAGTATCTAGCTAATCGAAACAGAAGGAGTAAGAAGATGGCTACCGAGCGTGAGTGGCTGGTTTCTCAGGGTCTTGCCAATCCGGGTCGTGGGCGGTACTCTAAGGATGCCCGTGCGGCACTTGACAAGGCTAAGGCGGGTGGTATGAAGTTTGACCTTACCCCTGCTGAAAAGGCTAAGCTGGAGCGTGCCAATAAGCCTAAGAAGGAAAAGAAGGCTTCTGTCCAGACTCCTAAGGAGGTTCGTCCGTCTCAGGAATCGTATGACGCTAAGGCCGTTCGGGCTTGGGGTGAGCAGACTGGTGCCATTGAGAAGGGTAAGCGTGGTAAGCTGCCTACGGCTCTTATCAATGCCTACCTTGCGGCGAACAAGACTCAGAAGGCTGTGACTGTGCGCCGTGCGCCTGCTACTAAGCGTGCGGTTGTGCGAAAGGAAAGCGTTGGGTATACTTTCATTCGGCGCGGACCGAAGGACCCTGCTTACATCTCTGAGCCTCTTGTGGCAGTCTCTAGCTGTGGCGGATGCTCTCGTGGTGTGGCATACTGCGGTTGCAAGAGTGGTCCGACTGCCCCTAAGTACCTTGGTGGAGAAGTTCTGATGTTGACTCGTCCGTCCAAGTAGGCTACAGTAGTCGGTGTGGGGGAGGAAAAACCTCCCCCACCTAAGGAGATAAAATGTACGGAGACAATAACCGCATGGACCCGACTGGCGTTCGCCTTTCGAATTCTGCTCACCTCTCTGACCGCATGTATCGCACCATCATGAATAAGCTTTCGGAGTCCCTTTACCGCCGGGATTTCGATGTGAACATTTTCGCTCGCAACATGATGGCTCATGGCAATCCTCTGCTTCGTGACCGTATGATGCAACTCGCACTTGCGTTCATCGATGCTGGTGCGGAAATGTACGACTCGTGCATGATTGAGGATGGTACAGTACAGGCTAAGCGACTCAAGGAAACTGCGGACCTTTACCAGATGCCTCGGGGTTGACAGACCCCCTCAACCCTGATAGTCTTCAGACACCAAGCCAGACAAAACTAGGAGTAAACAAAGATGGACGCTGTTGAGAAGTACAAGAACATGGCTGCTTTCGCTTCTCTTCGTCGGAATGCGTGGTGGGACCTTGAGGGTGCTCACACTTTCGACAAGCCTGTGACCACTTCCGAAATGCTCGACCTTGCTCACCTTTCCAACTGGAATCTCCGCATGGAAGTTCTTGACACGGGTGAGTATTGTGACAGGGTTGAGTACAAGGTTCTTCGTGACAATCCCTTCATGGGTCGTGTTGAGCGACTGGGAATTGTTGGAACTCGGTATAAGCTGTTCTCGAATGAGGAACTGTTCGCCTTTGGTGACAACCTCACCAATCAGCGGCGACGTTGGGAAACGGCAGGAAGTCTTTTCGGTGGTCGCACGGTTTTTGCTACCCTTGCTGACACTGAGGACATTGTTCTTGACCCCAAGGGTGCGGGTGACCGTATCAAGAAGTATCTGATGCTCACCACTTCTCACGATGGTTCGGGTAAGATTGTCGCCAAGAAGGTGAATACCCGAGTCGAATGTGCCAACACCCTGAACATGGCAATGCGGGAGAATGGCGCGGAATTCAGTATTCGTCACACTCAGAAGTTGGAAGGTCGTCTTGCAGAGGCTAAGCTTGCGCTTGGCTTTGCTGATGACTATGACGCTGAGTTCGAAGAGGCAATGAAGGTTCTTTACGCTAAGGACATGACGCTTTCGCAGTTTGAGCGAATTGTTCTTGCGGAATTCCCTGAGCCGGATGCCGAAAAGAAGGGCGCTGTTACTCGGTGGGAAAACAAGGTTGACGACATCAAGAGTGTTTGGCGGGGTTCTTCTCGTTCCATGGACAACCTTCCGAACAATGCTTACAAGGGACTTCAGGTTCTCAGTGAGCACAACCAGTGGTTCCGTGGAATTCGAAAGGATTCCGAGACGGAAACTCCGAATGTTGAGAACTTCCTGGCAGCGGGGATGGGTTTCGATAAGCCCACCAATGATTTCCGTAACCGGGTCTTCGGTCGCATGATGGAGTTCGCTACTTCTTAAGTAGCAGAGGGGGAGTCGAAAGACTCCCCCTCAAGCTTTTCCTAAGGAGGGAATATGAAGGAATTTTGGTGGTCTGTAATTGGTTCTGCTGCAATTGGCGGGATTATTACAGGGGTCGCTAATAGCAATCAGTTCAATCAACACTGGAATTTCCTCATTGTGTGGGGGATACTCTTTGTGGTATATTGGATTCTGAGAGCAACAAAGGGCGATGCTGACTGGGACTTTGATTGGTGAAAGTCCGGGGGGTTCGCCCCCAAGCTTGTAAGGAGGAAAACAATTGGATATGCCAAATCTATCTCAGGCAATTGACGTTCAAGCATTCGATGGTAAGCTATACTTTGACCTAGACAAGACGCTTGAAATCATGTTTGAGGTAGCTTCAACGTCTCAGGTGGTGGCAACAGAGAACCACGATGCTGCACTAGGCATCATGACGATGGGCATGGTAAGCATGTGTAGGGCTCTGGAAGCCGTTCTAGAGGCTCACAAGCCCCTGCTTGAGGAGAGATACCCCAAGAGGATTTGCAGCTTCTCTAAGGGCCATCCAGAGCACGTGTGGATGCAAGCGCGTAGGCCGTTCCAGTGTCCTGGGGTTGCCTGAGGCTGGCAAACATGCTACACTAGATACATTCGTTGAGGTTATACACCTTTCTCTCATCGGACCCCGGTACTCCTATCAGTCATATCAGGCAAGGAGTTAAATAACAGTCGGCAGTTATGCCGGGGTCCCCTCACAATCGAATAGCTATGATACTATGACACTACGTGAAGGAGAAAGACATGCCTGAGGTTTACGACTACGATGACGAGACCGGTGACGTTGAGATTCTGGACGACGTTCCTGAGCAGCGTACTTTCCCGGACTACGTCTTTGAACTTGAGTTTCCGACTCGATAGGATGTAATATGCGTACCGGACTTGAGCACACTACGCCAGAGGCATTGGAATTGTTGGTGAATAACCTCAAGTCCGGTACCTTTTTGGCTATAGAAAAGACTGACTCTGCCGCATTCGAACTTGACATGACACTGCTTCAAATCTTTGAGGCGGAGTTCCTGCGGCGGGATATGGATTTTGATGGCTTTATTGGAGATAAACTCCGAACCATCATAGATAACTGGCTTGAAGCAAGAGAATAGGAAATAACCTTGATTGTTCGTATTAGTACCACTCAGAAGCGTGCTTCTCTCGTTGACGTTCAGGCTTGCCTTTATGGCGTTGAGTCTGAAATTCTGGAAGCGGTTGACCCTGCCGATATCAAGATTGAATTGATGGGTGACCCTGAGAAGATTGCTTATGTAGTTGGTCGCACAGGTTCGCGTATCGTGTCTGTTCTTGACAAGGTGAAGCGTACCGACACTGCCACGGTTTAAGGCAGGCTGCTAGGTTGACAGACCTAGCAAGCTTCGTGTAAGGTGTTCTTACACAACGACAAGGAGTGACAATGGGTACTGGTCTTGTAGCTTACGACACCGTTTATTCTTACCAGGTTGAGGCTGAGGATTATGTGCGATTCACCATTGATGGTGAAGTTCATGAGGGCACTGTCCTGAATGTGGATGACACCATTGATGGTGTTCACATTACCCTCTCTGATGACACTGAGGGAGATGCCGACATTTTCGTTCTTACTGACGATGATGAGGTTGAGCTTCTTACTCGGGAAACTGTCGAGATTTAAGAAATGCCAATGGGGCGGGTTGACAAACCCGCCCCAAGCTTGTTAGTCTTCTTTTAACGACCTTAAACGAAGGGAGTATTAGACAGGAGAAGACTATGAAGAAGGAATTTATTTGGGGTTCGATTGTTGCGGCCCTATTTGGTGCTGTGCTATTGGTGGTCATGCTATTGGCTTCCCATAAGGAACAGCCGACTACGTTTGAGCGATACAAGGAGTACGCTGAGCAGGTAAATGTTGTTGATTGGACTATCAGCAAGGATACTGCCGAAAGTTTTGCTGATGCCAATTGCGATAAGCTGGCACAAGGAGAAATGCCTGCCATTGCTTTTCAGAATGGTGAGCATGTAAAGTCCAGTGGTGCTGTTATTGCAGCTTACTGCCCAGAGTCTTTTGACAATTTCTTGGCGGGTATTGCAATGAAGTACCCTGAGTATATCGAAACAGCCAAGTACCTGAACTACAGGATTAAGGTTTACTGATGATTGTTGTAAGGGCTCTGATTCTCTTCGTCGTGGGAATTCTCGGCGGGATTCTGGGACTTTACCTTGGCTTTCTAATGGCTATCAATGGATGGTTGGGATGAAGAAGCGGGAATATCAAGACCCAGCAGAAGAGCTAATCATTGGTTGTCTTGGTAGAATTCTTCTCATTGGAATTCTGCTGGGAGCAGTCTTTGTCGGAGCAATCTGGGGATTGGTAGAACTCTTTCAATGGGCTATCTAGACAGGGACAGTAACATGGAAAAGCACGAAACTCTTCGGGTGTTCATCGTTGGTGCGTTCATCACCATCGTCCTGCTTGGCATCATCGGAGGCATGGTGTATGCTGGTCACCAGAACAACGTCAAGGACCAGAAGATGACCGTTGAGTGTCTGAAGAACGGCGGAGAGACAAAGTACAGCAGCAACATGCTGGTCTGCGACAAGTAGGCCAGAGGGGGTTGACACCCCCAAGCTAGCAAGGTAGATTGGTTCTCACAAGGAAGGGGAACGGACATGCAGTCCACCGAAGGTTTCAAGATTCGACTCACCGCTCATGCACATCAGCAGATGCTTGCAAAGCAGATGTCACCTGTAAAGATTCAGGAGGTTTTTGACAACCCTGAGAAGCTTTATCCCAACAAGAAGTACGAAGGTCAATTCCGCGTAGTGGGCAATGGCATTTGCCTTGTCGGTAAGCCTGAGGGTGATACCTTCTTGGTGTTTACTCTTTACGAGGATGGCATTCTTACGCCACCCCGACCGGACCAGCTTGAGACTCCTGAGGGTCAGGAGTATGCTAAGCGTTATCAGCGTGCCATCACGACTGGTAATGTCCGGAGGGAAAACGAGTACTGGGGACGTGTTCATGCACGGAACCGAAGTGATTCACGTCACAACTATATCCGGTAATTAAATTCATGGTACTCTAGTGAAATCCGCTACCCCAAATGGGGTAGCGCGTAATAAACTGAGGAGTTATTGTTTCATGTATAAGAAGACTGCGGCTATCGGAACGCTTCTTGTCTCTTCCGCTATGGTTATCGGCATTGCACCTAATGCTGAAGCTGCTACAACACAGGAAAAGGCTGCAAGCGTTGCAAAGGCTCAAATTGGGGACCCATACAAGTGGGGAGCAAAGGGGCCAAATGCATTCGATTGCTCAGGTCTTGTTTGGTATTCCTTTAATAAGGCTGGTAAGGCTTGGAGTTATAAGCCTACCAATGGAATGCGAAAGTATCAGACCAATGACATTACGGTGAGTCAGCGAAAGGTCGGAGACCTTATCTTCTTCCGTCGCAAGGGTTCATCTGATTGGAGCCATGTAGGAATCTATGTAGGTAGTGGATACATGGTTAATGCGGTAAATGGTAACACGTATAAGGGTGTTCGCAAGGGTAAGATAGTTGATGGGTACTGGAATAAGTACTACAGCGCTGACTACCGCCGCGTAAAGTAAGACCTCAAAATCAGAAATACGCGGGGTGTTTCCCTTGACACCCCGCAAGCTTCGCACTATAAAAGGAGAACCTTGATTCGCATCGTAACAGGTATTGTGTTGGTGGTTCTTGGTGTGGTAGTCTCGTGCCTGTCTGAGCAACAGAACATGGCAGTGATGATGGGTGTGGTTGGCGTAGGATTTTTGTTCGTGGGTATGCTTGACAAGCCCGAACCTACAGAGTAAGTTAGTCATCACAAGGCGGGAACACCCGCCAAGCTGAAGGGGTGAAAATGAACGAGCTTCTGTACCACTTCGAAATCGGTCTCCCTGAGGGCTTCCAGAAGCCTGAGCAGCGTGTTAGAATCAACTACGGCAGGCACGCACGGAAGGAAGCATTTCAGGACCGCTACGGGCGCATCAAGCTCCCTTCGTTCGTCACCCTTGGTCGCTTTCAGGTCATTGAGGTTGGCATGGTTGGCGACAAGGTTTCCAAGATTCTGTTTCGTGGTAGGCTCGATGAGACGCGAGACCTGTGCATCGTACTGATTCCGGGGGTTGACAACCAGCCCTGGTTCTGCAAGACTGTCTGGGTAAACAAGAACAACGACAAGCACAAGACGCTTGACACCACCCGATACGAGACGGTAAGCTAGCATCACCCAAACAAGGAGAATAACATGAACGGCTCGATTCGCTTCGGTACCTTCTTCACCTTCCTTGGTGGTAGCGCTGTTGCCAATGGTTTCTTCCGAATGGAAGAGAACATGACTCTGGGAATCATCCTCATTGTCTGTGGTGTCGCTATCGACATCATGGGTCTCAACTACGTTGAGAAGGGTGTGAAGGAGACCCTTCGGGTTCGTGACCTTGAGCGCAAGGCTGGTGTTCGCAAGAACGTCTAAGCAGTACCGGCCCTTCGGGGCCAAGCTTCCCATCAATCAAGGATGTGGGTATGAAGTTTAACGGTCACATCGTTGCCGGGTTTGTTTCTCTGGGATTCTGTCATGGAATTGCAGAAGGGGCAATCGAATTCTTTAAGGCTGGAGATTATTTTCTGAGCATCATGTTCACTGTATTGGCGATGACAATATTCAGTCTTGGCTTTCATCTTCTCCAGTTCGGTTTCACCAAGAAGTAGCAGATAGGAATAGAAATGACCAGGTTCTTTACTTCTGACACGCACTTCGGTCATGCTCGAATCATCGAGCTTTGCAATCGTCCTTTCTCTTCAGTTGAAGAGATGAATGAGGAAATGATTGCCCGATGGAATGCAGTTGTTAAGCCAACGGATACTGTCATTCATTTCGGAGATGTTGCACTGGGAAAGATTGCCGAGTCTCTGCCTCTCATTGAGAGGCTGAATGGAATCAAGTCTCTGATTCCTGGCAATCATGACCGAATCTTCTCGGGAGAGAAGGAGAAGCAGCGGATTCGATTCATGGAGAATTACGAGTGGGTTTTCAATGGCGGCATTATGCCTGAGACCTCTCGATTCAAGATTGACGGTAAGCTGGTCATGGGAAGTCATTTCCCATACAGCGGGGATTCTCATGGTGAGGATAGGCACGCTGATAAGCGACCGAATGATGAGGGTCTGCCTCTGATTCATGGACATGTTCACGATAAGTGGAAGTTCAATGGTCGCATGTTCAACGTTGGTGTGGACGTGAACAACTTTACTCCGGTTTCTGAGGATGAAGTGGTTGCGTGGCTGCGTAGCCTGTAGTAAAGTGGGGGTTGTTCGAGAGAGCAACCCCCAAGCTTCCCAAATCAACAAGGAGAAGAAAATGTCTGCTCGTTCTGACAAGGCTGCTTTCGGTATGGCCCTTAACCTTGGCCTGTGCATTCTGAATGTGGTGTGTGCAATTCATTACCATGACGAGTCGGATGCTTACCTTCTGAATGCGGGTGCTGCGGTCTTCTGTGGATTCTTCTTTATTCTCAACATGTTCAGCTATTTCGCTGCCAAGTTCGATGAGGATGTTGAACGGACTTACCGCCGGATTTCGGGTAAGTAGTAATACCGCCCGCGAAAGTGGGCAAGCTTCCATAACTAACAAGGAGAATGTTATGCGAGAGTCTACCATGTACTTCATTGCCGCTGTTGTCGCCCTCTTTGCGGTGATTGCGAATGCTGCAAGCAATGTCGGTGGATTTTGGGGTGGCCTTGTAATTGCCATGATTGTCGGCGCTGCAATGGGTCACTTCTTTGCTAAGGGTCTTATCCTTCGGGGTCGTAACCGTTAGTGAAAGGCGGGGTTCGCCCCGCAAGCTTCCCAACTATAGGAGTAACAAATGTTCGACTTTCTTCTGACTTCCAAGTTCAGCTTCATTCTTGCTGTGACTTGGACCTTCCTCGCCATTGTCAGCTTTACTGATGGTGAGTATTGGGTCGGTTGGCTTCAGCTCATCATCGCTATTCATGACCTGAATGAGGGAATGCAGACCCGGCTTATTGAGACTGGTTACTACGTCAAGGCTTCTAGCCTGGTCAAGTAGTAACATGGGGCTTCGGCCCCAAGCTTCCTCTGAATAAGGAGATAATTGTGGACCTGTTTACCGCAGAGCGAAATGCAAAGCTTCTTATGGCTGCTCATGGATTGGTCGGGTGGCGTTTCGAATGGGATAATGCTGCAAGGCGATTCGGTCGGTGCACGTACTCTACTCGTACCATTTCAATGTCTAGGCAATTGACTGTTCAGCGGACAGAGATGGCAGTCCGGAATACAATGCTTCATGAAATCGCACACGCTCTTGTTGGTCCTGGCCATGGTCATGATGCCGTTTGGCGGGCTAAGGCAATTTCAATCGGTTGTGATGGAAAGCGTTGTTCTGCTGACAAGGTAGAGGTTAATTACAAGTACGTAGCAAAGTGTCCTAATGGACATATCTCAAGGAAGTATCTTCGTAAGCCTCGCGCATCGGCAAGGGGGCGTTCCTGCCCCATTTGCAGCCCGGTTTACAATGCCAAGTATGCAATTAGGGTGGTGGCTATTTAATGAGGGATACAGTTCCTTTCACTATCTACAAGGAACATGCAAAGACGGGTCATCAGTGGAGAGACAAGACTGATGATAACGAGAGGCGTAATATCGACACGGTAAGCAAGAGATTGTACATTTGCTCTTGTGGTTGGCTTGGTTGGTTTGCCACTGCTGACTTGAATACTGTGAATTGATTTGGGTGGGGGATTACTCCCCCACCAAGCTTGCTACAACAGTCAGTACAAAGGTTGGCTGTGTGGCTCTCTAAGGAGGAAACATGAGGGTCTGGCTCGATGACCTCAGGGAGGCTCCAAGCGGTTGGCTCTGGCTCACCAGTAGCCGTACAGCCATCAATTGGCTTGAGTGGGCAAAGATGCTGAACGCCCCTCCGCAAGCCTGGTCATTTGACCATGACCTAGGTGGTGACGACACCTCCCGTGCTGTGGTACTGTGGATGTGTGAGAACGAGTTCTGGCCGGATGAGTGTTATGTTCATAGCGCCAATCCAGTTGGAATCGAATGGCTTCGTGGTATGATTCAGCGATACGCTCCGGAAGGGACACTGAAGTGAGTCACGGCAAGGTAGTCTGCAAGTGTGGTAAGGTAATTCAGCAGTGCCGCTGCATGGAAGGCCACAAGAACATTACCTACACTGATAGGTGTGAGCACGAGTGGTGGACTGAGCTTGAGAACGAGCTTGACAAGGAATATGACGTTGCGTCATACTGGGACAAGGAGAATCGTTATCTGGAGATTGACCTCCCTGTAGGTCGTCACACACTTGAGGTGGCTCTCACCAACGTGTACGGTTTTGTGATTTCATTGGTGATTACCGATGAAACCGGCGGTATGATGGTGGAAAAGGACCTTCACAGTTGTGTGAAGCGTGAGCATCTTGCAGATACGATTCACAGCCTGTACACTAGCTATGAATGAGGGGTAACATGCCTGGTGCAAATTGGAATGACCTGACTCCCCAGGAAAAGGCGGATTGGTTCGACAATTCAATTCGCAAGTGGGAGAATCTGTCTGCTGAGCAAAAGCAGAAGGCAGCGGATGAAATTCGTAGGGCGCGTTCTGATTCTCGTAAGGGTCAGAAGCGCCACAAGAAGAAGCATTGGTGGAACCACTGATGTTCCGGCGGGTTTGAAATATAACCCGCCAAGCTTCCCTAATTAAACAAGGAGTCGTAATGACTAAGGGTATGACTGTCTTTCTCGCCAGTCTCGGATACTTCCTTTGCTTTGTGTGGTTCATGATTGCCAGTGCCAAGGTCGCTGCTGGACAAACTGACTGGACAGTGTACCTGAACTATGGTACATCTGTTATCTGGTCCGTTACGGGTACCATTTGGATGTGCAACACTAGGAACTTCTAGTTGACACATCGAGTCTAGTTCGCTAGACTCAAGCTTGTAAGACCAACCAAGGAGGAAACGTGCACGTCAACACGTCTCAGCTTCGCAAGAACGATGTCGTTCACTGTCATGGTATGCAGTTGCTCATTGACCAGGACATTAAGGAGTACACTGGTCATGGTCCTAACCGACCGACTGTTTACCACACTTCCGCCAAGGTGATTAACCTTGAGGAATGCAAGCTCAATGGCACCATCGCTTGGCGAGAAGATGACGATACCTTCCATGATGGTCTGATTCCTCTTTCCTGGCTTTACCCCGATGTATTTCGTGGTGGTTGGGTTAAGGATTGGGATGCTGACCCGCGATGGGTAATTCAGGGTAATGAACTCGCTATGTGGCGAGTTTCCCGAAGGGACGAAGCTAATGAGGATGCTGGGTAAGCGTGGACAGCCGTTCTGCGGTAGCAAGTGCTGCGGAGAGAAGCGGGCAAAGAAGGCTCACACGCGTAGGATGAAGCGTCGGGAGCGGGGAAACCGTGCGTGGCGTAGCTTCTGAGAAAGTCGGTCGGGGGTGTTGACAAGGGTCGCACCCCCGACTAAGCTAGCACCATCAACAACAACGAAGGGCATGAAATGAACTTCCGAATCGACGTTCTTGCCGAGAATGGTGTCCCCTTCCGCGCGGTGTTCTTCCCGTTCGGTAAGAGTGAGAACTACCCGGCGGTTGACACTGGTGAAGCTATGGTAGAGTTCTATGACTACCGTTACGCTAAGGGTGGGCGCTTCACTCCTGATGGTCAGTTCACTGGAGCACGATACAACCTCTCCGACCTTCTTGAGGACCGTAAGCCTTTCACTGGACTTATCCTTGACGGTGGTGTAGAGTCGTGGCGTATCGATGGTGACACGTTCGAGATGATTGTGCGTTGGCTGAAGAGCTTTGAGATTCTTCCTGGTTGACAGGGAATCCGGGCGGGTGTAACATGGGGTTAATCCAGAAGGGGAAGGGAGTGGAAAGTCCCTCCCAACCCTTCTGGTCCCCAAGCTTCTCAACTTAAGGATGGATATGGACATCGCAAGCATTCGAAAGCTTGGATATGCACTGCTTCTTTCCTCCGCTGCTTTGATGTATGCTGGCAATGAAGCGCTGGAAATGAATGCAGTTGTCCTGGCAAACTTCGAATTCTTCGTGAGCATGATTTGCTTCACGAATGGTGGACTGGCTATCTACATGACCAATGGACTTAAGTAGGGATTATGGAGTACATTAAGTACGAAGCTGGGTTCTTCTTCACCCCGGTTGAATCTACTGGACTGCTTGACCAGTACGACTGCTACGTGGTACACTCAAGCCTCAAGTACCAAAGAGGTCTGGGATATCCGGGAAGGCTGGAAAGGTTCAGCAGGCTCGGTGAGGTTCACGTAATCGTACACGCAAGAAACCGGCGCGTTGCTGAAAAGAAGGTTCGTCGCCTTCTCCGTAAGCATTACAGAAAGAACCGATAGACTGCCAATGACCCCGAAAGGGCGAGGACAGCCCCAATAGCATAAAATGGCGAATGTACCTAGTTTATAATAGGTGATTGCAGGTTCGAATCCTGCTGGGGTTGCGGAGACAATTCATATATTAGAATATGTCTCTATAAAAGAATAAATATAATGAACAGCAGGTCGAATTGCCTCTCGGTAATGAGTCCGTGGCTACAATACCTTGCGAGGGATAAAGATGGCAATGGTGAGTGCGGCTAACCTGCTAATATAATCTGGAGTTCTTATGCGGCTTAAGGAAGTTGACCTTACTGGTTGGAAGTTCGAGACGGAAAAGCACATGGGTTTCCGTGTCATGGGCCAGAATCAGTATTGGTGCTACGTTACTAAGCCTGATGGTGAGCGACTGAAGTTTGTTAGCTTCCAGTTTGGCCTGATGGTCAATGACCATCTGAGCACGTATGCTTGGACCGACAAGGGCGCTGAACGAAAGTTCATCAAGAGGGTGCGCAAGATGGTTCGAGATGATATCGTGGAAGCAGAAAGCAAGACGACTAAGACTCTCTGAAGGAGACAGCCAACATGATGATGATTCCCGCTCCGCGTGTTGAGGTTGAGTTCCCGTGCACTGAGAAGGGCTGTGATGGTTTCTACGTGCCTTACAGCGATGGTCTGATGGTCTGCTACGACGGACACGTTTCCAGCCTCTCTGTGGACGATGTAGAGCTTCCGGTTGGCGCACTTGTGCCAGTGCTGGAAGAGTGCTAAGGTTGTTCCAACGGCGGGGGAAACCCCGCCAAGCTTCCCAACAAAACAGGAGAATGAAATGAACAAGAAGAACGTTGCTCTCGCTGTCGGTGCTGTTGTTCTGCTTACTGGTGGTCTGACTGCCTGTAACGATGACGATGCAAAGGTTGCTTCTGAGAATGTGTCCAAGGCTGCTGACAACTTTGAGGTCAACCGCCGGATTACATTCATCAATGGTATCACTGACAAGTATCTTGTTGTTGTTACCGGCGCTTGTTCGATTGAGGCTGAGTCTAAGCAGCTTGAGGTCATTTGCAAGACTGGTAAGGATGAGTACAAGAAGTTGATGCTTGGCCTTTCTGACAATGTCACGTACACTGTTGAGCAGGGTGAGCCTGTAAAGGCTAGTGCTTACCACTACCGTATGACCTTCAAGCCTCAGTCGATTCTTCCGGATGTTGATTTCCGGGGCTCTACTGATGATGGTCCGCGTAACCAGGATTAATATCCTGGGGCCGGGAAACCGGCCAAGCTTGCAATATCCATAACTAACATGGGGTTGACCGTGAAGAAGATTGTTGCTAAGCTCCGTCGTAACAAGGACCTGAACACCTTCGTTGTCTACATGACGAATGGCAAGAAGTTCAAGGTCAAGGCTAAGAATGCAACGCTTTGGTACAAGACAGGAACTGGAATTTGCTGTGACATTAAGTGGGAGGGGCGAGTTACCGACTTCTCTCCTGCCCCTGCCTCTGTTGCCGCTCTGGTTAAGAAGTAAGCAATACCGGGCGAGAAATCGCCCAAGCTTCCCAGCAATCTACCAAGGAGAATTAAAATGCTGGTTGTTCTTGTCAATGACGCTTCTGACCTTCCCTGGTCTTTCAAGGGATGGAAGGTGAATTACAAGCGGATTGGTCAGACGACTTACGGCTACCAGTTTGTTGACCCGTCTGGTACTGTTCACTCGAATGCGTGCGACGCTTCTGGATTCTACAAGCAGTACAATGTGAAGTCTGTTGAGCATCTTCTCACTGAGGCTGTGAATTCCTCTAACGCTCGATATGCAATGGAGAAGTACCTTCTCAAGCACGGTGAGGTTGAGACTGTAGAACTGTAGTAAACGGGCGGGTTTTCCCGCCCAAGCTTCCCAACTAAGGAGAATGAAATGCGTACTTACGACATCGAAATCTTTTTCATGGATGGCACGTCTCGTAAGTTCAATGGTTGCAAGCGTCCTGTAGATGCTGAAGAGAGCAGCTATGGGGTTATGGAGAATGACGGAAAGACGGTTCATATCTACCCGATTCACAGGGTTTGCGAGATTGTTCAGGTCCGTCACGATTCGTAAGAATCGGCCCGGTTTACCGGGCAAGCTTCCCTACTAAGATTGGATACGCAATGTCTCGGAAGACTGAAGCTTTCCGGCGGGATATGATGATGGGTACCATTACTCCTCATATTCCTGCTCAGATTCCCGATTGGGAGCCATACGTAATCGCAGAGAAGAAGGTTCCTTGCCCACGATGCGGCAAGTCGGTTAAGCTCAATGGAAAGGCTGTTGAGCAGCATTATGCAGCAACTTCAAATTACATCTGCCACTAGAATCGGCAACAGAGAAGACGCACAAACTGTAGCTGAGTGGGATTGGAACGACAATGAGTTCCCCGAAGGATGGTATTATCTAGGGGAAGGTGCTCAAAGACTGGTTCTTCTCAGCCCCGATGGTGTAGTCTACAAAAAGGAAAAGCCGGGCGAACATCAGGTCAATGAAGATGAGTTCGTAAATTACTTCAAGGCCAGTAGGATTCCGGTGAAAAACTGGCGGGTTCCAAAGACTGGCTTGTATGTGATAGGCTTTGAACCAGTAATTGCAATGGAGTACGTTGAAGGAAAGTACGACATTGAATGCAGGCGATATGGAGTAGGATTCAATGAGGGTTGTACCTGCTTGCAAACGCCTTGTACTGCATGGGAATGGGAAAAGCCAACGACTCTATGGGATATCATTGACCTATCAGAGACAAACATTCTGATAGAGGAAGATGGTACGCGAGTTCTGATTGACATTGTGGCCTAACGGTCAGCGGACGAAAGTCCGCAAGCTTCGTACAATAGAAGGAGAAACACATGGCTAAGTCGGTTCGTCGCATTCAGTCTCAGAAGATTCAGACTCCCCGGAGCAAGAAGACGCGAGACTATCGCAACGGAAATGACTTCTCCAACTTCAAGGGTCCTCGCTACACTCGTAAGGCTAAGTACTCTCAGGAGTGGTAATGGAATATGTTGCTAGGGTATGTAGCTTCCTGTTTGGTGTGGGAGTGTTTCTACTAATGGCATGGAATTCTCACAACCACCTTTATGGCATTGAGCCTAATATCGGTGCATGGGGATTCATTGGGATTCCAGTTTCTTCACTGGCTATGGCAGCAGCCATCCATAAGAAGTGAATTCCGGCGGGTTACTAAACATCGTAACCCGCAAGCTTCATCATTAAATACAATTAAGGAATAACAATGGAGCGGTTTCTTCAGGCACTCTTCACGGGCATCATCGGCTTCTTCATTGAGGGATGGATGCTGATGCTTTTCCTTGGTGGTGTGCATCACGAGGTTCTTTCCTCAGTCAATCCGATTGGTTACTGGACTGCCTGTCTCCTTTCGGTTCCGCTTGACATCATGATTGTCTCGTACTTCTCTCTCACGTCGAATCGTGTTGATGAGATTCACAAGGCAGTGGTGATTAAGTAAAACTCTGGGCAATTACGAGAGCATCGTAATTGCCCAAGCTTGTCTATAAAGGAGAATGATACAATGAAGCAGGGAAGCGACAAGAAGACCGTTGCGGGCATCGTCGCCTTTGGCGGTTGCTGGCTCGTGGGAGCCCTTCTGAGCCTCGCAACGACTGTCCTGGTCATCTGGGGACTCTGGGAGGGTATCCAGTGGCTACAGCGCCACTGAGAGCTTTTCCGGCGGGTGTGCGTGTGACCCGCCAAGCTGTGATACAGTAAGGAGGCAAGACAATGAGGCAAGTTTGTCCGTTCTGTCATCGTATGAGATGCATCTGTCGTCATATATTCTCTTAGGATGAATCATGAAGAAGAGTTCAAAGCTACGCCTGTTCCTCTTGACCAGTCTTGGCGGATTGGTTATACTGGCGATGATGTTCGGGCTGATGATGGGTATCCTGATGCTTGACAACAGCCCGAACAAGTGTGCATCCAAGGTAGCAGCAAAGGTCTACGACCCTGCTTGTTTCTGAGGTTGACAGCCACACGCAAGTGTGGCAAGCTTGCAGCAACGGAACGAACCTGAGAGGTTGAAATGAAGCTCTTCGGTAAGAAGCTTGACAAGGTGCCAGACCAGCGTAAGATTGAGGAACTGGAGATTGAGCTTGGTCTTACTCCTATCGTAACTGAGGAGAATTTCGAGCGGGAGTTTGACAGGGCTATCATCAATGACTACCGTGAGAAGTACGGTAAGACATGGATTGAAGCTCAGGCATACGAGAGGACTTACTACAATCGTCACAATCATTTTCGTGATGACCCTGAAGAGCGACAGTTGAAGAGGGAATGGGAAGAGAAGGGTTCAGAGGCTGAGCTTGCTTTTGACGAGACCCGCTCTTTGCTGACTCAGGAATCAAGTCGGGAGGAGTTCGAAAAGGAATTCAACCCGAGTCATGAGAACAACTACCGCTCTTGGCACTCGTATTACTAAAATTGAATAGGGGCTATGGCCCCAAGCTGACGGGTCCTCCGGAAACATGGAGCTGAAGTGAAGATTCGGATTCGTAACTCTGCCATCGTAAACCCGCGCAAGCCTGATTACGATGCAATCAAGAAGATGGAGAAGGAACTTCTTGGTGAGTTTCCTTCATTCGAAATCAATTACAATGAGATGTTGATTAAGGATTTCGAGAATCGTAAGAGGGATGGCAATTGGCCTGCACGTCAGACCATGCTTGAGCTTGGGTACTTGAGCGAAGAGCTTTACAATACCCCGCAACGATTCGATATCCTTCGTAAGTATTCCATGTGGAGAAAGGCTTACTACGAAAGCAGGATGAACGACCCTGAGAATCGTAAGCGATATGACGCTCTTCGTTCTCGCATGATGCGTGGAAGGCAGTGGCGTTAAATTCGCGGGGGTTGAAAAACCCCCAAGCTGTATTACCCCATCGTAAATAACATAAGGAATGTATTATGAAGCGCATTGCTGCTCTCACTGCCTCTGTCGTTGCTGGCTCGGTTCTTCTGACTGGCTGCGGTTCTCTGGGAAGCGGAGAGAAGGTCAATCCGCCTGCCAAGGGAATGGTGTACAAGCGTGAGCAGTCGCTTGACAGTACTGGTCATGTGGTTTATGAGCTGAGTCTCACGACTGACCGTAAGGCCATTCGTCGTAAGGCTTCTCGTGCCACCCCTTCTAAGCAGAAGGACATCACGGTTTCTGCGAGTGTCTACAAGAGCTGTGAGCTTAAGGAAATGTACCCTGCTTGTAAGTAAGGGTATGGGGCGAAAGCCCCAAGCTTCAAAAACTCTGGGCTAAAAAGGAGCCATCGTAATGGCAGTTCTCACGTACACTGTTGGCCGCCTTCGTCGCAAGGAATTCCGAGCGACCCTTTCTGAATTCAGCATGAAGGGAAAGGTTGACAATTACGAAGAGGTAAAGGGATTTCTCGATTCCCGATTCGTAATTGATGCCAGCATTGACAATCATGTGGAAATCATCAAGAGTCTTGATGTGAACTTGGAAGAGTAAAAACTCTGGGCTGATTTCTAGCCATCGTAAAGGCAAAAATTCTGGGTGTTTTTTGGACCATCGTAAATGGGTCCCCGGCGGTTAGGCTGCCTAAATGTACCACGGTTTGTACCGTGGTACAAAGCTTGCTACAAACCAGGGTCGTTGAATGTTCAACCATTCAACCCTCAAAGGTTGAACGTTGAACTATCCAGCGGGTTGAATGTTGAAAGTTGAACAACCTGTGCCGACTGGGATTGTACCAACCACTGTAGCAATACAAACGTTGATACAATCCGGGATTGTTGAAAGCTCAACAATCAAGGTCTAAGAGGTTGAACGTTAAACTACTTCTGTAGCATCGATTGTAGCAATACAAAGCGTGGTACAAAGCCGGTCGGCCAGAGTTGTTGAATCCCGCACATCCACACCCTGTGGATAACTTCGCTACTCTGCGCAATGTTACTTCACAGTATGTGAGAAAAGCTCTGTACGCCTCTCTGAGCGCCTTTCAGGGGTTGGCACGTCCAACCACCCTAGGACCCTCACGAAAGGCCGTTAGACGCGAATTTCACGCTGTGTAGTATCTGACGGACCGTTGGGAAACCATGGAAAACAGCAGGTCAGACAGCGTTTCGCTATATATGCAAGGTTGTTGAATAACTCCGGGCTGTCACTCTCTGGTGACTGTGGATAACTTCTTTTACCAAGTCGTTACCAAAACACGCCGACACAGGGGTTGACATTCTTTAAAAATCATGCTCCCAGGGAGAAGCCGGCCAATTAGGTAAAATTTTGGTAAAGAACTTCAGAAAAGCTTGACACTGCTAGAGAGTTCCTGTATTTCGCGCACACTCGCACTCGCTCCGTGTGATGGGAGCGGCCCAAAAGCTACGCTGAGTAGCGACACGCCGAAGACATGCTAACTAAAAGTAGTTTTAGGCCGCTGACCTGCGGAAACGTACTTTTTCGGGGTTAGGGGGTTCCGAGCACTCGGAAACGTCGCCTAATGTTCTCTGTGTCGGAACGGAACGGCGGAACGGGAAACCGGGAAGTTGGGAAGGGAAGACAAGCTAGACACGCAAGACCGACTCTGATACAGTCGGAAACGCGCCGGAGGAAAACCCGAAAGGGCCAGTACAAAGGAACGCACTGGCAACACATTGAGAACTAAACAGTGGGATTCAGAAACACATTACGCACCTAGAGCGCTAAAGCGTCCCTTGCCTGAACTTTGGGGAATACGCCAATACATTGTTAGCGCGAATCGGTATTCTCGGCACTTTGCCAGAATTAGCGAAAAGACATTCTCTCCCTGCGCAGTGTGAGCGCATATCGAATGTGGCGGATATCCGGGCGGTAGACCGGGTGTGAATATCCAATCCGAGTAGCGAAATTCAGCGGGTGTTTTGTTTATTGGTCAATGGTGCGCCGTGTCCCGATTATCTAGGGACTGTGGCTTTAGACGCTTACCCTTTCGAGCGTCTAGTGTCCACAAAGGAATTAGGGAAGAAAGTCAGGAAATCATGACCACTGCCAAGGTTGCCAAGACTGCCACCCGCGCCCCCCGCAAGACTGCGGCGCGAAAGGCTGTCAGTGCCTCTCAGACGACCGTTTCCACGGTTGAGGTAGACGACCCGCAGAACACGGCCGGTTGGACGTTCACGCGCCCCGTGGGGGCCGCTGAGTTCGTCTCTACGGGTGAGGGTCCCAAGCTGGAAAAGCTCACCCCCCGCGCGCTGGAGAACCTTACGGAACTCGCAACGGAAGGAAACACGGACTCCGCGCGGAAGTACTGGATTCGCGTGCTGTCCCGGTACGGCGTCACGGTGCCTTTCGTGCCGGTTGCCGATTCCGAGTAATCGCATTCCGCAAAACAACTGAATAGCAATTCCACCCAAAACAAAACCTCCCTAATTCCTCTGCGGACACTAGAAAGGAGAAAACAAGTGTTCCGACTTTCGGTGAATGGCAAAACCTACAATCCGACTTCCGTTAAGGACTTTTGGCCGCGTGCCAATCGTTCGGACGGATACGACGGAAGTTGGGTCGAATTCCCGGATTTCTATTACTGCGTTTGGATGACCATTGACGGTAAGAGTTACGCCGTTGACGGTCGCGCTACGCGGTATGAACTCGCAAAGCACATTCGGAACGGTCGCAAGATTGCGGCCCAACATCCGGACGTGCCGTTTTCCATTGGCTATCAGAAGATTTGGACAACCCGCCGGGAATTGCTTTGTCCGTGGTGTGGTGTCCGGCCGGACCAATGGGAATGGGACTGTGACGGACAGTTCCCCATGTCCACATGTGGCAGCGAACAGTGCGACAAGTTGAATCGCTGCCAAGGGTGCGGACGTGACGGGGAAGCGCACATTAACCACTTGTGCGATTCCTGCTATGAATCGGAATACAACCGGCCCGTTCCGGGGCGGCGAAAGTAATTCCAAGCTGTAGGGATACCGGGCCGGTAGGGAAGAAATTCCCTACCGTGCCCGTATCCACACAGAAGGGAAAGCACAATGCGTGGATTCAACCCGACCAAACCGATTACGTGGGACAACTACGCGGTAAAGGTCGATTTCTTCACAAGCGACCGGCCGAATCTCGAAAGGACAGAGTATTTCGGTTCGGCCGGTGAGTTCGCCGAATGGTTGGACGCATTCGACTACGGAAACGGTGACGTTTTCGGATGGACGGGTGACAGTGCAACCATGGAAGCTGTGGAGAGTTTCAGAAAGGAAAGTGAGTACGTGGCAATTCCGGAGTTCATCACGGAATACAACACGAACGACGGTTCTTCGGAAATCATCGGGGCAGACCAGTTTCACAATCTGCGCCGGATGTTCGCAAAGGACCGTGCGAATTACCGGATTCACCGCCACTTTGCGGATAACGCAAAGGTCTATTCGGTAATGTTCATCGGAAACGGTGAGCCGACACTTTCAACCTACGTTTGGCACGTGCCGTTTGGTGCCGACGAATTGCCGATTTCCTGAAAGGGAAGTCACAAGCGAAAGGGGGTGAGTACCTATGCGGCGTAAGCGTAGGCGCAAATTACCCTAGGCATTAAGCCAAGCTAGCGGGATTTCAGTTCCGGGCATTCTCTGAAAAGGGAATGTCCGGGCGAATGTCCAACTAGAAAGGTGGCGCTATGCGTCAAACGGTTAAGTACGCCCGTGTTCGTGCAATTCAGGACCCGGACCGTACTAAGGACAATCCCGGTATTCATTACGGGGACAATGCGGCGGGGGCATTTCGTTTGCCTCTTGACGCGTGGCTTTCTCTGTTCTTCAACACTCGCACCACTCGGGGCGCAATTGTCCGGGCGGGTGAGTAATGGAGTTCAGGCGACGCGCATACGGCATTGTTGGCTATCTAGCCAATTGGGAGGGTTACGGAACTTCCCACGGGCACTACACAGAACATGCGGAATTCTTCGCAAATCTGAGTGGCGCAAAGCTTGAAATGTATACCCGCTCAAGAGGTTACGGGTATCTCTACCCGCTCACGTTCAATGACTTTGAAGAAATTACCGGGGTCAAGGAACGTGAGTACGTCGAAACTCCCGGAACGTGGGATGAGCAATACATGACTCTGCGAGTGATGTATTACGACGATTCGGGAAAGCTCACATACTCCGATGAACCTAAGTACACGCTGACAATCGGTCCGCGTGGCGGAGTAAGGACGAATGACGGTTAATGCGTCAAGTCGTTGTCAGTGCGGAGTCTGACAGCGGCCTAATGCATTGAAAGTCTCAATGCAGGAAAGGGGAACACATCATGCGTACCGCTACGGTCAACGGTCGTCCGGGCATCATCGTTGCTCAGAACGGCGGTAAGGACGTTCCGGCTACCCGCGTGTTCGTTCTGTTCGATGGTGACGACTCCGCCGAGTCTTCCGCCGGTTGGTTCGACGTTCACAGCGTGCTGCCTACGGGCATCGTTGCCGTGACGTTCTGACGCGTCTAGGGGAGGGTCTGAGCGACTTTCAGACCCTCCCCGGCCCGGTTGCCCAACCAAGCTGAGAACGGCCGTTAGAACGGCACTGAGAGGATTTTTGTACCATGGCACGTACCAAGTGGGAGATTCTGGAAGCGCGGGCCGAAAAGCTGCGTAAGGAATTGACCGAATTGGAAGACTATATGCGGGGAATGGAAAACACCCCGGATAACGTCAAGTGTTCGGGGTGTGGTGAACAGTTCCGCGTGAATGCCGATTTCGCGCGGCATTTCAAGATTCCAAATGAGCAATTGCTCAATACGGGATACTGCCCGAACAACCCGCGATAAGGGGCGGGTAATGGAAAAGTGCAAGAATTGCGGTGAGTCGATTACCTACGCTTACCGTGAATGGTGGGATGAGAACGACGATAATGCGTGCCCTAAGGGTGAAACGCATTTCCCGTTCTTCCGTACAACGCTTGCGCCTACTCCGGTCGTTCCGACAATGGGACCGGTTGCTAAGTGGCGCAAGAATGGTTCGGGACGATTGGTTCCCCTAAAGGGGAAGCGTTCCGCTCCGCGCAAGCTAGTTACAGACTGACGCTTATTCGTCCGGGCATTTTCAGTGGGGAGTCTGAAAGTGTCCGAATGCTCTAAGGGTTAGGGCAGGAAAGGGAAACAATGGAGATTCGCAACGTGACCAATCCGAGCAACATCGGAACGGCCATTCTCCGGACTTCCGAAAAGTGGGGAGACAACATCACTTCCCGTGGCATCACTTCCAACATGCGCCGGAATGGTGCCTACAACGCGCGTGTAAGGCTTGTCGCGCATTCTTCCTTTGGGGAGGGTGTTCGGGAGTCTGCAAGCGGTAGGCGCGGCCCGTGGGTTTGCTGGCACGCGCAGCGGGATTTCTTCCGCGCGCTTTTCGAGATTGAGCCGAACGCAACGGTTCGAACGGGTCTCGGAAAGGGTGGCGTTACCTATACCGCCCGGAATTTCGAAAGCACGTTTCCGGGCACGTACAACACGAATGCGGGAAGTCTGTATTACCCGCGTGAGTTCGGCTCACTGTGTGGTCATGGTGGCCGGGAAGCTGTAGCCGGTACTTACTGAGTGCCGAATGTCATTAGGGAACTACCGGGCAAGCAATTGTCCGGCCCTATTGGCATTCCCCGCTTAGAAAGGCGACGCAATGGCCATTGTCCGAATCATTGACGTTCCGGAGAATCGACGGGACGCGCATACGGATGTGGAAATGGAAGTAAGGGGATTCCGTGGCGCTACTGCGGTAATCGCAAAGGATTTGCGGCGTAGCGCTTCCGACAGTTTCCGTCAAGAGGTTATGCGACTTTGGGCGGAACACGGAAAGTCCGGCGGATTTGCCGTGAGAAACGGTAAGCACACGGATTCATGGGTTATGTTCGAATACTCGGAAGGGAAGTAATACAATGCGGGAAGTCATGAGGGTCTGTCTTTCTGAGGACGGAACGGAATTCCTGCTGTATTCCGAGAATGGCGAGACTCTGGAAAGGGTCATTGCCGTTAAGGACTTTGCCGCTGTAGGCGAATCGGCAAAGGAAGCTGCGGAAATCGCGTTTCGTGACGACTACGCGGAGCGCAATGGACGGGATTTCATGTCTTGCATGGGATATCAGGACTGCCGTCCGGGTCTGTGTGATGAGCATTACGAAGGGCAGGAATTCTGATATGCGCTGGATTCCCCTTGGCTTGAATGCGTTCCGAGAGATTCAGTCGGGCGCAACGGAAACCGTGACGGACGATTTCGACGGAACGACCCTGTATTTCGGGGAAGTCATTTCGGCCGTCCGGCGCATGGGTGACCGAATGTACATTTTCGAAACGTGCTTTCGGGAAGCGCTCGAAAATGTGGACGTGACGGAAATTCGGCCGGGTGACGTTATCTGGCATTGCTTGGATGACGGACCGGTTAAGAGTCACGAACCGTATTGCGCATATCCGGAAACCGAAGAACTCGTTTCTTGGGAATCCGGAATGTCGGACCGATTCGGAAAGCCTCAAAAGCTGGAAATCCTTCGGGGTGGTCAGTTCTGAGATTGTGCAATCTCGGGGGGTACACATACGTTGGTACAAAAAACGGCTGTGTGCTCCTCAGACTGTCCAATCAAGCGGGTTGGGTAGTTGGCCTAGGGAAGGGTCTAAAAGTGTCTCAGACACGCACACACGGGCACGGCGGGTACTTTGGGTGCCGTGACGCAAGTTGCCCGAACGTTCCGGCCGTTCATGGTTCCCGCACGCGTTGCCGTTGTGAGGGATGGCAGACACAGAACAAGGGGAAGTGCACGGCTTGTGATTCCCCCGTTTTGGCGGATTGGGAATGGGACCTCTTGACGGGCGGGCAGGAAAACGGCGGGTTTGTGGAGAGTGAGGGAATAAAGGAATACCCCATTACCATTATCGCCTATAGGGGAAAGAACAAGGTAACGGTAAGCGGTATTCGGGAAGACTCGGTAAGCGCAAAGGTGGATAGGGAGGGTAATTGCAATCTGTCCTTTGAGTTCAGGGATTACCCGGACCGAATCGGATACATTCCGTGCATCGATTGGTACGAAACGGAGTGCGAATAGACTACCTACTTTCTGCAAGAAAGCACTAACTAATAGTTAGTGTTCTAGATGGGTAATGGTTGGGCTATTCAGGCCCAATCTGGCCGCATTTCCATTAGAATTCGCGCAAAAACAAAGGAAAAGGGGCAGAATTGAAGGCTTTTCTGTTCATTACCGGGCTTTTCCTTATCTCTGCCTATATGGTGGGGGTATTGCCCGGCGGTATTCAGTGGTAACCCATATACGGGTACCCCTATATAGGGGGTATATAGAAGGGGGTATGCATGAACCTTGCATATCAGTATATCGATAGGCCCAATAGCAAGAGTGGCACTGTATATGGTGCATATCTCTTGTATATGGGTACGGATACAGTGGTTGTCCCCGCAATGGGTAGGGATATCCATAAGCTGTGGGCATATGTGGGTAATGGCAATATGGGTATTGGCAAGGAAAGGCTTACTCACTTCCTGCAATTGCCTGCATTCACCTTGAACCCCGCCCAATACAACACCACAGTTACACAATACGTTATGAGTAAGGATAAGCCTTTCAATATGCCTAGCGTGAAAGGATAGCGAGGAAATTCCCGAAGAAATTACGCGGGATTTGAATAGCGATATAGTGCAGGGTACTGCCCTTACTCTAAAGGGTGTCCTTTGTCTAATCGTTGTTATTCCCGTCGTGATTGCCGTCATTTTCTTTGTCGGTTTCGGGGCTTTCGCAATTCTCGGTGGAATTCTTCAGGCAATTGGAGCGCTGTAGAAAGGAATTCTTTTAGGGGACCCGGCGATTAAATTCAATGGGTCCCCCGGAATTATTTTCAATTGCGATTGCAATTGTTTATGGGCGCACTATTTGCGAATGCGAATTCGATTTGCCGGCCCATAT